GGGGTTTCCAAATCTTCCAGACGAACATTCCAATTATTTAGATTGGCAGCAGCAAGCATTTCGCTTGTTGTTTTTTCTTCTGTAAATACGGTACCCAATCCATGCCAAGCAGGTTCACGAAATGAAGCGAATGAAGCCTTACCATTTTGTGATTCTAGTTCATGTGCCATGAGTTTTCTCCTTTTTGTTGTTGATAATTTAAGTATACAGGGAGGGTCTGACAAATGCAAATCGGGATAGTTAAAGATGGGATAAATCGGACATTCCGTAATGTGATTAAATTCACACAATCTTAAAGTTATCCACAAAGTTATCCACAGGCCCCACGTGCATTTTTTGAGGAAACAGAGGAGCAGTTTAAAAGACATGCTCAGGTCCGTATTAGTAGCCCCCTACTAAATTTCTATTCTGTCAACACTGGATGACAAGTAAGTTACTTCTTCACCATATGAGACTGAATCAAAATCAATGTCATGAATTGCATTCTGTGCAGATTCCTCATCACGAGCATTAACTGTAATTGAATATTGAACGGTTACCTCTAGTTCAAATTCTTTTGATAATTCAAAACCGCAAATGTTTGCAATTTCTTCTGCAGTGCTTTCATCAATGGTACCGTGCTCCATTGCTTCCAAGGTCCACTCTTGCATTTCATTACGCATACGGTTGCGCTCTGCGGCTTCTCCATATGAACGTTGTGTTACTGTTTGAATGTGTTCTTCAAGTTGCTGGATGCGCTTCTTGTTTTCTACTAATTGAGTTTCTAAAAACTCTCGTGTCATGTAGTGATTGTCTACTTTTGTTACCTGGTCCATGGGGGCCCTCTTTCTGTTTGGTTGATTAATTCAATTGTACTGGGTACCGCTGACAAATTTAGTCCCACTCCTCTAGGGGATCCTTGCTAACCATAGCGTGAAACACAAGGGGAGAGGGGTGAGCAGTTTAGCCACATACTCAGGTGGTTTCCACTTTATTTATTTATACACGCATTTCTGTGGTCGTGTTGATTTAATTAGAGATAACGAGCAACCGCATTGTATGTGGAAGTATTAACTACTTCCTCATCTGTCATCTTGAGAATACGAATTGCGTTCTCAATCTCATCTACGATTTCCTTGTAGTTCCATTGTGACATAACCTCAAAGTCCTTAGTTGGCTCTTTTGGTAGGTCTGCCTCTGAAACTGTTAGGTCAAAGTCAATGTTTAACTGATTATTCCATGAGCGGAAGTTGGTACGAAAGTTCTCTGCTTTCTTGATGTTAGCAACGGCATAAGCAGTAAGTTCCTTCTGATACTTTTCGTATTGCTTCTTATACTTTGCTTCGTTTGCTTCTTGATTAGCATAGTTAGCATTAACTTCTGCTAACTTTGTCTCAAGTGCCTTGATTACCTTTGGTGTTGCGATTTTTACTGAGATTGCTTTTCCTCTTGCCATGTGGGTCTGTTCCTTTACTGTTAGGGGGTTTGTTTGAGCAGTTTGTATTCATGCTCAGGAATTACTAATTGTATTACTTAGCCGTCCAAGTTGTATAGCGAGCCTGTCCATTGACATCTAACTTTACACGAACATTACCATTAGCCTGTGGGTTAATCTCTGTGATTACTCCTGTGACCTTTGACTTCTGAGTTGTGAAAGTGTCGCCTACCTTGTAAGTTGCTGTTGCTACTGCCATTTGTTTTCTCTTTTCTGTTTAGGGGTTGTTATTTGGTTATACCTAAGTATAACATTTTGGGGATAAAAATGTCAAATCGAAACCTGACATTTCTCACAATGTGAGATTACTTAGATGTCTTGACCATAGCCAAGCGACGAGAGCCGTTTGCTAGGACTAGGCTAACTCTAGTAACCTTATTATTGATTGGTGAGAAACCTGCGATACGACCTGTAACGCCTGTTTTGCTTGTTGTGAATAAATCACCGATTTGGTATGTGTATCCGTTAATTGACATTTGGGTCTTGCCTTTCGTTGTGGGGGTTAATTGCTTATAGTATAATTTTAGCAGAAAAATGTCAGAAATACCAATTCAGCGGGGGTTTTGGGGTGTGACCTTAATCACATCTTAAAGGCGTGTCGCAACTTGACAAACCAGATTTTGCGGACGTGGCCCCTTTTCAAATCATTGCAATAAAAATAAAAAGAACAATAACCAAAATAAAAATATAACTTGCATTGTGTTCATCTCATCTCATTTCTTAGTTGCAGAAAAAATTATGTCACTCTTAGAGTATACACAAAGTGAGCACGAAACGCAAGCGGATCCTTGTTGAGAGATAAGTGGAATCTGTTTATTATTCTCAGGACACTTAGCAGCAGGTCGTCCGATCATTTCTTTTACATCGGCTTGACCAATAGCAAAATTCTTAGCAAGGTATGCCATGCGTACGCCACTGTTAATTTTTAGATCAACGGCAGTTTTAACATTCTCACTGTCTGCAGAAAAATACAATGATAGATTAGATACATCCTTAAGAATAAGTGCAGCACTCTTCACACGAGTGTATACCCAGAATTGAATGTCAGGGTGCTTATCAATAACCACTTTCCATGCGTATGCGTAGGTATCATTAAAGAAGTCACCGTCCCAATGAATGCGGAATAGCATAGGTGCCTCACGCTTTACGCAATCAGCCTTAAATTCTGTGATCATTTCATTAAGTAAGCGAACCATGGTTTCGCCGTCTGCGTCTTTAAGCAATGCCCAATTGTGCAATAGGTTTTTCTTTACTGTTGGGAATACTTTTTCCAATTTGCCTGCATAGCAAACACTCTCGCAGACACTCGTTGCGCCAGGACATGAATAGTTCTTTCCTGCAGGTAGTCCGAATGTGTTAGCGATACTTGCTTGTTTTCCATTAGGTGTGACAAGGTTAGCAACCTTTCTATCTTTTGAGCGTAGGAGTTTAGTCATAGTGGGGCCCTCTTTCTTTCTTCAATTCTAGCATTAAGGACTGACATTTTTTTCTGTCATACTTTTTCTTATTGGGTACGGCAGAGGCTGCATTGCTACGGCGCAATTCCATAAGCCTGCGTAATTCCTCTGCATTTTTCTTCATAAATTAATCTTATCATACAGGGGTAAAAATGTCAATTTCTTAAATGTGATAAATCTCACATATGGGCCACGTGCATTTTTGTGCGGGGAAGCACACAAAAATACTTTTAACTATTCATCTTCATCAATAAAAACATATAACGGAATTAAATCAGTGTATGCATACTGTGTAACTTCTTTTTCACCAAACTCATTTTGCGTTTGTATGTCATAGTTATCACCTGTTGAATCACTTTCAATAAAAATAACTTCAACAATGTCATCAGCAATTTTAATTAAATCACCAAGCATGATCTGATCTGGTGTTAAGTTATCAGCGTGTAACAATTCCATGTTTACCATTGTATCAGACATTATTCTAATCCTAACCCTAGTTCATAGCCTGCATCTTCACCATAGTATTCATTTTCATCTTGTGGCAACCATGCATCTAAGTGGTGTTGCTCAATGATAGCCCATGCTGGTGCAGTAGTCTTTCCCTTATAGAATACGCCTTCAGGCATTTCAATTTGACGCATAGCGTCCATTTCTCGTGCAGCATCTAACGCTTCAATGCAAGGGGCTACCATGCTTAGTGGTACTGGTGGATAGTGATTACCCTGTAAGTGATAACCGATAGCCTGTTCAAGGCTTATGTCAATGTTTTCTGCTAAGTCTTGTGCAAAATTGTTTCCCATTATCGTGTTGTTACCTTTCCCATGCGGTCAATAATTTTTGTGTGCATCTTGCCTGAAGGTTCAGACAGATTAACTGTTACATACTCGTTAGCAAAGCCTACATCTACAAAGCGCTGATAAACTTCAACGGCAGTTAAAGCATCTGAGTAACGCCCTGTCCAACGAGGCTTAAGGTCTGAGTCATAGGCAATAGTAACTGAGTATAGGTATTCTTTTTCCATTATGCGTTCTCCAATGTGTATTCGTTTAATTCATTACTAGCATACCATGCGGTGTATTCGTTGTAAAGTGTAACGCCCTTGTTGCACTCACAAAAATCTGTATCGTATTCGCCATTATTGTTGCCCCAAAATAGGACACCCTCATCATAGCAATCCATGCAATCCCAAGTATTCATTTATTAGTCTCCAATTCTTACTGCAAGTATGCGGTATGTATCTTTTAGGTTAAGTGGGGCTGAGTAGTGTGGGCGTACCTGAACACGATAAGACTCGCAACCTGTATACCATACATCAGACTTTTCGGCTGAGATAATTTCTCCCGTTAGTGTGCGGGACTTATAAGTTTTTCCTACAAGTAGGTTTTCTATTGTATAGACATTTGCTGACATGAGCAACCTCTTTCGTTTTGTTGATAATTCTATCCTATCATGGGGGTCTGACATTTTCGGTTAGACACGCCGTAAGAGAATAGACTTTCTTTTATTTATTTTTTCTTACTATGTAAGTCTAGCCTATTAGACAAAAAATCTCAAGTTACTTTCGAGTAATCTTAAATAGTGAGACGCTCAGAGGGTGTGTTTAATCTCACATCTTAAATGACCTGTGGATAACTTGGTCTGACCTGTGGAAAACGGCACGTGAAAAATTTTGAGCAGTTTTAGATCATGCTCAGGATCTTTTTTATACTAGTGCAGGCTCTTTAACGCAAGCATCCCAAAATTTATTTTCGTCAAATCTTGGATTGTCAGCAGTAAACCATTCGCTAAATTCAAAAATTAAATCTTGAAAAGTTTTTGAATCAATTTCATTTGCGAATTGATTTAGAATTTTTGCAGTTTCGATGTAGTCTTTACGAGTCATCATTATGCAACCACCTTAAGAATTGCATAAGAGCCGTTTTCGTTTATCTTGTTAATTTCTGGAAGTAGTGCGGGAACGAGTAGGTCCTTTAGCATTCCTTCAAGCATTGCAATTAAATCTGATTGAGGTAGTGCAAGGGCCTGCTTAGCGATTGGATGATTTTCGTCAAACTCTGTTACGAATTTTAGTGAGTGTTCAATTGAAATTGTCATTTATTTATTTCCTATTCTTAGTTTGAGGGGGTAAGTGTTTGAGTGCCACGAAGTGTGCCACTAATTCCGAGAGAGTCGCAAGCAACCTTGACAGATACGCCAACAGGGAGAGTGTTAGGGTATTGAGATACGAATTGAGCAACCTGACCTCGTGATGAGAAGTTGATTTTTTTGGTAGAACCTGAAAAGGTTTCTAGTGTTATAGTGTATGTCATTTGGTGACTACCTTTCGTTTGTTTGTTATAGTAAGTCTAGCATGGGGGTCTGACAAATTGGGCACTTATTTGCTTAGGCTCACTGTGATACTCGTCACATTTATTTGCTAAGGCTCATTGCTTATTTATCTTATTTAATTGTATACCTAGAAGTATAGCAAAGAAATCTCAAAAAGTCAAGGCGACACGCCGTAAATCGGGGAAATAAAAGTGTGACCTTAAACACATTAGTTATACACAGCCTGTGGATAAGTCGCCACGTGCAAAAAATCGCAGAGTTTTTATTTCTGCGATCCTTTTTTTTATTTTATTCTTTTACAAAAGAGTAAAGTCCATAAAATAAACAAATAAAAGAAAACCAAAAGAATGCGTTTCCGCTTATGAAAAAATTACTCATTTAGTTTCCTCAATTTCATTTAGTAAATCCCAAAGTATTGGTTCTAATTCTTTAGAAACCAAATCTAATTTTTCTTGAAGTGTTTTCATTTGTTAAGCCTCCAATTGCTTATAGTCAATGACATGAAAGTCTAATTGTCTCTCAAGGGGCATAGCCTTTAGCCATGATAGAGCAGACTCAAAATCATCTGCTTCGACATCAACGAATAACTCAAAATTAAAAATAGCCATTTAGTTATTCTCCTTTCTTGTATAGAAAATCCCAAGCCTTACGGCATAACACAATTGATTTGCAATTGTCACAACAGATAACCCCATGAGGGTTAAGGTCTAGGTCATAGACATCAACGCTTGCTGATGTTGCGCCACATACTGAGGCGAGGTTTACATAGGTACTCATCTCTTGAGTCCTTCCTTTCCATAAGTGTTAATAAAATCAGGGAGAGCCATTACGCCCTTGTAGTCTTTACACGCTGGGCAAAATCTATTCCACCCATCAAATAGTGTTATGCAAAATGCACAAATGTTATCCATAGCGCATAAGCCTTGCTCATCTATAAATTGCATAGTGTCGTTCATGCTGACACCTTCCAATCTGTCCACATAGGCAAACGCTCAGGGTCGGTATCGTTATACCAACGCTCAATGTTTTGTTCACAATCCATGCAGAAAGTGAATTGGTCATCTCCAATTTCGGAGATAGCGGAAACCATAGGCTTATGGTCTTTACATAGTGTGTTTAGTGTAGTCATAGTGACCACCTTTCTTTAGCGGATTTCTTTACCGCTTGTTTTTCTTTATACTGTAAGTGTAGCAGGGGGGTGTGACAAATTGGAGGGTACAAATACTACCAAAACGGACATTGTGAGGTAGGTCACATGAGAGGTAGGTCACACTTAAATGGTCATACTTAAAAAATGACCATGATTGTCGGTGTGTCGATTTGACAAAAACGGCACGTGCGATTTTTTTGTGATGCAAATCACATGCGACACGCCGTGTTGGTGCTTGACTTTTGGCAGGGTATGTGATAGGATACTCCTATAACAATTAAATAGTAGCCTAATTGGTGTGGTGTAAATCACAAAAATACTTTCCCGACACACCCGAGAAACAGGCTAATTTGTCAGTCCCCTCTGATAGACTTCCAGTATAAAGATTAAACAAGAAAGGTCAGATAAATGACACTAGATGAATACAAGGCTTATGTAGAAGCCCAGCGCAAGGAAAGCCTAGCGCAAGCCCTATCCCTACTAAAGAAAGGTGCTAATAAGTGAGCACATTTGACAGAATACTAAAGGCTCAGCAAGAGGCTAGAGCATTACAATCAATCAAGGATAAGAAAGTAATTGAGGCTATGTTCTCAAACAATCCTCGTCCATTAAATAACGATTACGAATTAAAGAAAGTAGAAAACTAATGATAAGCAATAACGAAGTAATTGCAGAGATTAACTCTCTTGCTAAAACACACTATGATGACATGGCACTTGCATGGTCATGGGGTTGTGCAACAGCCCTACTAACAACAGAACAGTTACAGTTAATTCTAGGAATACTAAAAGAGAAAGAGGTCGCATAGTGTTAGACTTTGAGATTGCGTTTGCTACTAAGCAATTATTTGATGAGATGTTAGATGAATCCTATCCTGTTGTTACTATGGGTCAATTAACTTTCTATCCGTCACAGATTCTAAAAGAGTGTGACCCTATTGCCTACAATGAGGCATTGTTAGACTTCCAAGATGCAGTAACAGAAAACGAGGACAACGAATGAACGCTATGTACGCACACACCTGCGAGTTTTGCGGGGATACAGGTATCATCATCTTTAGTGAGAAAGAGACCCGCATAGACCCTTGCAAGTGTTAAAAGTTTTGCGTGGTACTAGTATCAAACTAAATCATGGTACTAGTGCCAATGCATAAGGCATTGGGGTTTGAGGTTTGAGATCGTAGTTAAATCGTCATAACTATGGGCGCACTATTATTTTGTGTGCAATTTCTTTGTAGCATGTATCGTACATCTGGACAAAATATTCAGATTTTAGGGTATTTGGGTTTTACAAAATTTTTCAGATTCTGATATAATGGACGGTATGGGAATATTAGATAATCTAGAAAACGCCTGGGATGATGACTTCAAATTCGAAAGTTCTACATACAAACCAGAATACCCAAACCTGACTGTAAAATTATTTTCAGAAATGTGTTGCAATGGATGTTCATGCAAATCTGAATTAGATCACAAACCAGAATAAAGGTTTGTCAATTACCAACGCTTAGGATGTTTTTCTGTCGGAAGCGGACGGTATATCTCATAAACGTTTAAATAATGAACAATGGTTTGGTGATCGACCTTACACTCTTCAGCAATCTTTCTAGCAGATTTTCGCTGGGAGATATATTGATCGATCAACCAATCCTTGTTTTTATAACTCATTACTCGGTACGATTAAGTTCCCACATACGAGTATCTGTCATACCAATACGAATCTGATCTGCCTGTGCTTCATTTTCGGCATCAATAACTAATTCTGCGTTAAAAGCATTACGCTCTTCATCGCTCTTAAAAAACGGGGTTTTGGCGTTATCAGAATAAGTCTTTTCCATAACATCCAAAATTACTGTGTAAATATACTTAGGCAATTGCTCCACTCTCCTTTAGTCGTTGGTACATATTTGAAACAATGAAAACTAGACTTTGCTGCGAATCTGCAATCTGCTTTTCGGCATCTGCATCACTCATTCCAGACTGTTTGCACATTTCTCTATTATCTGTATTGATACTATCCAGCATCAAATCAATAATTTCTTCTTTGTTCATACCCATTCCTTCTCTTGGTCGTAAGTTACAGAATACTCTCCTGTAAATATCTCTGCATAAGAGATGATATCTCTATTATACCGTATAACGGTGTTTACACCTACTTTGTCGCAGACATACTTGCTACCCTTGGTTATTGGTTCAAACTTCATCCCCTGGGCTTCTAGGGCCTTATTAAGGGTATCGAGATATCTTTGCTTGCCATAACGTTTTGATACAAATGCTTGATCAATATAATCAAACCTTGCCTGTCTATCGTTATCCCTTGCAATGTCCGAATTGTCCGTTATGTACTTTACTGCAGGATGATCCATCCGTGTTGACCAGTTTCGCATGTTATCGCTGTATTTTTCCATATTCTTCAGTGTTGAATCAGCAAAAGCCATGCGTATAAGGTCAGAGTCGGAGGTTTGAACCTCTGTTGCGAAACTTATCAAAAAAGCGGTTGCGTAAGGAAACTTGTCGCTATATGTCGTCACGCCGAAGTGAACATTCGGATTAAACGACTTACTTGACATACCGTCTTCTATTAAGCGCATATGGTTTCCGAGAGAAACAAAGCCTTCTCGATTCATATCGCAATCAACAAACAAACATTCTTCTGGATTGATCCCGTCGGCCAAACATAAAAGATTTTTATCATATGAACCCACTATTTTCGAACCGTTAAAACGCTCTAATAATTTTGCGGTCATAAACCCATCCATGTCAGGGGATATAATTAAATTCTTGGAATGCTCAAGTGTTTTAAGTATGGCTGTTTTCATTTTTGTAAAATACCCCTTATAATAATCTAGTTATGACAATCCAGGACTGGGCTTCGTTAATCGTAGCAATACTTACAATTGTATCATCAATAGCCTTTGCGATCAAGTGGCTTGTAAGACATTATCTTAGCGAACTTAAGCCGAATTCTGGCTCATCACTAAAAGACCAGGTTTCAAGATTAGAAAAATCCATCGAAGAGCAAAGACAAGACTCTGAAAGATTTAGAGATCGACAGGAAAAGAAACTTGAAGATTTGTATAAAATTCTAATTCAGCATATTACCGAATCTAAGAAGTAATTTGCTATATACTATATATAAAGATAGTTTTTAAAACTATAAGGATATTCTTTTCTCTTATATATTTAAAAGTATACACTATCCCAATCCTGGCATATGGTTCTAAAAGTAACAAATCGGACATTGGCTATTATAACAATTTGATAACTTTAAATATTATGTCCGTTTTGTCCATTATGGTATAATTTATTATTGGCTAATACCTTGGTTTGTCCTATACCCACCAACCTTGGTATTAGTCAATTTTTATGGTATAATCTCAATATGCCTATTCATTCATCCCTGACCTTTGGTGCTGATCCAGTATCCATGCAGTGGAGTGTTGTCAGAGGAGATACGGCTACTTTAAGAGTAGAGTTCTATGAAGATAATGAAACAGACTATTACGATACTTCTGGCTGGATATTTAGAGCAACCGCTTATGATCAATCTGGTAATGTTCTAGATGCCCTAGAATGTGAGCCTGGAGAAGGTTTTGTTGATATTACAGCCTACCCTTCAGTTACAAAAAATTGGGGATCTAAATACTCATCAATCGTGGCTCAACTACCATTTGATATACAAGTAACAATTCCAGAACCAATCGAAGATACTGTTTGGACTCCAGTAATTGGAACCATTCATGTGTTAGGCGACATTACACCAGGGGGTACACTATAATGGCAGTTATTAAGATTGTTCCAATGCCAGGCGCAGTTGGAGACAAGGGAGACGAAGGAGCCGTAGGACCAAGAGGTCTACAAGGCGAACAAGGTTTGCAAGGCCCAGCAGGTGCAGATGCCCTATGGAGTTATAATGGAGAGTGGCAACTAAATTCTTCTTACGCAACTGGAGACGTTGTAACTTATCAAGGACAACTTTATTATGCAAAGGCAATAACAACTGCTGGGACACTACCAACCGACACATCTAAGTTTGATTTAATTGCAGCAAAGGGTGCAGATGGTACAAATGGTGCAGACGGAACAGATGGCTCTAATGGAGCAGATGCACTTTGGAATTTTCTTGGAGAATACGACGGTGGAGCAGACTATAACATTGGAGATGTTGTAACTTACAATGGTGGAACCTATTACAGAGTTCTACCATTAAACGCAGGTTATGCTCCAGGAACTGAATACTGGACAACCATTGCAGCACCAGGAGCAGATGCAGATGTTTCTTTTCAATCAGTTAGATGGACACCAAACTTTACTGCAACTGGTCTAACATTTACTGGCTCTGGTGATACACATCCTACTTATAATTCACATTATGTTAAGCAAGGACAACTAGTATCATTCTGGATTGCAGTTGATTGTTCTACCGTCACAAATTTTGGAACGGGACAACTAAACCTAGAACTACCATTTGCTCCATTAGCAGGAACAATGAATCACTTCTCAGGTTGGGTATTTGTTGATGAAACAGCAAACCCAGATTTGGCAGGGCACATAATTGTAAATGCTGATCACCTTCCTAATACACAGACACTTGATCTTCACTACATCAAGCAGCAAGGTGGAGCAAACTCTCCAGTAATGGAAGCAATGCTAAAGCAAAATACTCCAGTAGTCTTAACAACAAATACAAATATTTATGTTAACGGTACTTATATTTCTGCTTAATAGAGTGAGATAATATCTTTATGGCCGTATCTAAATCTATGGATTTTCCTGGTGCAAAAAAGTCTTCTTATGCTGCACAAGTAGAGCAGAGCCAGGCAACTGGATTACCAGATAACACTTTATCTTTTCTTCCAGTACCTGGACCAGTAGGACCACAAGGACCTGCAGGTAGAGACGGTAGAGATGGAAAAGAAGGTCCACAAGGTCCAGAAGGAAAAGCGGGACCAAAAGGTGCACAAGGACCAGCAGGCAAAGATGGCTTAAGTTCTCTATCATCTTCAGGACAGCAAGCAGGTTGGGCTTCATATCATAACAAAGTAGAAAAACCCTTCAAACTTGGAATATCAGAAGGAGATGACGGATGGGTAACAACCTTCTTGTTATCTGATGGCAAGTCAAATGAATCCTACCTTCCAAAAGGATGTACCCCACTATGGAATGATCACGCAAGAGCCTTTAACTTCAGGGGACTTGAAGAGGGTGCCCAAGTATTCATAACCTACAGTTTTGAACTAACAACATATAGTAGTAATACTGAGGTTTGGATCAGGACATATTCTCCCAACAGCGATTTAGATGTTTCACAGTTTATCGGTTCCCTAAAATACCAGCATACTTATCCAATCACGGTAACGCAACATATCTTTATTGAGAATCAAAAGATCTGGGGTAATGGAGCAGTTCCTCAAATCCGTACTGACTATGACGCATCAGTAATACTCAAATCTATATATGTCAGCGTGGTATAATAAAACTATGGCATTTCCAGCAACCTACGACTTTAATTACTATAAGGGTGACACCTTTGAGTTTCGTATCTACCCGAAAAAGAACGATGGAACGGTTTTTGATTTAAGCCAATATTATGTGCCAACAAATTTTGCCAATACTCCAGACGATTACACAGATACTGTAACACCATACGATAGTGCACAATTTACTATATCAACAGTTCGTGGATCCGAAGGAACTCCAATTAGATGTTTTGCAAGAGTTTCAGATGATGGAACTTTTGTTCAATGTGCAATTAGACCAACAGACTCAGATTCGTTAGTTGCTGGAACAGAATATGTTTATGATGTTGAAGTAAGAAAGCCATCAATGGGATCAGGAATTGGAAGTTATGAAATAGTTCATACACTTCTTACTGGAACAATAACAATTACAGATCAGGTTACAGGAGCAACATCTGCAACACAGCCTACCCCTACACCAACTCCTACCCCTACACCAACTCCTACCCCTACACCAACGCCAACTCCTACTCCTGTAGCACCAACTCCTACACCAGTTGCACCTACACCAGTAACTCCTACACCAGTAGCAGAGCCAGTTGCATCGCCAACACCAATAGCACCAACTCCAATTACTGCACCTATTGCTGAGCCAACTCCAGTAGCAACTCCTACGGCAGCACCTACAAATGAGGATATGATTTAATGGCAGATATTTTATTGTCAACTGAAGATCTTACGGTTTTTGGAGGACCAGAAACAGTTAGTCTTGATTTAGATTTTGGACCAACTGGAGACCGTGGAAATTTTATAATTGGTTTGCAAGGAGACCCAAGAGATGCAACTGTTGCTTCAACAACTTTAGCAGATGCACTAAGCGCTCTTAATATATCATTAAGTCCATTGGATATAGTTATCGATTACTTGGCAGGATCTCCAACATACAAAACAATGTTTCAGTATGTTCGTGGTTCTGGAAATTCATTTGAGTGGCAACCACTTTTAAGCCTAAAAAATAATTTTTACTCTGGAACTCAGACAGTAGTTGCAGCAGATGGAAAACTGACACTAAGCCCAATCAATATTACATATTTTTATGATTTGGCATCAGGACCTATTACAGCATCAAACATAAATGTACAGTATTCTATAGCCTCATCACCAGATGGAGGCCCAGTAGCAAGCAATATGGTTATAAATGAGTTTATTACAAGTTCTGGAGTTTTAGCGGTACCTATTGAAATAAATGGAGTAGAATATATAGATGGATCCTGGGGACCAATAACTGGAACCAAGGTAGTTCATCTTTTTATTTCGGTGGTATAATGAAAAAGGGTGATTTATAGTGGCAGAAGAGAATATTGACAATACCGTATCAGGTAGCGGACTCTTCAATACCAAAATCCCAGGTCTTGGAGATGCAGCAGACATTCAAGCAGCGCTCAGACTTTATCATTATGGATCATATTCTTATGATGGGGCAAATACAGACCCTGCAAACCTTGTAAACCCATCAATTGCAAAGCACCTTCAAAACCTTGTAAATGCAGATGCAACATTGACATCTTCAAAGGTTGCTAAGGCTGGCGACACAATGACAGGAGCACTAACACTATCTGGTGCACCAACAGAAAATCTACATGCAGCAACAAAACTTTATGTTGATACAGCAGACACTGCTCTTCAGGCTCAAATAACAAATATTTCTTCTCAAATTGGTCTACAGACAACAGTAATAACTAAGTCATCAAGTTTTACATTAGACTCAGTAGATGCTGGAAAAACAATACTATTATCAACATCATCGTCAATGTCTTTGACTATCCCGCTAAATTCTTCAGTTGCAATTCCAGTAGGGTATCAATATCATGTAGTTGAGATTGGATCTGGGAGAACAACTTTTGTACCAACTTCTGGTGTAACACTAAATAGCAAGAACTCTCAGATGTACATTGACACTCAATATGGGAAAGCAACATTTTTGAAGGTTGGAACAAATGACTGGGTTGTTTATGGAGATATTTATGAAAATGTTTCAACACCAACCCCTACTCCAACACCAACACCAACACCAACACCAACACCTACTCCAGTAACACCAGTACATGTTGATCCAGTAGCGCCTACTCCTACACCAGTTGCACCACCATTCTTTCCTCCATCATTCCCTTACTTTATTCCAACACCTACACCTGTAGCACCAGTTGAGCCAGTAGCACCTGTTGCTCCTGTTTCACCTGTTACTCCCGTTTCACCTGTTGCTCCAACTGTAGATCCAGTTGCCCCTACAACAGATCCTGTAGCACCAATTACAGACCCTCCATATTTCCCACCACCATATTTCTCTTCACTATGGGGAGGAGGACCTACAACTCCAGTTGAGCCAGTAGCACCTACACCAGTAGCACCTCCATATTTCCCACCTCCATATTTCTCTTCACTATGGGGAGGAGGGCCTACCGCTGAACCTGTTGCTCCCGTAGCACCAGTAGCACCAACAGCAGATCCAGTGGCACCAGTAGCACCTGTTACTCCAGTTACTCCTGTTGCTCCAACTACAACACCAACAGCACCTCCATATTTTCCACCACCATACTTTTCTGCTAACTGGGGTGGAGGACCTACCCCTGTAGCACCTGTAACTCCTGTCGCTCCAGTTACACCTGTAGCACCAGTTGCACCAACAGCACCAAATCCATTCTTCCCACCATTCTTCCCACCAGCATTTCCATTTTTCCCACCAACTTTCCCATCTTTTGTTCCAGTTGAGCCAGTAGCACCAACAGGTGGAGGAGGAGGAACTCCATTCTTCCCACCAACTTTCCCATTCTTCCCTCCATATTTCCCACCACCATACTTCTCAGAAAACTGGGGCGGTAGAGTAAATCCATCAATATCTACAAACACAAACAATAAGGATTAATATGAAGCAAGCGTACATGATTAAAAATGTATTAGAAGATCATGAATTAAAAAGTTTACAAAACTACGCACTTCATATGTGGGCAAACGATAAGAGCACATATAGCGAGGCATTTGGAAGACACCAATGGACTGTCTGGGGAAATAATATACCAGAACATATGAAGCCACTGCAAAGGTTTCATGAAATGCTTTTACCACTTGCAAAAAAAGAGTTTGGTTCAGAAACAATGCTACCTTCGTGGTGCCTTTTAAGTATTTACGAGGGAGACAAAGCAAACCTTTGGAAACATGTTGATGATAATGCATGCACATATCACATAAATCTTACAGTATTTCATAAAACTCCCTGGGATTTTTTTGTAGAAGGAGAAAGATTTAGTCCAGAAGAAAATGATGCAGTTATTTCTTATGGAAATGATCAAGAGCACTGGAGAGAAGATTTCACAGACCCAAAGCACAATTTAGTTGTCAATGCTTTCTTTTTTTACTGTGAGCCAGATCATTGGTATTTTACGCAAGGACCAGACTATTTATTTAACACAATTAGGAAAAAAGATAATGTTGGTCAAGAAATGATGTCAATGTAGTATGAAAAAAATATTCTTTCAACTATATAACCCATGCGGACTATTTAATCAAATAACTAGTGTAGAACTGGGTGTTGGGTTGGCAGCCATAAGTGGAAGACAGATGGTTTGGCATAACATAAATAACCCGCCAAATGGAAACTATAATAATAGAAGAGTTCCTATATATTCTGCAAACTATAGATTTAATGATCGTGGAAATAAAGTTGATACAGATGTTTTTCCAAAGATAACAGAATTGCTTGACTGGAACAATAAAGAAAACCATATATTTATTGACGACATTGTAGATGTTTTTTCTTCAGATACGGACAATGTAAAAGTTTTAATGAACTTTTATCATTCCGATAAAGAAGACCACGAGTTTTCTGAAGGAAGAGAATTATTTTCTATGGATGAAGAAAAAGATTGGGATATAAGAAAGACTTTGGGATACTATAGTAGATTTTTTAACAACAGGACAGAAGATTTAAATTCAAACATTTCATCAGTAAAATTTAAAAAAGAATATTATGAATTATCAGAAAATATTGCAAAGTCAATAGGAGATTTTAACGGAGCACATTTAAGATTAACAGACCATCGGCCTATGATAAACACTACAGTAGAATCTTTTAACTATGGTCTTTCTAGATTAAAAGGTAACAGGACAATCGTTTTATCAACAGATGAGCCAACAAGTGATGTTGTGTCAGGATCTGATTATAAAACATTGCTTCTCGATAGATACATTTTAAAAAATTTTTATAAAGAGTTTAGAGATCTACCATTTAAAGAAGAAGTTTCATTCGGAATAATAAATAACCTTGTAATGCATCACAGCAAAGATTTTATTGGAACGCCTGGAAGCACATATACAGGATATATTCATAGAAATATAAACCAAAAATCAAATATTGGATTTAAACTTTTTGGAGAACAAGATCACAAAGTTACTGGCAAATATTCTTGGAATGGTTATAATGTTAAAGATTCTTTAACAAAGCAATGGTGGAGAGAATGGGAAGAATCAAAGATATGAAAACAGCACTGGTATTGGGAGCAGGGGGCTTTATAGGAAGCCACATGGTTAAAAGATTAAAAGCAGAAGGTTATTGGGTTAGAGGTGTTGACTTAAAACATCCAGACTTTTCAAATACAGAAGCAGATGAGTTTATTGAAAGAGATTTATCTGTATATGAAAATGTTGAAAAAGTAATTCAGTTTAAAGGATACCAGGGAAACTTTTATCATGAAGTTCCTTATCGTTCCATAACAACCTTTGATGAAATTTATCAGTTTGCAGCAGATATGGGTGGTGCGGGATATATCTTTACTGGAGATAACGATTCTCAGATTATGGAAAACTCTGCTCTAATAAACCTTAATCTTCTAAGAGCACAATCAAGACTTAATGAAAAATATGATATTAATAAAACCAAGATATTCTACTCAAGTTCTGCATGCATGTATCCTGACTATAAGCAGTTAGATGTTAATAATCCTGGATTGAAAGAGTCTGATGCATACCCTGCAGATCCTGACAGCGAGTACGGTTGGGAAAAACTGTTTAGTGAAAGAATGTTCTTGGCATTTAATAGAAACAATAAGATCCCAGTAGCCATTGCCAGATATCATAATATTTATGGACCAGAGGGAACTTGGGATGGTGGAAAAGAAAAGGCTCCTGCTGCAATGTGTAGAAAAGTTATACAGGCCGATGATTCTGTAGAAATCTGGGGGGATGGAGAACAAACTCGATCATTCCTCTACATAGATGAATGCATAGAGGCAACAAGAAGGCTTATGGAGTCAGACTTCACTGGACCAGTAAATATAGGATCAGAAGAAATGGTTACAATTAATCAGTTGGTAGATATTGCTTGCGGAATTGAAGGAAAGACACTAACTAAGCACCACATACCTGGACCACTTGGTGTAAGGGGTAGAAACTCAAACAATGATTTGGTTAGAAAAGAATTAGGCTGGGACTACTCTATGACTCTAAAAGAAGGAATTGAAAAAACCTATCTTTGGATTAAGAGTCAGATAGAACAGCCCCAGCACTAAATTACTTAGGAAACTTATTCATCCACATTCTGGTCTTTGGGGTAATACCCTTCCAAGAGGACCAATCTTCTCCGCCATTTGTCATGTAGTATGCAATTTCTGCATTCTTAACGGGATTAAATAGTTCTGCGTTGGACTCAAGATCAAATTTGGTTCTACGATCAGGACCAAGGTTGTCGATCATATTGATTTGGAACATTCCATAAGATGAGTCTCCAGTCTTATGATTTCCATTAAATGCCAATGGTCGCCCATTAGACTCTTTCTTTGCTACTGCCCAAGCAACAACAAGGTCTTTGCCCTTGAAGCCAACAAGCGAAAGCAATTGCTTTAGTTCTAAGTCTGTCAGAGAAGTCTTATTCTCAAAACTCTCTAACTTTTTTGCCTTAGAAACCAAAAAAACCTCTTTCGAGGTGGTTTCCGATGTCTGAGCCTGTTCCAGGCTAAGATTGTTCTTCGTATCAAGATCTGAAATAGCATTAGCAGAGTTTGACAAAACCGTTACTAGTGCTACGATACTGAGTGTGCTAATGATCTCTTTGTTTCTTTCGATAAATTTAATCATAGTTTCCTCCTTAGAAAACAATAACACCCTGGTAGGTGTTACTACCTAGTATAACACAAAAATTTGTCAAAAGTCAACTTTAGAGGGTGGTATAATAAACATTATGCCTCAATCATCATCTAATTACGCAACAATGAAGTACCCGTTAGCCTCAGATCCCGTAAATGTCCATGGAGATTTTAAGGTTTTAGTTGATGCATTAAATGATATTTTGCCACCGCTAGGAGTTTCTGCCTTCTCTCTTCCTGTAAGAAATATAACTGGAAGTCTATTATCAATTGGAACACCAGTTTCAATCAGTGGAAGCATTAGCGGAAAAACAACGGTAGAAAAATATAATCCATCTAGCCCAAGTCATAATCCAAATACTCCAATACTTGGAATTGTAAAAAACAACATAGCAAATAATAATGACGGTGTTGTAGTTATATCTGGAGTACTAGAAATGAACACATCATCACTTGGGTCTGTAGGAACAAAGGTTTATGTAGATTCAAATGGAGACCTTGTTGCAGATAGACCAGCAACTGGTCCAGGAAGATATGTTGCAGTTGTTGCAATATCTGGAACAGAAGGTTTGTTAATAGTTCAAGCAAAAGGAAACGGCACTTGGGGAGCCCTAAAAGACGGTTTGTCGTGATATAATAACATTATGGCTACCTTCAGAAATCAACCCACAGACTCTTATGCACTTGGTGCAGCGCCTCCAGAAATTCGCTGGACGGTTGTTCGTGGAGACTCAGCAGCATTTCGTGTTTATGTAACTAACGATGCAAGAGTTCCTCTTCTTCTTGAAGACTGGGAAGTTGCTATGGATATTTATAGACCATCAACTGATGATGTTGTTTTGTCTTTATCCCCTGAACCAATTGAGTTTCAGGATGAAGAAGGAAGTTTTACGGTTTCGTTAACATCAGCACAATCTCAACTTCTTGAGACAGGAGACATCTTCGATATACAACTCACAGAACTTCTATCAGAAGGCAGAGTTTGGACGGTAGCCAGAGGGTCAATGGTTATCCTTGAAGATGTAACCCAGTAATGCCAACACATCAATTAGCACACGCACAGATTCAAGATCTTGATTTAAGACGAATTCGCATAGACCATATACAACCAAAAGCAAGAATTGAAGAGGTTTTGCCATTTAGAGTTCAGTTTATAAATGTAAGTGTGTTTGGATACTCTAAAACTAATCCACCACCAATCCCACTTCAGGTTATTGGATACAGTAACTACATTCTTTAATAGTATTATTAAAAGGGGTGTTATAATTACCACATGGCTAAAGTATCAATCCCATCAGTTAAAAGTCTATTCCAAACTGGAGATAGACCTACTCAAGAAAACTATGTTGACCTAATCGACACCCTTTCTGCTCAGGCAACTGAGTTGGGTTCAGCAGGTAACAATGAAAACACAATCACTGGTATTGAGAACGTAACTGTTATTGATAACTTTGATGCTACAGTTTGGCGTATGGTGAAGTATATTATTTCAATATCAAAGACTTCAGCAGGTGACAATAAGTTCTACGCAACTGAAATGACAATTCTTGTTGACGGTACAAATGTATCTGTTAGCGAGTATGGAACAATCGACAATGATGGGAATATTGGCACCATTAATGTCTCTCGCACTGGAAATACCGTGGCTATTTCAGTCACTCCAGATCCTGCGATCAGGCCAGTCACAGTACGATATGCTCGTATTGGACTTAAGGCATAAACTAAGGAGATATAAAAATGGCAACAAATAACAAAGATTTTAAAGTAAAGCATGGGTTAATCGTTGAAGGCCTACAAGGTACTATCAACGGTGAAACAATTCTTACAGAAAACGCAGGAGATCAATACATCCTTGATCTCATTGGTGGAGAAACACTAGTCAAGTCCGTATCAAACGAATTTGATGTTTCAGCAGGTGGAGAACTTTCAATTGATCGTGCTGTAGTAGATGCTTACTACGATGCAGCAGGCGCTGCAGGCTCAGTAGCATCAGATCTTACAGATCACGAAAATGCTACAGAAGCACACGGTGCAACTGGCGCAGTAGTTGGAACAACTAACACACAGTCACTTTCAAATAAGACAATTTCTTACGTAGATAACACAATTACAGTTCAGGTTGCAAATGTTTCAGATCTAACAGCATCTGCAGCAGAACTTAACACTCTTGATGGAATTACTGCAAGCACATCAGAACTTAACCTTCTTGATGGAGTAACTACAACAACTGCAGAGTTGAACCATGTAAGCGGAGTAACATCTGGTATCCAGGCTCAACTTGATGACAAGGCACCACTTGCATCACCAGATCTTACTGGTGTACCAACTGCCCCAACAGCAGCAGCAGGAACAAACAGCACTCAGATTGCAACAACAGCATACGCTGATGCAGCAGTAGCAGCACTTGTTAACGGTGCTCCAGAACTTCTGGATACACTTAACGAATTGGCTGCAGCAATTAATGATGACGAAAACTTCGCAACAACAGTCTCAGGTTTAGTTGCTGAGAAGCAAAATAATCTTACAGCAGGAGATAATATCTCTATTGTTTCAGATACAATCTCTGTAACTGGTTTAGACACTGCAGATGTTGCAGAAGATGCTTCACGACTATACTTCACAAACCAAAGAGCACTTGATGCAACTTCATCAGCATATGATATTGCTGGCGCAGCAGCACAGGCTCTTACAGATGCAGAAGCATACGCAGATGCACTTACTACAGATGATGTAGCAGAAGGTGAAACAAACGAGTACTTCACAGATGCTCGTGCTAAGTCTTCAGCAGCAGATCTTATTCTTGGTGCATCACTAACAAATATCGCAATTACAGGTAACAGCACTACAGGTCTTATCATCGTTGCAGAAAACGGTGTAGCAGATTCTAATACTGATCAACTTGCAGAAGGTACAACAAACCTTTACTTCCAGAATTCTCGTGCAGTAGATGCCCTTGAAGCAGTTGTTCCAAACTTCACAGCAGTTGAGGTTAACTCAGTTGCTAAGCAGGTTGCTTCAACACTTACAGCAGCAACAGCAGGTATTCAGGTTGGACATGCATGGGCTAAGGCTGACTATCGTTCAGCAGAATTCCTTGTAAAGGTTTCATACGGAACACACACTGAAATCTCAAAGGTTCTTGTAACACTTGATTCTTCAGATAACATTGCAATGACAGAGTACGGAGTTGTTGGAACTAATGGTTCAGCATCTACAATCTCAGCAGGCATCTCAGGTTCAAACGTACAACTTCTAGTAACAACTGCAAACAATGACTCAACAGTCAATGTTTATGGAACACTACTAGCGTAATAAAAAATAAAAATAGTTGGAAGAAGGAGTAGTAAATGGCAACAGTCGATAAAGACTTCAAGGTCAAGAATGGGTTAGTCGTAGCAAACGGCGGTACATTCGGAAATGCAGTAACAGTGGGAGCACCAACTCTTGCTGGTCACGCAGCAACCAAGGAGTATGTAGATTCATTAACAGGATCAATGACCGTTTCTGCAACTGCTCCTTCTTCACCAACAAATGGAATGCAGTGGTTAGATACTCTAACAAACAGAGTAAACTTCTATTACAATGGAGCCTGGTACACCCAAGCAACTATTGATGATACGCAGAATCTTCCACAGCACATCCATGATACAGCAATTGATGGAACTGGTTTCATAGTATCTCAGTTCTATGATGGATCAACGTTTAATGCCCCACAGGGTGCAGGATTAGATGCTGGCGGACCAGACACATCAGTTTGGACAGTAGTATTTGATGGCGGTAGTGTAGTAGATAACTTCAATTAAAACAGGGGTTATAATAAGATAAGTTAATGGGCAGCACCCATAAGGAGAATATAAAATGGCAACAAGAATGCAACAGCGCAGAGGAACTGCAGCACAATGGACATCAGCAAACCCAACACTAGCAGCAGGTGAAATTGGTTTTGAAACTGATAACAATAGATTTAAGATTGGTGATGGAGCAACTGCCTGGGCATCCCTTGACTACTTTGCTAACTCACAGGCTATTTCAGACCTCCTTGATGGAGCACCAGATGCTCTAAATACTCTAAATGAACTTGCTGCAGCAATGGGAGATGACCCAACATTCTTCACAACAATTGCAACAAACCTTTCAAATCACGCAGCAGATACCACAGGAATTCACGGTATCGCAGATACATCAGTTTTGGTTACAACAACAGACCTATCTGCACACACATCAGATTCAACATCTGTTCACGGTATCTCAGATACAGCAAACCTAGTATACCTTGCTGCTACACAGACTCTTACAGGTAAGACACTTACAGAGCCAACAATTACAACACCATCAATTTCTAATGCAGCATTCTCAGGTAACACAACTGGAATCACACAGTCTATGGTTGGTCTTGGAAATGTTGATAATACATCAGACGAAGACAAGGAAATTTCAATTGCAACTCAAGCAGCACTTGATCTAAAGTTAGCATCTACAACAGCAGCATCAACATATGCTCCACTTGCAGATGCAAATCTAACAGGTACTGTAGTTTTGTCAGGAACTACATCAATTGGAAATGTTAGTGCAGAAGAAATCTCCTATCTAGAAGATGTTACAGGTCCTATTCAAACACAACTAGACGATAGACTTTTAAAGTCTGGTGGAACAATGACTGGAAATCTTGTATTAAATGCAGATCCTTCAGCAGCGATGGGTGCAGCAACTAAGCAGTATGTAGATAATACTGCATCAGGAATCATTGCAAAGCCATCAGTATTAGCAGCAACAACTGCAAACCTAAATGCAACATATTCAAATGGAACAGCAGGAGTCGGAGCAACACTTACCTCAACATCAAATGGAGCATTCTCACTTGGTGCTGGAAATGCAAGTGGATGGGCCCTTTACTCTGGTGTTCTTGTAAAGAATCAGACTAATAAAGCGCATAACGGTAGATATTTTGTTTCAACACTTGGAGATGCAGGAACTCCTTGGGTACTTACTCGTTGTGGATTCTGTGATGAAGCAGATGAGATTCCAGGCGCATACATATTTGTGCAGGGTGGACTAACAGCAGGTTCTGGCTGGATACTATCTGTAGCAGATCCAGCAACATTTGTTGTAGGAACTGACAATATTAGCGTATACCAGTTCTCAGGAACAGGAACATATACAGCAGGAAATGGATTGCAACTAGTTGATAATCAGTTTAGCGCAGATCCATCAGTTCTTGCTCCAATAAATAACCCAACATTTACTGGTACTGTATCAGGTGTTACAAAATCTCATGTAGGTCTTGGAAACGTAGACAACACTTCAGATGCAAATAAGCCAGTATCTAGTGCCACTCAAGTAGCGCTTGATCTAAGGGCTCCAAAGGATAGCCCAACATTTACTGGCACAGCAACAGTAGATGCTTTAACTGCAACAGGTTCAATCACAGCATCTACATCAGGAATAGTATTTACTGATGGTGCACAGTTAAAGAAGGGTGTTCAATCACTTACACCAATTAAAACAGCAGTTGCAGCAAATACAACTTTGGATGCACTTGGAACAGATGCAAATACAAGAGACACTCTTGTACCAATCTCAGGAGCATATTCAGTTACATTTGATACAACTGGAAACGCAAAGTATGCAATCGGTTCATCAATCGACTTCTATCAGTCTTCAGGAACAGGTGCTACATTTGTCCAGGGCTCAGGAGTGACATTACAGTACACACCAGGACTTGCATTGAGAACAACCTACTCTTCAGCAACAGCAATTAAGGTTGCTTCGGCTACATGGTTGATCTACGGCGACCTAAAGGCTTAAAAAAAATAGAATAAGAAAAGGGGAATAAAAAATGGCAATTAAAAAAGTAGGTAGACATTCAGCCCAGGCTAATGACTTCTTGGAACCAAAGGCACCAACAATTGGTATAGGCACAGATGTAGGAACATCTCGTGCATATAATAACGGAGCCATCAGCGTTGCGTTTACATTGCCAGCAGATTCCCCAGCAGCGACATCCTATACCGTAACTTCCTCTCCTGGAGGATTTACGGCAACAGGATCTTCTTCTCCTATTGTAGTTACAGGTCTTGCATCTGCAACTTCTTACACATTTACTGTTACAGCAACAAATGCAGCAGGAACATCTCTTGCTTCAGCAGCATCTGCAGCAGTAACAGCAACAACAGTACCAGCACAACCATCAATTACTTCAGCAACATCTCCATCAGCAAACTTAGACAGAGTTGTCTGGTCAGTCCCAGCAACTGGTGGAAAGTCTATAACTGGATATAAGTTAAAGTCTTCTGATGGTCCAGTATATAATGTTGGAAATGTAACAACTTATGATGTTGCAGAAACTGCTGGAACGTCTCAGACCTATCAGGTTCTTGCTGTTAATGATAATGGAGATGGAGTATATTCAGCAAGTTCTGGTTCAGTTACAACAACTTCACCGTTCTTCCCACCATTCTTCCCTCCATTTTTCCCACCAGCATTCCCGTTCTTCCCACCGTTCTTCCCACCGTTCTTCCCACCGTTCTTCCCACCAGCATTTCCGTTCTTCCCACCGTTCTTCCCACCAGCATTCCCGTTCTTCCCACCAAGATTCGGTCCGTTCTTCCCACCGTCATTCTGTCCATCATTCCCGTTCTTCCCACCAAGATTCGGTCCGTTCTTCCCACCAGCATTCTGTCCGTTCTTCCCACCAAGATTTGCTGGACCTTACTTCCCACCTCCATACTTCTCATCAAACTGGGGTAGAGTAAATCCAGAGTCTATGGGTTACAACGATCCAAAGCCAGAAACACAATCAGAGTAATGTCTAGTAGAGAGTAGGAACTATCATAAAATGAAAGAATTTGATAGTTTCTACTTTCTACATGTTCCAAAAACCGCAGGTAGATATTTTACTCATAATGTTGTAGTTCCTGCAGCACTAGCAATGAGAGAACATGGAATTCACAGCCATTACAATAGAGATACATATATTGCTCATCAATTCTGGGCAGACTTTATAGATAAAAACACCTATGTAGTAAGTCTTTTAAGAGATCCAGTGCAATATATGGTAAGTTTGTATTCTCATTTTTCTGTATTGGGAGACGGAGCACAACACAAAATACCAATTGGGGCAGAAGAATACAATAAAGATACAATGTTTGAGTGGATGACAAAGAATAACGATACTGTAAAAAATATACAATCTAAAAACTTTTTAATAAATAAAGTAGAAGGTGGTTTTATCTATAGCCCAGAAACAAGAGATTGTATTGTTACAAAAGATATTATTTTTAATAGACTAAAGGATGTCTCTTTGTTAATAAAATCTGAAGAACTGTCATTAAAAAATACAAAACAGGCATATAACAAAATATTAACTGATTTAAATATTCCAGTACCAGAAATCAATCAAAAATTACAATCAAGAGCAAACTCATGGAATCCAGATTCAACAAGGATTTATGCAAGCCTAACAGAAAAAGAAAAAGAAAAAATACTTGAATTTAACTCTATTGATGCAGAGGTATACAATACTTCGCATCTTTTTTATAACTTTGATCAGGAAAATCATGAATTATAATATAGAAAATCTAGCAGAACTAGTAAAGAACAAAAGAGAGTTTCAGTGGACTCAGCAGGAGTCAAGAACAGACCTATTTCAGTATAATCATTATATGGATTTTTACCATATCCTTGATGTAGATGAAGATAAGTTTTTATCAGGTAAAGACTATATTATTGAGTCCTATAAAGATCCAAAAGTCTTTAATGCAGCAAAAATAATTACTGATGAATTTGAAAAAAAATATAACAAAAAAGTAGTAAAAATGTATGTGATTAAATTAAGGCCACAGGGATATCCAATAAGACAGTACTACTCGCTAGAAGAATACGAGGAAAAGGTTACAACATGTTTTTTTCCAATATTGGCAACTAGTAAATCACAAGTATCTATTGATACTAACACCTATACTGCAATACCAAAAAATGTGTACATAAGAGAACCAGGCAGTCTGGGCTCCGTATATAATTTTGGCAGTGCATCAGACGTTTATTTATTTGCTCAATTTATATAACTAAACGTTATTTCCAGGCTCTCTTTCGCCACTAGAAAATATATCATTTGGCTTTTCTCCATTATAAATAGATAGTAGTTGATTCTTTGTTTTATATCCTTCATAGACAAGTCCTTCTTCATGAAGTTTTTTAGCCCTATTGTCATAAGCCCACATCGTTGAATTATATCTATTTGGCCCTGGCAAAACTTCATTTGTTCCATGTAAATAATTTTGCGATCCTGGGTGCATGAGCAAGTCTCCAGGTTTTGGATGGTACTCAAAATTTAATTGAGGATATATAATTTCCCCACCATTAAACTCATTATGATATAAAACAAAACTAAGATCTACCCAATTATTTAGACCACTTTTTTCATTTGGATTGTCTGCATGTAAAAACATTTTTTCACCAGGCTTTATTCTATGAACAGATGCAGGGCTACCCCATGCCCAATGGTCTGGGTTTCCTATTGCATTTTTTATTTTTTCTACAATTTGAGAGGGAACACTCGAATCTTTTGGTACTGGCAAAAACTTTCCATTCCACCAACCAGGCTCTCTTTGCCACCACTCATCTTCTAAAGCATTTTCTGCAAGGGCTATATAAAAGTTACGCTCATCTACTGACGTAAAATCATGAATAACCCAGACATCATCACAAAGTTGTTCAAAGTTTGGATTTTTTGTTAGGGCTATTAGTCTTTCATTCATTTGTCAAGTATAGCATATTTCTCTATGGTATAATTTAAATAACAAAAGGAGATTTTGTGCAGCAAGAATATAAGTGGTTTGATCTTCCAAGAATTGAAAAGTCTCAAGAGCGTTTGCAGACAAGATCACTGCCTGGTGGCATAGAGGTTATTAATCTTGCCTACGGAATTAATTTATATAAGAATGTTTTTTCTGATTTACAGGGAAAATCTATAATATCAAAATTAGAGTCTGTTATAGAAGACAAGAACTCGTTTGAGTGGTCTGGTGCTCAAGTTAATGATAAGGAAGACATTAATGACCTTAGAAATTGTTTTGATCTTAAGTATAGAAGAGAGCACCTTGGAAAGTCTTTAGAGTTCAACCAAAATCTTTTTGACATACATAAAGATGTTGAAGAAAGCCTTGATATTTGCTTAAGAGACTACGAGTCATTTTGGCACCTACAGATGAACTACAAGGAAGCATTTAACTTTGTTAAGTATTTACCAGGAGAATATTTTAAGATCCACGGAGATCATGGGCCATACTACACATGCACAGTATCTGCAGTTGTTTATCTTAATGGAGATTACACTGGTGGCGAAATTGAGTTTCCAAGGCACGGTCTCAAGATTAAGCCTGATGCTGGAGACATTGTTCTTTTCCCATCCAACTTTGTTTATGAGCATGCATCTTGTGAAGTTTTTGACGGAATAAAGTATTCCGTAGTTATAATGACAGACTATAATGATCTACACCATAAGGACCATATATAGTGTATAATATAAACAATAGAGAAAGGCACTAAAATGGAGCAACAAAACTCTGTCTCAGAAGGAGCACCAAAACAAACCTGGTCTTCAGTAGAAGATCTTGGGAATGGAATATTAGTATATAGAGATGTTCTTACAAAAGAACTAGATATTATCAATAGACTAGAATCATCTTTAGGAGTAAACCCGCAACACTCTTGGCAACCAGCGTATGTTGGCTATATGGAAAGAATGCCAGACTATAGAGATTGTGTTGATTTTAAATTTAAAAAAACCGATATCGAGTGGGATAAAAGTCCTGAAGGTCTAACTCTTCAGCAACTATGGCAAGATTGTTATGACAGACAAAAACCAGCAGTAGATGACTATGTTAAAAGGTTTCAACTTGGAGATTTAAGATATTGGGAAGCAATGAACTTTATTAAGTATGGTCCAGGACAACACTTCCAGTATCACCATGACCACGGATATTCTTACAACTGCACGGTATCTTTAGTAGGATATCCAAATGATGACTACGAAGGTGGAGGACTATCATTTAGTATACAAAACCTAGAAGTTAAGCCGAAGGCTGGAGATCTTTACATATTCCCATCAAACTACATGTATCCTCATCGTGCTATGCCAGTCGAGTCTGGAATAAAATACTCGGTTGTGACAATGCTTGACTATAGTGCAAAATTTCACACTCCTGAAATGTATGAAGAAACAGGCAATTAATTTGAATATTTCTGTATTTAAAAAGAAAAACTTTGATGTTTCTTTCTCTGCGCTGTCAGTAAAAAGAGATTGGATGGATGAGACTTTTGATAAGCATGCTTACAGGTGCTTTCCAGTTTCTTTAGCAAACACTCTTGGATGGACATTCTCATACCCAGAAGATATTTCGTTTATCTGGGATGGGGATCCTTCATCAGCAGACGGTCACGTTAAGATTCTTTCTGGAGAAAACTATGTTTTTACAAGCAGAGCAAATGCTACTATAAGTTTTAATAGTGGCTTAACCTTTAAGTCTGAAGAAAATGTAAGTTTGTTAATGATGCCAGTTCCAAATCAGTTTATAGAGGGTGTTCAGGGATTTACAACAATCATCAGTACATCAGTACTAGAGCCACCAATTCCTTATGCATGGAAAATTACTAAAGCAAATGAAGTAATAACTATTCCAGCAAATACTCCTATTGTTTCTATAATTCCGATAGGATTGTCAGAAATACAGGGCACAGAAGTAAATCTTTATACAGAAAACTTCCCAGACGAATATTACAAGGGAATGTCTGATTATGGAAATGCATCTTTTGAAATTAGCAAGTCTGGAAATTGGACAAACTTTTATAGAGATGCGGTAAATCATAATGGTGAACCAATGGGCAGTCACGAACTAAAGAGTTTAAAACTTAAGGTAAATGATAAAAGAGATATGGTCTAATGGATACACAAAAAATAACATTTACTGCCAACAAGATCTGGCTATCAAAAGAAAGCAAGTCTTCTCCAAAGCCAATAATTAAAACAATACCAGACTGGTTTAGAAAGGCTGATAGGTTTGCAAAAACAAACCCAAATGGTGATTTTGATATTGGTCCAGATGGTGGAAAGATTCCAACCTGGAAAGCATGTCCAGCAATTTTTGACATAATGGCAACTGGATATTCTCTAAATACTCCATGCGACATTGAATTTTTCCAGGGTCCAAATGGACTGCAGTATAAGATTGCAAATGCAAAGTATCAAGACTTTGTTCATGATCGACAAGAGATGCCACAATTTGAACACCCAAGAGGACACTACAAAAATCATTTTGCTTGGACCTGCGACTGGCAAGTTAAGTTGCCTCCAGGCTATAGTGCACTTTATGCCCAACCATTTAATAGATATGAACTTCCATTTTTGACTACAAGTGGAATCATTGACAATGACAAGGTTCACCTCCCTGGTTCTCTTCCGTTTTTTATTATTGAAGGTTTTGAAGGAGTCATTCCTGCAGGAACTCCTTATGCACAGGTCATACCGTTTAAAAGAGAAAACTGGGTATCTGATGTTTTAGAAGAAAATGATGCAAGAGAACTGTTTAGGCAAACAACAGAAAATGCCAACATATATAGAAAGCCAGATGGTGGTATTTACAAAAATGAGGTTTGGGAACAAAGAAAGTATGAATAGATTCGGTGGTATAATAAAAATATGCAAAGCGTAGAGTATTCTAATAATTATGCAAATGAAAGAGTTTCCATAACCCCTTCTGGTTATTTTGGAAAAAGCGCTGAAATGATTCAGGCAAGAGAAAACTTTATGACATCAGAAGAACTTGATTTTCTTTCTAATGCAGCAAAGAATATATCAGTTTGGGATGTTACAGAAACCCACTATAATGATGAAGGAACAGTGATCTATGACTCAAAGTATTGGGAAGATAGAGTTGCAACATCAAACACACTAGACCTTAACGATGTAAAGATTAATCCAATGATTACTGAACTACAGGCAAGACTAAAGTCTGAAGTTGATGAGTTTTTTGGAGTAGATGCTTGGCCAACCAGTACAGCAATTGTTAGATGGCTACCAGGACAACTTCAAATGCCTCATGCAGATAAAGAGTTGCACGAAGGGGATGATGCTGGCAAGCCAAATGACTTCCCTTGGTACGATATTGCTGGTCTGTTTTATTTAAATGACGAGTATGAGGGTGGAGAGTTATATTTTCCTAACCAAGAAATTCAGTTTAAGCCAAAGGCAGGCGCTGCATACTTTTTCCCAGGGGACTTAAACTATATACACGGAGTAACAGAGATTAAAAGTGGAATAAGATATGTTATACCATTCTTCTTTACAATTCTTTCTCATAAGGAAAAGAGTAAAGATGAATAATGTAACATTTACAGAAATTGATACAAACATTTACGTATACAAAGGTTTGTTGCCACAACACAAAGAGATGGTTGATACATTTAAGTCATCAGAAAAAGATCCAGAGTCTTCAGTTTTATTTAAAGACTGGAAGAAGTGGAGCAGATTTGGAACTTATGTTTGGGAAATTGGCAAAGGCGCAGAAGAAAAAGACAAAAACTTAAATAACGATGTATATGCAAAAGAACAATCTTTTATGGACGAAATAACTAATGCATTTAGTTATGCTACGCAGACATATCTAGAAACTCACGGAATGTCTGTTGGAGATGACTGGGTAATAATGGGACCATCTATATCTAAGTATGATTGGAAAAACTCAGAAAGAAATGGTGGTGGAGATGGACTAGATATGGTTTATCACACAGACTACGTAACCTTAGAAGGTGATTGGCCAGGAAATAAGTTTATACTAACATGCACAATGTATTTAAACGATGATTATGAAGGCGGAGATATAACATTCCTTATTCCAGGAAAAGGAATATTAGATTATAAGCCAGTTGCTGGGGATGTTCTTGTTTTCCCTTCAGGGCATCCAGATCTCCTCTCAGATAATGGGAAGTATCTCCATGGTGTTAAGCAGGTTGAAAAAGAAGATAAGTACCTCATTAGATGTTTTTATCAAAAGCCATTTGAAGGAAATCCAGAGTGGTTAGAAAAAAGAGATCAGTATGGAGAAGAACTTTGGATGAAGATGGAGTCAGAAAGAGTAGAAAAGCAAATGGAAGAATACTTAAAGATGAATCAAGAGTATTTGAGAAATAACGTTGAAAGGCTTACTATAAAAAATGATAATTGATAAACTTGATAAATCAAACTTTAAATATATAAAGGATGAAGAAAATACAAAAGGTGTGCTTGGAATAACACACAATAGAATTGTTGAAATTCCAAACTTCTTGGATGAAAAGACAGCAAAGTCTATGATCTCCTATGTAGAGTCTAAAGGTGATGACTGGGGAGATATTGCTTTTTATGGTTCATTAGGAATGGGGTTAGCCCCAAACGATCCAGGTCTTGCTGAGCATGGTCTAGATGGAAACTTTTTTGAAGATCTGAGAGAAAAGTTTAAGGAAGCGGTAGAGTTAGTTTTTGAAAGAAAAGTAAGGCCAAACACATCTCATGCACAGAAGTGGGATGTTGGGGGATTTGCTTCACCCCACTCAGACAATTCAGATTTTTCTGGAGTTCCAAATGCTTTTGAAATTAACAAATATGTTGGGATATTATATTTAAATGATAATTATGATGGAGGAGAGTTATACTTTGTTGAAGACTCTGGAAAAAAGTCAGACAGTTTAGATATGGACGGGGTTCCAGTCCCAGTATGGAACGAGCCATATCTATCCTTTAAGCCAAATGCATATTCCTATTATGTTTTTCCTGGCGGTGTGGAAAATATCCACGGTGTTACAGAAATTTTAGATGGAACAAGATATACAATGGTTTCTTTTTGGGATTTTGAAGAAATAGAGTATGATCAAGAAACTCTTGATAAGTGGGATGAGCAAGAAAAAGAAGTAAGAAGGCAACAAGCCATTCAAAAAGAAGAGTGGGCAAAAGGTAACAAGTACGCATAAAGCAAAACTCTCAAGTAGTAGATTAGGGAGAGTTTTACTTTTTATAAAACTCTGCTATACTTAACACTATTCCGTTTTTGAAAGGACGATACATATGTCAGATTTTTTTAGTTTTAGGCTTCCAGAAGATTTTGTAGAAAAGTACAAAAATGTAGAAAGCCCATTTGGATTCAAAGATGCAGCAGAAAATTCACTTGGAGAAATTACTTTTATTCGTACATATTCTCGCATGAAGGAAGATGGAACTAAGGAAAGATGGCATGAAGTTTGTCGTCGTGTAATCGAGGGTATGTATTCAGTTCAGAAGAATCATGCTAAAGAAAACCGTTTACCATGGAATGACTACAAGGCTCAGAAGTCTGCACAAGAAGCATTCCAAAGAATGTTTGAATTAAAGTGGACACCACCAGGACGAGGCATGTGGGCATTTGGAACTCCTATGACCATGGAGAAGAAGAACTCAGCAGCGCTACAGAACTGTGCAATGGTATCTACAAAGGACCTTGACAAGAATGATCCAGGAGCATTATTTGCTTGGGTTATGGATGCATTGATGCTTGGAATTGGTGTAGGGTTTGACACAGTGGGACAGGATAAGAATTTCTCAATCTATACCCCAACAGAACCAGAACAGGTGTTCGAAATTCCAGACACTCGTGAAGGTTGGGTAGAATCAGTACGACTTCTAATCAATTCTTATTTGAGAGCAAACCAGAGTATTCAGAAGTTTAATTATGATTTGATCAGACCTCTTGGAGCACCCATTAAGGGCTTTGGAGGCGTTGCATCAGGTCCTGCACCCCTTATCAAGTTGCATGACCAGATAGACCGTGTAATCGGCTCCAGAGGTGGAGAAACACTAGACTCTCGTGCTATCGTAGACCTTGTAAACCTTATTGGTACCTGCGTGGTATCAGGTAACGTTCGTCGCTCAGCAACACTTGCTTTGGGTAACGCAGGGGATGAAACATTCATGAATCTAAAGAACTCAGAGATGTTCCCAGAGCGTAACTCATTTGATCCAGAAAATCCAGGTTGGGCTTGGATGTCTAATAATTCTATTTCAGCAGAAGTAGGAACAAAGTACGAAGACTATGTAGATTTAATTACAGAAAACGGAGAACCAGGTTTTATTTGGCTTGACGTTGCTCGTAATTATGGACGACTAAAGGATGCGCCAGACGGTAAGGACTATCGTGTGATGGGATTCAACCCATGTGCGGAGCAGCCATTGGAATCATACGAATTATGTACACTTGTAGAAGTGCACTTGAATCGTCATGAATCCAAGGAGGACTTCTTGCGTACCCTTAAGTTTGCATACCTTTATGGAAAGACCGTAACACTTGTTCCAACACATTGGCAGCAAACAAACGGTATCATGCAACGCAATCGTCGTATTGGTACATCGCTTACTGGTATTGCATCTTTTGCAGATCAAAAGGGCTTGCCAATTGTTCGTGAATGGATGGATGAAGGATACAACAAGATTCGTCACTATGATAATCAGTATTCAGAATGGCTATGTGTTCGTGAGTCAATTCGTGTAACAACGGTTAAGCCATCAGGATCGGTATCAATTCTTTCTGGTGCAACCCCTGGAGTTCACTGGGGTCCTGGAGGAAACTTCTTCCTTCGTGCAGTTCGATTTGGAAACACAGATCCAATGATGCACTTGTTCAAAGCAGCAGGGTACACAATTGAAGACGACGTAGTATCAGCAAACACATCAGTTGTATACTTCCCAATTAAGTCAGGCCATCCAAGATCTGAAAAAGATGTTACATTGTTTGAGAAGATTGCACTTGCTGCAACTGCTCAGAAGTACTGGTCTGACAACGGTGTTTCTGTAACACTTTCATTTGATAAGGAAACAGAGTCAAAGCATGTTGTTCCAGCACTACATATGTACGAGGGACAACTAAAGGCAGTCTCATTCCTACCAATGGGAAATACTGTTTATCCACAGCAGCCATATACTCAGATTACTGAAGAGCAGTATGAGTCATATATCGGTAAGTTGAAGCACATTGACTTTGGTGCAATCTACGACGGTGTAGACAATCTTGAGGCTCAAGGTGAGGCATACTGCACAACAGACTACTGTGAAATTAAAATAAACAAGTAGTCTTCTGTGGTAAAATAGACCTATAATGTCTATTCCATCAAACCTATATGCTGAAAAAGTTTTTGCTGAACATCCAACAGGGCTGTGGGCACTTGACGATAATGCTGACTATATTTCTTTAGTATCAGAGCAGCAAAGAAACCTTTCTAATTGGACAGTAACTGGTGGAACATTTTCTACATATTCACAGTCAATAGGCGAGCCATTTATAGATAGTTATGTAGGAAGAATTGTTGCAACCCCAACATCTAATGAGTCAGCATCAATACTTGCCATAAGCAATGACATTATTGACATAAAAGATTTAAATGCCTACCTAAGAACATTTTCTGTTGGTGGTTATTTTTATTCAGAAAGCGCATATATTGCGGGATTTGAAATTGGTTATCAATATACAGACACCACAAGCGGAGAGAATATAACTCATTTAAAGAATTTCGATACTGTCATTAATAGTAATTGGATCTTTATTTCAGAAACTTTTGATACCCCACCAGATGATACAAAGATCAGGCTTGTATTCAAGATAAACTTTATTGGAGGGTCTGACACAGAAGATGCTTTTAGAATAAACGGAATTAGTTTTGGCCAGTGGTCAGAAGAGTTTTCTTCAACCTCTCTAGGTTTGCAGCCAATAGACATACCATCAACAATTTCAATTGCACCACAAAAAGGTGTAGTAGCAACTTGCTATGGACTTCAAGAATTAAACGGATACTACCTTGTTTCTGACAATATGCTAAAAGCAAAAAATTCAGGAATCCCAATGGTTTACGGAACGGACAGCCATACTACATTGTATGAAAATCAAAACCTTCCATCATTAATAATTCCTGGAGTTGGAATGTTAAACGAGGCTGGGCAGTTTAAGCAGTACACATTAGAAACATGGCTTAGAGTTAACTCTTATACAAATGATAGAAAAAGAATCATTGGCCCAATATCCTCTAATGATGGAATATATGTTGATGGACCATCAATAGGTTTAAAGATTAACGACGAATATAAGACGCATTATGTTGGTGAGTGGACAAGGCCAATGCTTGTTCATCTTAAGATAGGAAAAGATATAGCATCTCTTTTAATTAATGGAGAAGAAGTTATATCTTTGACATATTCTACAAGCACAATGAGTTTGCCATCAAAGTTTAATTCTCAAGGAAAAGACCAAGACTGGATAGGTTTTTATGCATACGAAGATGTGTACCCAATAGATATTGATTGTGTTGGAATATATCCATATCTTGTGGCATCTCAAGTTGCAAAAAGAAGGTTTGTTTTTGGTCAAGGCGTAGAGGTTCCAGAAAATATTAATACCTCTTACAGTGGAACATCTGTAGCAATTGACTACTCTTTTGCAGACTATACATCAAACTACTCCTACCCAAAGACTGGATCATGGACTCAGGGGTTTAGCGATAACCTGTCTACCTCAAACAAATCTATTTCTGTAATTAATCATCCACTTCCAGAGATAGTACTTTCCTCTAAGACAGAGGCAGAACTATTTGACGATAATCTTGAAGCAAACAATACAGACAACCCCGTTGCTTTTCTTTATGACGACAGAGAGTACTTTTCTTTTAGGCCCAACTCATCTTGGGACAGCGTAAACGGTTACATGTTTTTTGAAAAGTTCGATATTCTTCAAACGCCTATATCTTCTTTTTACGGATGTTTCCAGTTAAAGGAAAACGTATCTTCAACACCCCAAACAATATTTAAAGTTGAAAAAGAAAACACAAGTAACTACTTTTTAGTACAGATTAAAAATAATAAGATTGAGTATGTTATTCATACAAATGGTCAGTCGGAAATTCTTTACTCTTCTGGAATTTTAGATGTAAATGATTTCTTTGAGGCTGGCGTAAATATCTCTAGATTTGTTGAGCGTTTTGGAAACCCAACATCTGAATTTTTTGGATCATTGTCTGATTTAAGAATATACCTTGGAGGAGATAAATCTTCAAACTCAACATTTACTGGAAAGATATATAATGTTGGATTTACGACTAAGTATAATTTCCAAAAAATAAAAAACTTGTTTAACGAGTACGGAGTACCCAAACTAAACGAAGATTTGTTTTTTGCTTATCAAAGCAATCAACTCATAGATATAGATGCGGGACTTGACACAACATCTCAGCCACCATCTGGAGGATTAACAGACGTAGTAAATGGCGGAATATCTGGAGGAGGAGTATTTCTTTTAGAAGAAGACTTTTTAATTGAGCACATTGCAAGTTATACGCTTGTTCCAGAATTGCTGTTTGAGACCTATAGTCTTGCAGTATCTTCTAGCGCTTACTGGGAAGATAATATTCCTCTTACCTATTTTGCAGAATCTGTTTTTGATAAAAGAGGGGATCAATATTTTGACCTTGATTTTATCCAGTTTAATGTAAACTACCCAATACCATCAAAAACAATTGCAATAGAAACAGACCCAGTTGATTGGACATATGCAGAACTTGCCAATGAATATGGAATACCAGTTCAAAGAAGTTATACTTCTCTAGATAATTATCTTTTTACTGGTTATAATGATTACGAAGACTTAAAGAATAAGGTTGCAAAAGACTACAGATATGATACCGATGGCGCATTGGTTAAGACTTACGTAACATTTCAGTACACAGAACTTGGTGCTAACGCACCATCAGAGTATTTTATAAAAATTGAAAGGCCTTCAAGAAATGGTGTTTTGATTCCAGGTACTGACTGGATGAGAACAAAATATGAAGTTGTTGATAATATGATTATTTATCCACCATCGGGAGTAGACTTTAACGATTTGTCAATAGTAACACATATTGAACTAAATGTAAAAAACTCATTAATAAATAATGTAAACATTAAAAAACTTTCTTATGCTTCTCAGGCATTAAATGAATCAGATGCAAGTCCTATTGGAACAAGGTTTGGAACTCCAATATATCCATACACCAAGTCTGGTATATATTATGATTTTAAAAAGAACAATCCATTCTCAATTTATAATGCTTCGTCGCCATATCTTTATCTAACAAAAACAAGCGGAATACAACTTAAGGGGAAGTATGATCCACTCATAAACCGTGGCCTAATGATTCCAGTAAATCCAAGCAGAGCAGATGGGTTTAAGGTTATTGCTATGCAAATGGCAATTAGGTTTGATGGGGATTATTTCCCATACGCTCCAACAGAAATTTTTGAGGTAGAAAGCAAGGGATCATACATAAAGTTCTATATGGTAGCAAGTGACCCTACTGGAAGAAGAGCAAAGATCTATGCAATTGATACAAGGACTGGACTTGTTCAAGATGGCATTGGTTTTTATTGGAATGGAAAAGTTGTCAAGGAGCCAGTTCTTACGCTTCAGGAGTGGGGCTTCCTAGGTATAAACTTTGCAAGCAGCCTTGACTTTTCATATTTTGAGGGTGCAATCAGACTTACTGGCCCAGTTCTATTTAATAGTATCTCATTTTATCAGTCTACAAATCTCCAAGAAGTCCAGAACGTTGCAGAAAGACCATGGTTTAGAGTCAAGGTTTTGGGCGCTTATGAGTTAGACTGGTCTTTCTGGGGAGGATCATTTATCTGGAACAAGGTTTTGGTTTTATCCGAAACAAGTTATTACGGCGTAAACCCTTCAGAAGTCTATAAGAGTTATACTGGAACAAACAAAATAGTTGTAGATGATGACAGGGTTCTCCAGTTTGGAGGATATGCTTATACCGCATACTCAGATGTAAATTGGAATCAAATAGTCGTTGACCCAGTATGATATGGTATACTTATGGATATGGATTCGCTAATAGACCCAAAAACTGGTCAACCAATTGTAAAAAATGTTAGACGACAAGTCATTGAAAAGAACTATGACTGGGGCCTTTATGTCTATAAGAAGGCAAATGGAAAGTGGTTTACAGACGGTACTGGCTCTGTACTAAACATTCCTTCAGACAAGAACGATATATCTAAAATAGCAGAACTAAAAAAGACTGCCATGCATTATGGAGATCCAGGAGACGGCACTTGTGTGTTTGTTCCAGGACTAACAAGAGTTTCTGAAGAAGAGTATTCTGAACAGGTTGACAGAATGAAGGCTGGATTAATTCCAAACCTAAACGATCTCGGCGCTGTTCAAGCAGCAAAAGACACAATTGCTTTGTATGGCGATGAGGAGTAATTATGGAAGATCGTGAGTATGAAATCGGTGCAAGAATTGATGAAGCATTAAAAAAGGATGACACCTTTTCTAAGTCAGATCCTTTCAATGGTAATTGGGAAACCCTAAAAACTTTAGATGGTTTAGATGCAAACTTTAAAAGAAGAACAAGCAGAATGTCAACCAAGATGGTTGAGCCAACAACACAATACACAACCGCAGCACTTGCAGGGAAAAGCGGTATTGATGGAGCACAGTCAAAAGAAATAAACCCAGGCCTAGTATATGTAAACGGCTATGGAATGTTTGACGTTATTACACCACCATGGAATCTTTACGAATTAGCAAATTACTACGACACCTCTTTTGCAAACCATGCAGCAATTGATGCAAAGGTAGAAAACATTGTTGGACTTGGCTATGAGTTTAAGGTTTCTCCAAGAACAATGATGAGACTTGAGTCCTCAGAAGATAACAGTGCAACACAGAAGGCACGAAAGAGAATTGAAAGAGCGAAGATTGAAATGCGTGATTGGCTAGAGTCACTTAACGATGACGACTCTTTCACAGCAACAATGGAAAAGGTTTATACAGACCTACAGTCAACTGGCAATGGATACTTAGAAATCGGAAGAACCACTCGTGGAGAAATTGGATACGTTGGACATATACCAGCAACAACAATGCGAGTACGAAGAATCAAGGATGGGTACGTACAGATTATTGGAAACAAGATTGTGTACTTCCGTAACTTTGGAGCAAAGAATCAAAATCCACTAACAACAGACGCTAGACCAAACGAGATTATTCACTTTAAGCAGTACTCACCTCTCAACACATTCTACGGAGTGCCAGACATAATGTCGGCTATTAACTCACTACATGGAGACTCACTTGCCTCACAATACAATATTGATTATTTTGCAAATAAAGCAGTGCCACGTTATGTTGTAACGTTAAAGGGTGCAAAACTTTCTGGAGATGCAGAAGATAAGATGTTCCGATTCTTACAGACAAATCTCAGGGGGCAATCGCACAGAACGCTATATATTCCACTTCCAGGTGATAGCGAAAACAACAAGGTAGAATTTAAGATGGAGCCCATCGAAGACGGGATACAGGACGGCTCATTTAAAGAGTATCGTAAGCAAAACCGTGATGATATCCTTGTAGCACATCAAGTGCCACTATCTAAACTTGGAGGTGGCGATTCTGGATCTATTGCAGCAGCACTTGCACAGGATCGCACCTTTAAGGAGCAGGTTGCAAGACCAGCACAAAGACAGTTAGAAAAAATGATCAATAAGATCATTCGTGAAAAGACAGACATTATTGAGTTTGTGTTTAACGAGTTAACTCTGACTGACGAAATAGCACAGTCTCAAATTCTTGAAAGATATGTTAAGAATCAGATCATGACTCCTAACGAGGCAAGAGTTGTTTTGGATATGCCTCAAAGAGATGGCGGTGATGAGGTTCTAGATCTTAAGGCACCATCAGCAGCAGAGGCAACTACAACAAGAGCCAGAGATGCAGAGAGAACAAATAACAACTCTGACAGCACTTCAACAGTTGCTGGAAGAGCCCCAAAGGGAGAGGGAAGAAGAACTCCTTAATGTCCAATATGTCCAATATGTGATATATGTACAAAAGGGGGTTTATAATATAATGGTGAGCAATATATCCAAAGCCCATTGGAATTCAGATGGGGAAAATCTTCGTCTTTCAATGCCTTTTAACAAGGTAGACAAAGAGCGTCGTATCGTTTCAGGTTTTGCATCACTAGACAACCTTGACAAGCAGATGGACATTGTTACATCAGAAGCATCTATGAACGCATTTGCAAAGTTCCGTGGGAACATTAGAGAAATGCACCAGCCACTAGCAGTTGGCAAGATGGTTAACTTTAAAGAAGATAAGTATTTCGATCCAGAGACAAAGAAGTTCTACAAGGGCGTATTTGTTTCTGCATATGTTTCAAAGGGTGCACAAGATACTTGGGAGAAAGTTCTAGATGGAACGCTCACTGGTTTTTCTATTGGTGGACGAATGAATAAGTGGGATGACGGTTATGACGAGAAGTCAGACTCACAGATTAGAATTATTAAGGATTATGATTTGGTTGAGTTGAGTCTTGTAGATTCCCCAGCAAATCAGTTTGCAAATATTGTTTCAGTTGAAAAGGTTGATGGCGTAGATGTTATCAAGGCAGACTCAACAGTATTAGAAAATGTTTTTTACGATAAAGAAAATGGAATTGTTATATCATCTGAAAACGAGTCAGAACTTAGCCCCGTTACTGGAGAGCAGATGGAAAATATAGGGTTCGTTGAAAAAACGGATGATGAAAAAACAACAATGATAAAATTCTTAGTTGATAGTGCTAAAGGCATTAATACTTCTAAGATTAACAAGGAGGTACAACCTATGACAAAATCAAAAACACAAGTTGAAAAGACAGATGTAGTTGAAGATGTTGTGGTCGCTCCAGAGGCAGATGCCGTGGTTGAAGAAGTTACCGAAGAAGTTGCAAAGGCAGAAGAGACAGAAACAGCAGATGTTGTTAAGTCAGACGAAGCACCAGCAGCAGAAACTGAAGATGCACCAGTTGCAGAAGAAGTTGAAAAGGTAGCAGACACAGACGCAGATGTATCTAAGTCAGATGATGTAGTTGTAGAAGCAATTGCAGAAATCAAGAATAATCTAACATCAGCCTTTAGCGATCTATTATCAACAGTAAAATCTTTGCAAGCAGAAGTAGAACTTCTTAAGTCTTCAAAGGTAGATGTTGAGACAGTAAAGGATTCGTTTGCAGCAGTTGCAAAAGATATTGCAGCAGTATCAAGCGAGTTTAATGAATTTGGAAAACGAGTAGACGCTGTGGAAGCAGACACCGCATTCCGAAAGTCTGGAGATATCGGCGATATCTTTCAGTCTCAACCTGAAATGGTTGAAAAATCCCTATGGGGCGGTAGTTTCCTCAAAACAGCCGATCTATTCAAATGAACAAATCACTAGGAGGTGACAATATGTCAGAAGAAATAATCAAAAACCAGCCAGGCGCATCTGGAGATCTAGGTGGAACAGCACCAGGACTTTACCAGGGCCAAGGTGCTTTCGCATCAGGTGGAATTGGTGGAGTAACAAACCCAGGTGCAGATACACTTGGTAACATTCCAACAGCAACTCTTGGATCTACAAGCGGAGCAAACGCTGTTAACCCTAGTGGTTCAGCGGCTTCTGGAATTTTGCGCCCTGAGCAGGCACGTCGTTTTATCGACTATGTTTGGGATGCAACAGTATTAGCAAAGGATGGCCGTCGTGTAACAATGAAGGCTAATTCTATGGAACTTGAGAAGGTAAACGTCGGTGAGCGTGTAATCCGTGCAGCAGCGCAAGCAGTTGGTACATACACAAACACAGGTGCAACATTCTCTAAGGTCGAACTTACTACCAAGAAGATTCGTCTTGATTGGGAAGTAACAGCAGAATCATTGGAAGATGGTGTAGAAGGTGACGCTCTAGAAGATCACTTGGTACGCTTGATGACAAACGCATTCGCAAATGATATCGAAGATCTCGCTATCAATGGTGATGGTTCAACAGGAGCATTCTTGTCAATCATGCCAGGCTTTATCAACAAGGTAAAGACAAACGGAGATGCACATGAGTCAGTAGTGACCGTAGCAGATAATGCTTGGACACCTGATGTAATGCAGGGCATCATCAATGCAATGCCACGTAAGTACCGTGCACTTAAGAACAATCTTAAGTTCTACGCAGGTACAGACGCATTCGGTGGAATCGTTAAGAACAACGGTACACTTGCTGATGCAGTTGCAGAAGCATTCGCAGGCCAGATGCCAGGATCAACCCAGGCAAATCGCCAGTCATACCTTGATGGTATCGGACAGACATTCGGTGGAGCACGTACAACTCGTGTTCTCGGAATTGAAGTTCAGGAAGTTCCTTACTACCCAGCAGGCTATATCGATTTGACATTCCCTGCAAACCGTGTATGGGGATTCCAGCGCGATATCACAGTAAACCGTGAATACGTAGCAAAGAAGGACACAATTGAGTACACAGTATTCGTCCGCTTTGGTATTCAGTGGGAAGAAGAGGATGCAATTGCATTCGCTGACGCTGCAGCAGATGAGTAATCTGTAAACAGTACCTTTAATGGGGGGCGGGAGTTCACTCTCCTGTCCCCCTTAATACTTTAATGATATAATACAAACAAGGAGGATACAATGGAAAATAATAATTATAACAATCCGTTTTCAGTAGAAAATGCAGAAGAGCAAGCCCATGTCGAAGCCCCAGCGGTAGAGGCACCAGTAGAGCATGTAGCAGAGCCAGTAGTCGAATCAGTTGTTGAGGCACCAGTAGTAGAGACACCAGTTGTCGAAGCACCTGCTGCATCAGAACCAGAGCAAGCACTAGGGTTTACAGAGACAGGCGCAATTGGATCAGTAGCAGCAGACGGCCCAAAGAGAAAAATTAAGCCAGAGTCAGAACTTGGAAACAAGGTCGCTATTTATTCTACAAAGAATGTTAACTGGTCAGAGGTTGGATCAGTTTCTAGAGGATACAACATTGTTACACAGGCACAGGCAGACAAGTGGCTAACTCGCTCACATGTTCGCCTTGCAACACCTGAAGAAGTCAAAAAGGTTCTAGGGTAAATAAGTATGGAAATATTGAGAGTTTCGCCATATGCAGAAGTACCTGTTAATTTTGTAATTCCAGCGGGAGTTACAGATGCAGATATAACTGTTACCATAACGGATATGGCGGACCTTTCAATTTCTACATTAACGTTTTTAGATTCTTCATCTACAGATGTCTTAGAGATATCCCTTCCTGGCAAATACGACTCTTCATACAGAGTTGAAATTGTTGCAGATTTAGGAACTGAGGAAGAAAGAATTCTTCAGGATGAAACCTATGAGATCTTTAGACCATATGTTGACCCATCAACAAAGGCAACAACAGCATCAGATATAGCAGCATATGCACTCAATGAAGAAATTGCAAGAGCAATTATTGACTCAATAGTGCCAGAAGGATTTTATTATAAGAAGAAAGTCTTGCACTTTGAAGGAAGTGGATCAGACTTTTTGCCAATCTGGGACGATGTAAAAAAGGTTTTGTCTGTTTACGAAAACAATCAATTAGTTGAAGATAGACAGTATGAGGTAACATCAGACAAGACAGCAATTGTTGAAAAGTCTGTAGACAATATTAACCGTGCAGAATCTGCACCACTAGTTCTTCCAGCAGCATCATCTGACTCACTTGATCCTCAGTTTGTTTATAGAGGTTTTGGAAGAGGCTGGGATTATTTAATAACAGTAGAATATGGCCACACAGTAGTTCCATCAGATATTGTTCGAGCAACAGAGATGCTCATTCATGACATTGAGTGCGGTAAACTAGATTATTACAAGAGATTTATTTCTTCTTATAATACAGATCAATATAGAATTCAGTTTGATAAGGGTCTTTTTGAAGGAACAGGAAACATAATTGTAGACAAGATACTTTCAAAGTATGTTAAGTCTATTACAAAACTTGGGGTACTATAATGACTGTTTGCGAAACCCCAGACTTCATGTTTCCAATGCAAGCGTCTGTATATCACCCAATAGTTGAGCAAGGTGATTTTGGTGCAATTAAAAAGCAATGGATATTAGATAGGGTTTTTGCCTGTAGTTTTTCATCAGGAGGATCAGCATTTAAAGAAGAAGTAAAGCCAAATGTAAATATAACACAGAACTCAATTCTCATCGGTAGAGTAAAGTCTGATCTAAGAATATCTTCTCGTGATAACAAAAACTCTTTAACAAATATATTGATAACAGATATCAAAGATCAAGAAGGAAATCTTGTATACATAGAAACCTCTGGCCCACGATCTGGAAAGGGTACACTATTTGAAATAGCCACATATGAGCCATTCGTAGGCCCATTCGGAGTGGTTGAATCGTATAAGGTAGTAATTAGAAGATCAGAGAATCAGACAGGTGACGTATGAGGACTGTATTTAATTCTAATCAGTTTAAAAAAGAAATGAATAACATAATTGATTATTCAGTTGGTTTTTTAGAAGGTGTTCAAAAAGGAAAGACTATATTTTTAAAAACTCTGGGCATGGAAACTGTTGAGGTAATGAAGCAATTTATTGATTCAAACGCAAGAGTTAATCCAGATATGCTTCACCACATATACGAATGGAATCAAACTGGAAGCCCAAGCGCAAGACTGTATGACATATCATATACAACAAGTAACTTAGGACTCTCTTTTAGATCATCGTTTAGCCAGTCCACATCAATAAAGAATGGATCAAGAGTTCCTTTTTATGACAAAGCAAGAATTATGGAAGAAGGTATTCCAGTTGTAATTAGACCAAGAGTTGCACAGGCTTTAGCATTTGAAGAAAATGGAGAAATGGTGTTTACAAAAAATGAAGTAAGAGTAGATAATCCTGGAGGAACAGAAGTTCAAGGCGGATTTGAAAAGGTTTTCGATATGTTCTTTAACAGATATTTTTCACAAGCGTTCTTAAGAGTAAGCGGTGTTGCACAGTATCTTGAAAATCCACAGGTTTATAGAAAAGATATGCAGGCAGGCAAAAAGATGGGCAAGACAAAAGGTGTGTCAACTGGCTATCGCTGGATTGCTAACGCAGGGGTAGGTGCATAATGACTGCAGTAATTCATCATCCTCCAACAATTATCAACGCTTACTTGGCAGACAAGATAGGTCCAAGTTTTGGTTCTTCTGGAGTGACTTATTTTTTTCCAACCCTTCCAACACAAATTGACTCTTTAACTGAAACATTCCCACTTAGCAACGGAGTCTTTGGCGTATATGACAGAATGTTTAAAATGAGAAGAACTCCATTCCCATATATCAAGTGTGAGCAATTGCTATATTATTTTTATTCTGTAGGTGAGAATGCACAAAAGAATATGATTATTACTCAGCAAAAGATAAGCGATTTGCTTGACAACGGAGACGACTCAGCAAAAGACCTAAATGAATGGGCCACAGCAAACGAGAGTGATTGGGACACAAACTCTTTGCCACTATTCTTCCACAACTTTAAGATCTACCAACTAGAAGAAACCAGAGATATAGTAGACTTTGGAACAGCCCGTACTTATGCGGGGAATAAGATCATCATAGACTACGATTGGCACCCAATAAACCCATCATAAACGGGTAGTATAATTAAAGCGAGGAAACAACCCCCTTTTAATAAAATGAAAGAGGTGAGAAATATGGCATATAGCCGTGGTTCAAGTAGTAACATTATCGTGGGTGCAGCAGCACTTTTCACACATAATGCAGGCCCAATCGGACTTGATGAAGATGGAAAGATTACCGATGCTCAAGCAGCATTAGATCTACCTTCATTCGCACAGTCAACAACTTCTATAAAGGAAACGTTGTCAGACGATACTCTGACACCAGACTGGACAGAAGATTACACAAACATTGGATACACATCTAATGGTTTGGAACTTGCTTTTCAGCCAGATTTTGGTGAAGTAGCAGTAGATCAACTTCTTGACGTTGCTCGTTTATTCAAGCAAGGTATGACAGTTAATCTAAATACTGCTTTTGCAGAGGCAACACTAGAAAATCTTCTAGTAGCAATTGCAGGAGATGACTCAGACAAGTCAACAGCATCAGGAGCAACAACTCTTAAGATGTCTGCTGGCGATATTGGCGACGTTCCACTAGAGCGTGGCCTTGTAGCAGTAGGACCAGGATCTGGTTCTGCGCTAACACCAAAGGAAAGAATTTATGTTGCATACCGTGCACTCTCAATTGAGAATGTTACAGTATCTGCTAAGCGTGACGAGGCTTCAATGTTTGAAGTTTCATTCCGTCTTCTTCCAAACGATGACGCATCATACGGTAAGATCGTAGACCGCTCATTGACATCAGTAACACCATAATACAACTTAATATACGAGAGGCTCAATCCTTCGGGGTTGGGCCTTTCTGTTTGGTATACTTATATTATGGCAACAAGAATTTATGACAAAAAAGATTTTTATTTAGTAGACGGTCAAGTCGTTACTGCTGTACCATTAAAAATAAAATATTTAAGAGAATTCCTAGAAGTATTTGAAAGTATTAAAAATGCAAAAACAGATGATGAGTCTATTGCTGTTCTTGTTGACTGTGCCAGAATCGCAATGAAGCAGTACTGCCCATCAATTAAAACTACAGAAGATGTTGAAGACAGTCTGGACTTGCCAACAATTTATGAGGTTATAGATATCGCAGCAGGAATTAAAATTAATCAAAAGTCAGATGATACTGTTAAAGATCAGGCGGTAGATAGCGGTTCATCATGGGAAACATTGGACTTGGCAAAACTAGAGTCAGAAGCATTCCTTCTTGGAATATGGAAAGACTATGATGAACTGGAGTCGTCAATGTCTATGCAAGAACTAACAGCAACTTTAAAGATAAAAAGAGAATTGGATTATAGCGATAAGAAGTTCTCCGCTGCTATGCAAGGTGTAGATCTGGATAAAAACTCAGGCAGTGGCAACGAGTGGGAAGACATGAAGGCTAGAGTTTTTAGCAAGGGTAAAACCACAGATGGTAATGATATTCTAGCCTTACAGGGTGTAAATGCTGAAAAGGCTGGTTTTGGAATAGGCATGGGGCTTGATTACGAAGTTTATGAATAATAAAAAAATAAGCCTGCGCTATGGTATAATTGACTAAACCTTATAAGGAGGAATAAATGGCAACCGCCACTGAAGAAAAAACAGTAACTCTGATCGACGGAACAAAGATCAAGGTAAGACCACTAAAGATATCTCTACTTCGTCCATTTATGAAGAAGTTTGAAGATATCGCAAAGGTAGCAGAAGATAACGAAAAGTCAATGGATCTACTTATTGACTGTGTTCAAATTGCAATGCAACAATACAAGCCAGAATTGGCAGATGACAAGGAAGCCCTAGAAGAAAATCTAGACCTTCCAACTGTATACAAGATCGTTGAAGAAGCATCTGGAATCAAACTTTCAGACGCATCTTTAATTGGCAATCTTGTAAATAACTAAATAAAGAGGTGTTAATGGATGGCTGATGTTCAATCCAATATTCATGTAAATATTGATACGTCCGATGCTTTAGCAAGTCTAAAACTTCTACAACGTCAGATATCAGCCTTCCATACACAAATGGCAAAGTCTGGTGCGTCAGCATCAGCGGTAGCAGCAAATCAAGCACAAAACTTGATGAACAGCATAAATGCTACAGGACAATTTCAAGCATCACTTAGAAAAGTTACATCAAGTACAGAGCACTTTACAGATGCCCTAGAGAGAAACAAGTTAACCTCTAGAGAGTACTTTAGATATACAGGTGCTGCAACAAAGACATTCGGAAGACTTTTTAGATCTGAATTTGAAACAATCAACAAGGTTGCACGAGAGCGTGTTAAGGATATCCAGACCCAATACATTAAGTTGGGCAGAGGCGCTAACGGAGCCCTAGAGTCAATTGCTGTAAGACCTCTTACACTTGACATGAAAAATCTTGGAACACAAACAGCAATTGCTGCACAAAGACAGCAACTACTTAATCAATTATTAAAGCAAGGCTCAACAAACCTACTTAACTTTGGTAAGAACACTCAGTGGGCTGGTCGTCAGTTGATGGTTGGTTTTACAGTTCCACTGGCAATGCTTGGAACAACTGCTGCCAAGACATTTATGAAACTTGAAGAGCAGGCAATTAGGTTTAAGCGTGTTTACGGTGAAATGTTTACAACGCAAGAAGAAACAGATGCAATGGTTAAGCAGATTCAAACCCTTGCAAAAGAATATACCAAGTACGGCGTTGCAGTAGAAGAGACAATGAAGATGGCTGCAGATGCTGCAGCAATGGGTAAGCAAGGTGCAGAACTAACTGCACAGGTTGCACAAGCAACCAGACTTGCTGTTCTTGGTGGAGTTGAGCAAGCACAGGCTCTAGAAACCACAATCTCAATTACAAATGCTTTTGGTATAGCAGCAGAAGATCTAGCAAAGAAGATTGACTTCCTTAACTCTGTTGAAAACCAAACTGTTGTATCTATTGAAGACTTAACGATTGCAATTCCAAAGGCTGGACCAGTTGTTCAGCAACTAGGTGGAGATGTAGAAGATTTAGCATTCTTCCTAACAGCAATGAAGGAAGGTGGAATTAATGCATCAGAAGGTGCTAACGCACTTAAGTCTGGTCTTGCATCATTAATTAATCCATCCGAAAAGGCATCAAAGTTTTTAGCAGGTCTTGGCGTAAACATCAAGGGTATTGTAGAAGCAAATCAAGGAGATGTAACAAAGACTGTAGTAGGGTTCGCACAGGCACTAGATACACTTGATCCTCTAAACCGTGCTCGTGCAATTGAACAATTGTTTGGTAAGTTCCAGTTCTCAAGACTTTCTACATTGTTCCAGAACGTTACAGCACAAGGAACACAGGCTTCCAGAGTCCTTGGACTTGCACAGGCAACCACAGAAGAACTGGCAATCCTGTCACAACGAGAATTAGATAAGATCGAAGACACAACAACATACAAGTTTAAGAAAGCAATCGAAGATTTAAAGGTTACTATTGCTCCAGTTGGAGAGCAGTTCCTAAAGGCCCTAACACCTATCGTTGAGTTTGCATCAAAGGTTTTGGAAAAGTTTAATAACTTGGGCGATGGAAGTAAAAAGTTTTTAACTATATTTACTGTTGCAGTTGGAGGAATTGGTCCGATTCTTCTGATGACATTTGGTTTAATTGCTAACGCTGCTGCAAACATAATCAAACTATTTGCAAACATGAAGTCGATGTACAATCGAGCAGGATCAGCAAGTAAGGTATTAGGAGAGCAGACTTCTTATTTAACTAAAGAGCAGTTAGAAGCATCTGCCGTTGCAGCATCTCTAGATCAAGTACATACAAGACTTAAGCAAACATTTACCTCTGAGACAACAGCGGTTAATGCTTTGGCTGCAGCATACAGAAGAGCAATTGCTGCACAAGTTGGATTTACAGGCCCAGTCCGTGGTGGTGCAGGTGGAAAGGGATTAAAGAAATACTCAAACGGTACAACAAGTGTTCCAGGAACAGGTAATAAAGATACAGTTCCAACAATGCTTACTCCTGGAGAAGCAGTAATCCCAGCACAGGCTGCACAGGATCCAGCAAACAGACCAGTAATTGCCAGAATGGTTGCAGGAGAAACCATTCAAGGATTTAGTGAAGGAACAACTGGAGTAACTAAAAAGGGTAAAAGAAGAAAAGTAGAAACAGATTTTGCACATGCAACAAGCCCACAAGTGATGGGTGTAGGACAGGTTCCGCCAGAGTTTGAAGGAAAGGCTAAGGATCTTGGTGCAAGAGGCATTGATAAAGCATTTGGATACCGTGGTCTTGGGTTTGACATTGCAAGTGATGTACATGCAAGACTTAGAGACAATCGTGTAGAAGTAAGAGAATACGAAGCAGAACTAAGAAAGCCTCGTGCAGTAGAAACAATGACTGCAAACTTAATGAAGCCACCAAGCAGTTTGACTGCTGAAGAAGCAGCAAAGGTTACTAACAGGATTCGCAAGAACCTTATTCTTTCACTACAGGGTTTGCCAGATGGAACCTTAATTGGAGATAAAACCATCTACTCTAGAATGGGTAACCTTAAGACAGGAATTCTTGGCGGACTTGCAAGAGACCCTAGACTTGCTCCAGCAATTGAGAGCATCTACGCAGTAGCAGGTGTTGGCGGTGGATCAAAGGCAAGTGTTAAGTATAACGGCAAGATGTCTGTAGAAGATCTTATTGAAAAAATAAAGAAAGACGGACCTAAAACCAATAGAGCAACAATCTCTGCAATTGAAGATTTAAAGTTAAAAGCACCAGGAATAATGCTTGATGTTTTAACTGACAAAGATGGAAAACTTATTGGATACGAAAGACCAGAAGTTAGCGGAAAGAAAAATTCTAAAGATCCAAAAGACTGGACTCTTACAGACAAAAAGAATAATGGATCCCTTGTTGGAGATAGATTTGCTACTGGAAGATCTGGTGGAGACACAGGCGCAGTTAAAATTGGAAACACATCAAAGCCTGCACTACTAAAAGCAGCAAGAGGAGTTCTTCAGGGCCTTACAGGAGAAGACATAGATGGAAAGCCAGTAACAACCTATGGAAAGCAAATTTCAAAGGGAACTGGATACAGCAATGTTGCTGCTCGTGATGCCTCTGGTGTATTTGAAACGGCAGATGGTAAGAAGGTTTATGTAAAGCCAATGGTTGACTTGAAGTCAGCAATTGCAGAACAAAGAGCAACACAGATTGCAAGAGATGTACACGGTCTAGATGCACCAAAGCAAGAACTAAGAATCATCAAAGATCCTTACACTGGAAAGTTAATGTATGCTCTTGAGTCTGCATTTGACTCAAAGTTTGATCCAAACCAAATGGATAAGAAGTTTAATAAAGATCAATACTTTAGACAACTTGTTGCAGCAAATCTTCGTGCAGATAAAGATCTAAAGAAGGGTAATCTTGGAGGAAACATTCTTGCAGATGTGGGAACTGCTGGAGTATTTGACAGAGCATCTGGAGCAAGAGATTACGCAGCAAAGTTACCTTCAATGCTTGAAATGGCAGAAAAGAATTTAAGTGGAGTAAAGGGCCCAGCAGCAGGAAACTCTCCTTTCTGGTTTGGTAATGCAACTGCAGACATTGCAAAGAAGATGACAGCAGATGAATACCACAGATCAATGATTAATGAAATTGATAGAGTTCTACCAAGACTAAAAGAAACTATAAAGAGTTTCGGTCTTGGACCAGAAGACCAAAAGGTTTATCAGGCAATGATAGATCGACTTGAAGAAGGAAAGAAGGTTGACTGGAGAGCCATCCATGCAAAGCATTCATCTATTTTGGTAAAGCCAGATGAAATGATTGAAGATGAGAAGGGCAACCTAAAGAAGCCAAAGACAAAGCCAAAGCCTAAAGGCGTTAAGTCATCTTCTGGAAGTTCAAAAGATACTAGAATAACTGCAAAGCCGAAGAAGGGCACTAGGGTCGTACAGGGTCCAAAGGGATCAGTAACCGTTGCTGGTTTTGCTGATGCACCAGAATCACAAGGTGCAGTTGCAACAGCACTAGTAAATGGCGCAAAGGGTTCACTTGCAGAAGCAAGAGCAGTCGGTGCAAATATTGGAACAACTATATCTCAGTCTGCAGCAGCAGCCTCAAGAACCATGCTCTATGGAACTGGTCCAGTTGATGCAGATGCAAAGTCTGTACGTCGTCAATTAGAGAAGCGTCAAAAGGCTGAAGCAAAAACACAGGCAAAGGCAGCAGCCTCAAGAACAGCGCTTTACGGCACGGGACCAATAGATGCAGATGCAAAGTCTATGAGACGCAATGCTCAAAAAGAAATGAAGAGAAGTAAGTTAGCAGAAAAGGTAGCATACAAACAATCAATTATTGATCAAAAGGCAGCAGAAGAAGCAAAGAAGAGAACTCTTTCTGGAAGAACAAAAACATACTTTGAAAATAGAGAAGCAAAGAAACAAGCAAAAATAGCAGCAGGAAAGAGCCCAGGTATGGGCATGGCTGGTGCAGTTGGTATCGCATCAGGTGCTGCAATGATTGGATCAATGGCTCCAGGCAAGGTTGGAGAAATTTCTCAAAAGGTTATGATGCCTTTGATGGGTCTTGCAATGGTTTTGCCAATGCTAAAGAGCCCAATGGCAGCAGTTGCAATTGGACTGACAGCAACAGTTGGTGCATTCGTTGCCCTAAGAATGGCATTTGATAATGCACAAAGGAAGGTTTTAGAGGAAAGCGAAAAGTTTAAGGGTTCTGCTTCTGCAATTCAAGAAATAGCAAAGTTTAGTGGTAAAGCAACAGCCTCAGAACAAATGGACTTAAGAAGAAAGAACTCTTTCTCAATGCTAGGACCAGCAACAGGAAAGACAACATACGGAGAAGCATTTGTTCAGACAAAAGAAGGAAAGGCTTTAACAGAAAGACTTTCAAAGCAAAATGCTGCAGGAAAGGGTGGTCAAGCGGTATCAGATCTAACAGACCAACTATCAACAGCAGTAATGTCTGGTGCAATGGATATTGGTCAAGCAAAGAGTTTAGCAATGAATGCTGCAAGACAAGCAGGAGATATGTCTTTGGGCATCAAGGTTATTGCACAGATAGAAGAGTTGCTAGGTCCAAATGGAGAGAACTTGGTCAACAGCCCTCTTGAAGTTAGAGTAAAGATGGTTGAGCAAAACAAAAAGAACCTTCAGACAAGTTTTTCAAATATTGAAAATGCAAACCCTCTACAAAAACTTGCTGGACAAAAAACTATGCAAAAGGTTGGTATTGGAGCATCAGCAGCAGGCGGCGCAGCAGTCGGAGCAACAATTGGTGCAGCCCTAGGATCTGTTGTACCAGTTTTGGGAAATGCCGTAGGAGCAATCATTGGTGGAGGAATTGGTGCAGCAGCAGGAGCAATCGGTGGATACTTTGCTTCAAAGAAGTTTGCAAATCAGTCTGCAGAACTAGGTGCTGCATATGCCGTTGATGCCAAGATTGCAATGGAGCAAAACAAGCAAATGCTTGATTCTTTTGATATGTATATGGAAAAGAAGGTTGAAGAGTTAAGACTTCAGGGCAAAATTAATGAAGCAAACGAACTACAAGAAAAGTTAATTGATAAAAGAAATCAGTTGACTGCTGCACAAGGTGCTATACAGGCAGACATTGTTTCTCAATACAATAGCGCAGGAGGTCTTCAAGAGTCCATGATGAGTGGAATGCAGAAGGCAACTAGTGCAAAATACAAAAATAATCCTAATGAGTTGGCCTACCTAGATGTTGTTAATACTCAGGCAGGAAACCTGAGAAAGTCTGGACTAATTGATAGCGGACAGGAATTTTTAATTCAAGCAAAGATGGCAAGTGGAGATATACCTCCGTCAGTATTTAGAAGTCTTTTGCAAATGGCAACAGAGAATAAAGATATTGCTCCAAAGATGATGAACATAATTACCAAGTTTAGTGGTGCGACATCTGAATCAATTGGTGTGGCAGCACAAAATATTCTTGGAGCAGACAAGGTTATAAACAAGACAGTACAGACAGACTTCATTACTAAGGTTCAGGCATTTGAAAAAGACTCAGACGCTCTTGACTTTACAAAGAATATAATTAAACTAAATAATCTTAATTCAGTAATTCCTTCTGACTTCCTTGTAGGCTTTTACATTGATCCTAAAAACAAGGCTGCATACGATGAATTAAATAGAGTTCTAGATGCAATTGAAACTCAAAAACCAAAGACTATAGATGCTGTATACAATATCATTCCAGAACTAAGAGGTAGCGCAGCCTTTGATGAGACATACTTTAAATCATTAACAGATGATCAAAAGCAGGTCTACACAACTACAATTGCTTCAGTTATAAATATTCCAGATCCACAGATCGTAGCAGATGACGACTACCAGGCTTGGTTGAAAGAGACTGGACCACGAGGTGGTGCTGGAGTTAAGGGAAGCGTTGCATTTAAAATCCAAAAGTACAAGGAAGCACAAGGATTTAAGGCTGTAACTAATAACACACAAATTACTGCAAACGCACCAACATCAAGTAGCAGCAGTAGTGGTGGTGGCAATAAGGTTCAGTCGTCAGAACTAGACGATTTAGTTAAGCGTTTAAGAGATGTAAGAAAGAACCAGATCAAGGTTACAGAAGGCTGGGGAGCATCACAAAAGGCACTGAACAACTTGTTTGGTGGAAGCAAGACTATTAAAATATTTAGCGGTATAGAAAATGATATGAGATCATTAGGAGCAGGAGAAGACCTAATTGATCTTATTACTGGTATGGATCCAAAAGAATACGAAAAGAGAAAGAAATCTCTGTTTGAGTTTGACAAAAAGGGCAACATAACAAAGATAAAAGATAATGCTAGAAGCATTGGAGATGCCCTTCAGTCAGTCAAACTTGGAGAGTTTGTAAGCGAACAAGAAAAAATGTCAAGACAAATTGGTGACCAGGTTACAGCACTAAAGAGACTTCAGGCTGCTGGAGTTGATGGGTCTGTAGCCCTAGAAGCAGTAGCAGATGCTACTTTTGCTGCAGCAGTTGCTAATAAGAGACTAACAGATGCAGAATTAAAGAAGATAACTGCAGCAGCGAAGAAAGCAACTAAGGCTCAGAGAGAAATGGCTGCAATACAGTTGGCTACTGGTGAAACTACTGACTTAGAAAATAGAGCAAAGATTTTAGCAAAGATGACAAAAGATCTTTCTGGATTGTCTAGTGACACAATAGCAGCAATTTTAGATAGTCCAGCACTTCAAGCAGTTATGCTTGAGTTTGGAATAGACAGTGAAAGATTTAAGAAGTTGCTACAGTTAACTTTGGATAAGGCCAATGTAGAACTAAAAATTAAGAAGATGACTATTCCTGGAATGGAAGAAATATTCCAAGACGGATTCAATAAGGCAACAGAGGCTTTTGATGTTGAAGAAAAAAAATACCAACTAAAGTTTGATATTGATACAAAACAGGCAAACAAAGACATTGAAGCCGCTCAAAATGAAATTGCAAAAAAACAGTTTGACATAGATGACAAAGAGGCAGGCCTAAAGCAGATAGAAGAGCAAGAAAAGAAGATTAATGAAAAATATGATGAAAGAATTGCTGCCCTAGATCAGGTAGAAAAAGCAAATGCAGCAATTTCTGAACAGCAAAAGGGTCAGTTAACACTAGCGGAAGCCCTGACCTCTGGAGATATCGCAGCAGCAGCAAGGGCTGCTCAAGACATGAGGGCTAAAGAGGCTGCAGATGCTGCCACAAAGCAAAAGGACGCTTTAGAGAAGTCAAGAGAGTTTGAACTCTCAGGAGTTAAGACAAAAGATGGAAAAACAAGAAAGCAACTTGAAGCAGAAATTAAAAAACTTCAAGATGAGATCTTTGACATAGAAGAAAAAAAGTTAGAGCCAGCACAAGAATTAATAAGACTAAGAGAGATTCAGTTAAAGAAAGAGATTGATGGCATAACTGTTCTTGGAAAGACAAGAGCAGAATGGGAAGGAATTAAAAACCTTGTAGATCTTGCAAGAATTAAGAGCGCTCAGTTTGTTAAAGCAATGCAGGATGCATTAGATATATATCCAAAACTAATAACAGCATATGAAAATCAAAAGGTTAATACTGATCCAATAAACCCTACAGGAACTACTACAGGAACTCCTACTGTAACTGGTACAGGAACTGCTACAGGAACCGATACAGGCGGAGATGATGATCCTAAAATAAACCCAGGCAGTAATGGTTCTACAGGAACTAATCCAGAGTTTAGAGGAAATGCTGGAAGCACACCAGATGGATCTACTGGGGGCTCAAAAAATAATAGTGGTACAACTCCAGCAAAGAACAATAACACATCTGATCCATTCTACAACAGTTCACTTTTGCATAGAGAAGATCTAGACAGAATGGCACTGGATGCAAAAAAGAACTTAATGCTATTTGAACAAAATATGAATGTTGCAGACGTAATGAAAAATGCTGGAACAACTCCAGGACTTCACTTGAAGAGTTTGTATGATCAACAAAATGCTGCAGCAATACAAAATGCTATGAAGCCAACTCCTGGAATGCTTGCACAAGAAAAAGCAGTAAGAGATGCAGCAGCAAGAGATGCAGCAGCAGCCAAAAAAGCAAAAGAAAATGCTTCAGCAGATTCTGCTCGTGCAGCAGCAGCAGCAAAGGATGCAAAGAGAAAGCAAGAAGAAATATTAAAGAAGTTTGGCGGTAATGCAGCAGCAGCAAATGCATTTGGAAACTGGTCAACTGGAGGACTAATTCCTAAGTACTTCTCATTCGGTGGTTTTGCCAAGGGGACTGATACAGTTCCAGCAATGTTAACTCCTGGAGAATTCATAATGAGCAAGTACGCAGTAGACTCTTATGGAGTAGACACCATGAGAAAGATTAATAAGGGCGATTCCATTGGCGGTTCAGTGTATAATAATACATATACATTAACTGTTAATGCCAAGACAAATGCTAATCCAAATGAAATTGCACAGGCAGTAATGTCAACAATCAAGCAGGTAGATGATAGAAGAATTAGGGGGGTAAACATAAATGGCAGATGAAGTTGATCCAAGGTATACATACATGCAAAGTCGTAAGAAATATCATAGACCAAGCGGAATGCTTTGGTCTGAAAACTCTGGCACCCTGATTAATGGTTTATATATACCTTACGGTCTTGAGGTAGGCGCAGATCCTGTAGATATAACAGATCCAGCGCTAATAGAGCAATTCTTAATGCTTACAGACGACAATAGATCTCCTCTTGAGTTTTCAGATGAGCGTATTGAAAAGCGGGAGAGAATGATAAATGGTCGTATGAGATCTTATCATATTGCAGACAAGATGAAGATCAGTACTAGTTGGGATATGATTCCATCAAGGTCACATGCAAACATCCCTAGTTTTAATCAGGAGACTGGACTTTCCCCATACAAAGCCTACACAACTGATGGAGGCGCAGGCGGAGCAGACATGCTTGAATGGTACGACGGTCACAAAGGTTCTTTCTGGGTATTCCTTGCATATGACAGGAAGGGTATTTTTAAGGGCACAGAAGCACCGTACGACCACCTTTCACAATACAATCAACTAGTAGAGATGTTTATATCAGAGTTTTCATACTCTGTTGAAAAGAGAGGCACCAAGTTTGATTACTGGAATGTCTCAGTTACCTTGGAAGAAGTATAATGTTTGAAGATAAAGATTTACAAAACTTCTTAGAAACTTCATCGGTAATAAGAAATAAGTCAATCATAACTGCTGAGTGGAACATGAACATTCCAACAAACATTAAGCAGATAGGAAATTATAGATATAGGCCAACGCAGTCTGGTTCAATATACTCATCACTACCTACAAGTTTTGATATTAATGATGCTGGAAACTTTTATACAGGAGCAACAGATGCAGATGTGCTTGTTGATGGAACGATTGATGACGAAGGAATTCCAACAACTCTTCTAACAAAGAAAGAAAAATTAAAAAGTCTATATTCTTTAGAGGATTGCTTTGGCCAGTTTAGACCAAGATCTGGAATCAACAAGGCAGTATTTTTTGAAAATGGAAAAGTTCATCATCCAAATCTTGTAATGGCAGACAGACCAAGATACTATATGCCAGACAGAAATGACAAGTTTAAATATTGGACCTCATACAGAACAGAGTCAGGTCAGGAGTATGGCATTGCATCAAAGGTTCGTGGATCCCAGTACTCAATTGAGGATGCCTGTCCTTTTGTTGTGTATAAAGAAAAAATACCAACAAACAGAGTTGTGGTTAAAATGCAGACGCATACTGGTACAGAAAACCTTGGTCCGTTCTCATCACCGTCAGGCGCTTATGCAGATCCATTCTTTGGCGAATTAAATCAAAAAACTCCTAGTAAATGGAAAATTCAATTTCTTAAAGACGGAAATTGGGAGACTGTTATATCTTTTGATCCAGCGATAAGAAGAAGAGATGGTTCTTCAATAATAAAAAGCGATGGGTATGTAGAAATTGCATATGGCCTAGTTGTCCCAGAAGACTGGAGACTTAACTTTGTTATAGCAGAAACCTACACAAGCGCAGCACTTCTTCCAGAGCAGTCAGTAGTTGGATATGCTTATTTGATTAAAGAAAATGAAAATGATATCGGTGAGTACCATATTTGGGACGGTACAGAGTATGTAGTGAAGGTGCCAAAGTATGGATGGTATATACAAGATGAGACTGTAGATAGATTAACTAACTTTGTAACAGATGCAACATCTCCAAATATGTTTATTAGAATGATAGATTCAAAGCCACAGTATAGAGAGTTTGAATATATCAGTGGCGTAAGAATTGTTGTAGATACTATGAACGTAAAGGACTCCACTTTTGATCTTATTGAGATCTCCCCTAGACTTGTTCTAAATGTTTCTGACAAAACACTTGACTACTCAATAAACAAAAGTGCATCAGACCTTGGACTATCTGGTTTGCCAGTAGGACAGTTGATTGCTTCAAATGGACAGATAACTTTATTTGATTATGATCAAGCCTTTAACTCTAATAATACAACTAGCATTATTTCAAAGTATATTAACAGGCATGCTCAGTTTAAGTTTTATGAGGTAATTGTTGATGTGGATGGTTGGGATTATTATGTTCCAATAAAGACGCTATACTCAGACTCATTTCCAAAGCAAGATCTAATGTCAAAGCGTGTGTCAATGTCTCTTAGAGATATGTATTGGTACCTTGAGTCATTAACTGCTCCAGAAATTTTAATGACAGAAGTGTCAGTAAGTTCTGCAGTATCTTTGCTTTTAGACCATATAGGATTTTCAAACTATACATTTAAAAGAGTGGCGAACGAAAAAGAAATAATTATTCCATATTTTTTTGTTGCTCCAGATAAAAGTGTTGCACAGGTTCTTCAGGATTTGGCTATATCAACTCAGACAGCAATGTTTTTTGACGAATACAACAACTTTGTAATGATGAGTAAAGACTACATTATGCCAACTGCAGCACAAAGACCAGCCACCTTTGCACTCCAGGGAACACAAGATTTTATAGAAGATCGAGAACTTAAAAACAAAACAACAAAGACAAAGTTGGCTAACATAATTTCTGTATCAACACAAGCCAACTCTGTATATAATGACGGAGTAATAAATTATAAGGTAAGACATATTCAAAGATCTATTGGATCTTTAAGACAAGCAAGCCTTGTAGATAATGAAAGATACTACACATATAAGCCATCACTGCTATGGGAAGTTTCTGGAAGTCAAAATACAAAGTCTATCAATAATGAAGTAGGAACTCAATCAGCATATGTTCTAAGTGCAATTCCTTTAAACTCAGATCTTTCAGCAGATGTTCCAGTTGTTAAAAACAATATTGTTATAAACAATACTCTTAGTCTTGGAGAAGCAGCCTACTGGATTACACGATACAATGGATACTTTTACTCTCAAGGAGAAATTATAAAGTATGATGCAGTGCAATATAATGTTTCTGGGTTTGGCAATGTGTGGATAACATCTACAGAAGATTATCAAAACTATTTTGCAAAGTTGCCATTTAATGGAAAGATATATCCAACTGGCCTAGTAAGAATATATTCTGAGCCAAAGTATTTTGAGAAGGATGGAGTCATCGCCTTACAAAATGGAGATGTTCAAAAGCATGGTCGTGGTCAGTTTGGAACTCAGATTGTTGCACACTCTGCTGGAATAGCAGATTACTGGAAGTCAGACGATAACGTTAAGGGATGCTCTATGGCATCAGAATATCTATTTGAAAAAGATTTGACAATTCCAACAACAACAATTTCTGCAGCAGGTAAAACAACTGGGGCTGGAGTTTCTTCAGATGCTCTAGCACGAACTTCTTCTAGAAGCGGAATTATTAAAAACTTTATGTCAACATCTTTTATAGAAGAGGTTAACACTTCTACCCAGGTTCAAAGTGGAACACTTCAGTCTTCAGCGCTCTCTCTTACTGGACCAAACTTTACCACTAAAGAAAAGCCAAGAGACTTTATCTCTTACGTTCATAGATCGTTAGAGGAAAACAAATACAAGCATTTTGGAACAAGAATGAGACTAGTTGGCAAGATAGAAAACAATGCTGACAGAGGACAAACATCAAATGGATCTTCTACATATTATGTTGTAAAGGGTAGCACACCAGATAAAAACATTAATATATCTGGAGGTTCTGGTGGTCTTGCTTTCATGCTAAATCCAACAACAAACGTAGGATACTACTTTGAAATTGCTGCTCTAGGAGTTGGAAATCTTTCTGAAGAAGAAAGAGAAACTGTAAGCAATGTTTTCTTTTATAAGATTAAATCAGAAAACGGAAAGGCAATCCCAGTAAAGTTGTGGGATGGTCTTGGTCAGATCACTGTTGACGATGGAAGATTTACAGGACAGTCAAGAATTGTTGCTGAGGAAAATCCAACGGTATACGATTTAGCAGTAGAATATGAAGACATAGGGAGAACAAGAAGATTCTACCTATACATGAATGGCAGACTAATTAAGACTGTAGATGACCTTGAGCCACTGCCAGTATACTCAAACATTGCTTTGTTCTCACGAGGATCATCAAGGGCTATGTTTGAAAATGTCTATGCTCTGTGCAACAACTATTCACAGAACACCACATTCTCTCTTGGTGCGCCAGTCAACTCAGTTTTTGGAGACTCAGATATTGATGTCAATGAATCTTTCAGAAAGTATGCTCTTAGCGGACTAATTCAAAACACATATCTATCTGGAATTGGAACTTCCGAAGCACCAAAGTATAAAATATATTTTGAAGAGTTTGGAAGCATAATGAGAGAAGCAGCAACATTTAACTTTAAGTATGACAAAGCCTTCCCAGCCTTAACAGCAAAAATATCTCCAACCTTTAATAAAATAAAGGGGTATGTTGTATCAGGATTCAGGGCTGGCTCATACGGCGCAGAGTTCATAATATTTAATGCAACAGACACAGCCATAAGTCTAGATGAGACAACTGGAAACTATCTTAGAGTTCAGGGCGTTACATTTACTCAGGAGTCTGAAAACAAGATAACTCTTGATGAATATTTTAATAGAAATAGTATGTTGTCAAATCCTGAGTTTGCTGCAGAAAAATTAATATCTAATCCATATAAATTTAAACAAGACTATCAGGACATAAAGTTAAGCAGAATGACATACGGTAAAATGGATTTTGCTTTAGACACACCATATATTCAGTCTTATGATGAAGCAAACACCTTGATGAAGTGGCTTGTTGAAAAAATAACCAAGCCTAGAAGGTCTGTAGGAGTTAAGATTTTTGCAATACCAACAATACAACTTGGAGATATCGTTACACTTGACTATGAAGAAAAGGGTGTAAGCATGGTGTCATCACCATCAAGTAGGTTTGTAGTATATAATATAGATTATACAAAAGGTCCAGATGGGCCAGACATGACATTGTTCTTAAGTGAGGTGGTATAGTAATGGTTAATGCAACAGCAGATCTTCCAGATCCAAAAGCATCAGAAGATGATGATTCAGTAAAAATTGCTACTCCTGATTTAATTCTTCAAGATCAAGATGTTATGTCTATCGATATAATGACAGACCTAATATTTGAAGATATTGGTGGACACGAACTAGCAACAATCTCTAGACACGACTTGGTTAATGGTCAAAAGATTATATACACACCAATCAAAAACTTAACAGATTTATACTTGCAATATAATCCTAACAATGTTCTGAGGCTTCAGTCTTCAGACTCATTCTTTAAGTCTTTATCTCTTTCTATATTAGATCACTTGCCAGAATGTGGAAATGGTTATGATTTGGTCGACGGTGTGAAGGTTCCAAATTGCAAGTCTGTATATATAGATCCAATAAGTGGAGACTTAATAATTAACCTTATAAATATAAAAGATGGCGAGCAGGCAGAGGTTCAGGTGTTGACAAGTGGAGATGTCTATGATGGTACAATATATAGTGGAGGAAATTAAATGATAACTAATACAGGTAAGAATATCCTAGCAAAGTACCTTGTAGGTCAAACACCATCTTATGCCTCCCATATTGCAGTCGGCTGTGGACCATCTCCTATACCGCTAGACGGAACACTAGGAGATTACTCAGACAAGAAATCACTTGACTTTGAAATGTTTCGTGTGCCAATCATATCTCGTGGATTCGTCAATGAGGGCGGGGTATCAAAGGTTGTTCTTACAGCAGAGTTACCAACTCAGGAAAGATATGAGATAACAGAGGTAGGAATATTTTCTGCAGCCTCAAATCCTGCTGCTGGATCGTTTGATAGCAAGAATGTTTATTCATTTTCTGATTCAGAAGGATGGAAATACTCATCACAGGGAACAGAAATTCCTTCTATTTATGAGCCACTAGATGATAGAGTTGTAAGAATAATAAATGCCGTAGCATCTGGAACAACAATAACATACACAACTGACGCAGCACACGGACTATCTGTAGGAACTGAGATTTCAATATCTGAGATATCTCCAGTTGTATTTAATTTATCAAACAAAAACATTGCAACAGTGCCAACGCCAACTACGTTTACTATATCAACTGCCCCGTCATCAGTTACTGGTACTTTTGTGTCTGCTGGCTATTTAATTAATGATGTTGAAACAAACATAATAAATCAAATATATCCAGTTTTTCAAACCAATGCAGACAATAAAGTTTTTACTAACTCTGATAGAGTTGCACGATATGAAAGATGTAGATTTTTAAATAATATTTTTGCAATATCAGGAAACAATTCTGACATAACCATAAACTCTGAAAATCATTTGATAGCAGAGACTGGATCAAACTTTATTCAACTCAGCGACACAACAATTGACTTTAGCAAAAACTCTCCAACAGATGAACTACGGCTTGCTTTTTCTGTTATAAATAAAAATGGAGAAGCAGTAACAATTCCAGATGAGGTTCGAATCATGATAGAGTTTTCATCAACTGGAACATTTGGAACTGGAAAATGGGCTAGGTTTGAGGCAGTTGTTTCTGGAGAAGACAATGATTTTTCTGAAAATAGATATTTTGTTGTATCAAAAGAACTTCAGGATTTGTACAAGAGCACAGACTTCTCTTGGTCAGAAATCAATACTGTAAGAATATATGCATGCGTAATTAAGGACGAAGAGCCTACATCAGATTTCTATGTATGTTTAGATGCGGTTAGACTAGAAAATGTTACATCAACAAACTCTGTCTACGGATTAACTGGATACTCTGTAATTAAAAATGCAGATGCAAAAACAATCATTAAGTCAGCAAACACAACAAACTATATAGAGTTTAGATTCTCTTTGGATGTTCTATAATGGCTGATCCAGGAATAAAGAATGTTATCGTAAAGAAAGAGTTCTTAGGAAAAGTAACATCTGAAAATGGTAGAGTGGCAAGATTTAGACTTGTTGCAGAAGATAAAAACAGAAAGTCTGCGTGGTCTCAAATATTTTTAGTTGGATCTCAGCCCGTATTGGTCTTGCCAGGAGATTTAAATGTTATTGGAAATACAATTCTTGTAAACTGGTCAAATGGTTCAGATGTCGCAATCCAAGTTCAGTATGATGTTTTTGCTGGATTTGATGGTGCAGCCCCATCGTATGTTGGAACATCGAACACCTCAAGTTATTCATTTTTAAAAAATGGTACAGCCTCAGTAAGAGTTGTTGTACAGATATCTTCGATTAAGCCAGAAATAAACTCATCAATTAAGGTTTATGATTCTGGAGTAAGGTCTCTGGTATAATTATAATATGGCAATTCTACCCGTACCAGAAAGAGGACAGCCCTTAGATGTTACATACATCTACCAGATTGTTAAGGCTATTAATGATCTGTCTGTTCAGGTATCACCTTCAACATATAAGTATGTAACTGTTGACACCCCTACTTCTGGAAAGCAGAGTGTAAAGGCTTCAGAGGCCCGTATAATCGGTGGATACGTTCAGGTAACTACAAGTACAACCCAGACCGCTGGATCCTCTCAGTCATTCTCCTATGACTTCCCAACGGACTTTAAATTCGCACCTGTGGTAACTGCAACACCAATTAATATAGGAAATACAGATGCTGGTAAAGATGTCACGGTAACGCTAAAAAGCGTATCAACATCTAAGGTAGAAGGAACTGTTAAGTTTAATACTGGTGGAGATACTAGTATTGGAATTAACCTAATAGTAGTTGGAATACCTAATTAATGATTTCATGTAAAAAATGCAAAGGAAGAATGTTTGTAGATAGGCAGTATACAGAGATTAATCATATAGAGATTTATTGTATGCTTTGCGGAATGAGATTTTTCTTCCACCCACCTAGCCACACATTGGAGGGACAATGGTTACTAAAAAGGGAACAATTGAGAGCGAAAAATACAATGAGTCACCTGTAATACCAGGTAACAAAAAGGTTTGGTTTCTTAACGGAGACCTTGTTAGAATACATCATCTCAATAAGTCTAATGGAATTATGTCTGTTTATAATATTACCAAAGATCAGATTGAGAGTTGTCTAATTAATGAGTTTAAAAATAAAAGAGAACGAGCATATACAGTAGGTCAGACTGCTGATTTAGTTAATCGTCATAAAAAATATCTACCAGATTTAATGAAGCGAGGAGTTATTCCTTTCCCAACGGGTTCTCAAAAGGGTGGTGCAAGAGGATTTCAGGTAAGGTCGTATTACTCAGAATCCCAAGTAAGAGAGATTCGTGATATACTTGCTTCTTATCATATGGGCAGACCAAGAAAAGATAAGTTAATTACAAATGATATTACGCCTAGCAAACAAGAGTTGACACGCAGAATGGGCGATGGTATACTTACATATACGAGAACAGAAGATGGACGGTTTATTCCAATTTGGAACGAATCTATTTAACGAAGGGTATAAAATGGAAAACGAATCAACAAAGGTATCTGTAACACTTGGGTACACACTTAACCTAGGAAACTTTCAATCACTAAGACTAGATCTTGGAGTTGTAGATTCAAAGCGTGATGGAGAAAACACTGATCAGGCTTTTGAGCGAGTCTACAAGTTTGTTGAAGATAAACTAACTGCAAAGATTCTTGAAGCCCAATCGGAGGCTGCTGAAGGATAATGGCAGAACGCAAAGACCGCATGGCTTTGCTTTCAAGATACAGCAAGTATCATACCGCAAGGTACGAATCAAAGCCATCCCTAAACCTTAATGTAGAGCAATGGGCATCAGATGCCCTTGTTGAGTCATATACATTACCAGGATGCTACGATATACTTGAGTATTACTTTTCAGTTGCAGAGAATCCATCGTGGAATTACTTTGCATATAATGCAGAAAAAATATTGCAGGCACAAAAAGACAAAGTTAAAGACAGTGAAGAAAGAGCAGAACGCAGACGAATGGCAAAGGAGTGGTTAAGTGAATAACACAGAGGCAAAACTACTTACGGCTGTTCTGAAAGACAAACAGATCCATGTTCTTCTTCAGGCAAATGTTGACAATCTTCTAAGAACTCACGGAGACATTTGGAACTTTGTAAGACTATATTTTGAGAACAACTCAGTGCTTCCACCAGCAGAACTTGTTACAGAGAAGTTTAGAGACTTTGAGCCAGTAGCAGGTGTAGGTGCGACAAAGCATCACCTTGAAGAACTTCAGGGAGAGTACCTGACAGACAGCCTTAAAGATATTATTAGATCAGCAGCATCAGAGATTCAGAACAATAATGGAACTGGTGCGCTTAACGAACTAATCACAAAGACATCAGAACTAAAAAAGAATACTGCTGCAATTCGTGATATCGATGTAACAGATCTTGAGTCTGCAATTGCTTACTTTGAAAATGTTAAGAAGCAGCAAGCACTAGGACTTTCTGGAATTAAGACAGGTCTTCCAGGTTTTGATAACTACCTACCCTCTGGAATTATGCCAGGACAACTTGGTGTGTTCCTTGCATACCCAGGTATTGGAAAGTCATGGCTTGCACTTTACTTTGCTGTTCAAGCATGGAAGCAGGGCAAGTCTCCAATGGTAATCTCTCTTGAAATGTCTGAGACAGAAGTTCGTAATCGTGTGTTTACAATTATGGGCGAAGGCAGGTGGTCACACAGAAAGATTAGTAACGGCGAGATTGAGATTGACATGTTAAAAGATTGGCATGCAAATAACCTTGCTGGCAAGCCAGAGTTTCACATTATCTCAAATGATAGTGGTGGAGAAATCAACCCTTCTGTTCTTCGTGGAAAGATTGATCAGTACAAGCCAGACTTTGTAATCGTTGACTACCTTCAGTTGATGGCTCCTAATCAGAAGTCAGATAATGAAACGGTACGAATGAAGAACCTTTCAAGAGAACTTAAATTAATGGCTATTGGTGAAGAAGTTCCAATTATTGCTATCTCATCTGCAACACCAGATGATGTTAACGACCTCTCCACAGTCCCTACACTGGGTCAAACGGCATGGTCTAGACAGATTGCCTATGATGCTGACTGGGTTCTTGCCCTAGGCCGTGGAGCAAACAGCGACATTATCGAATGTGCATTTAGGAAGAACCGTAACGGATTTATGGGAGACTTTTTGGTCCAGTGTGACTTCGACAAGGGATACTATAGGTACAAAGATTTTGAAGATAAGTAGTTATAATATGGTATGTCCAAAAGCAAAGAGATTAACTCTCCAACCTTCTATCACCATAAGGCTATCAAGAAGTTCTATCTTGATGGGGTTATTCACGATGAAGCAGCAATTGGCAGACTAAAATTAGAATACATAAGACTATTAGTATCAGAAATGAGGCTAAGTGGATATGTTCCAAGGCTTGACCTTGACCCAGACTTCACAATAGGATATAATGATAAGAAGAAAGTTTTTGAGTTTGAATTATCAATACATGCAGTTTACGCAGGGAAAAGGAATAGTGAATGGATAGCAGGGGTAGACGGAATCAAGCCAATCTATACACAGCAGAGCAAGTCAAAAGAGTCCTTACAGGATCGGGTATAACAGTAGAGTCTGAACTTGATGCAGACTACATGATCTTTTGTCCATTTCATAATAATCACAGAACACCAGCAGGAGAAGTACAAAAAGATAGCGGAATGTTTTTCTGTTTTTCTTGTCAAAAATCTGCAGACCTTATAGAATTAGTCATGCACACATCTGGAAGAACATACTTTGAGTCTGCAAGATTTATCAAAAGCAAAGAAAAGTTAACCAATATTACTACAGAAATTGATAAGGTTCTTGTAAAAGAAGAGCAGTACAAAACATTTGATGAGTTAATCATTAAAAGATTGCATAATAATCTAGTTGCTTCTGAAAGAGCAAAAAATTATTTTACATATAGAAAAATTGAAAAGTCTTCATGTATTAAGTTTGCATTAGGGTATTCAGAAAAACAAGACATGGTTACCGTTCCAGTTCATAGCCCAGACGGAATACCACTAGGGTTTGTTGGAAGATCTATTGAAGGAAAAGATTTTAAAAATACTCCAGGACTTCCAAAAAGTAAAACACTTTTTAACTTGCATCGTGTTAAGAAATCTGATAGAGTATATGTAGTGGAGTCTTCATTTGATGCCATCAGGCTTGATCAGGTTGGTTTGCCAGCAGTAGCAACTCTTGGCGCTAATGTTTCAAGCACACAAATAGAATTGCTTCAGAAGTATTTCAATAACATAATTGTTATTGCTGATAACGATGAGGCGGGAGGAAACATGAAGGATAGGATAGTTGAAAAACTTTCTAGCCGTGTTTCTGTTATTAAACTAAACAATCAGTATAAAGATATTGGAGATATGCCAGATGATGAACTTGCAGGTTTGGAGTTTCAGTTTGACAAATCCATATCAGTTATGCTAAACTAATATAACAAACAAAGGAGAATAATATGAGCGTAGTAAAGGGACTCAAGAACATTAATGCCCTGCTCGACAAGCCAAAGTATGAAAACGACGGGCCAAAGGTAAAGTGGCTAAAACTTGCAGATGGTCAGTCTGTAAAGATTCGATTCATTGAAGAACTCGATGAAGATTCTGCAAACTATAACGAAAAGCGTGGACTAGCACTTGTTGTTAAGGAGCACGTAAATCCAAAGGACTATAAGCGCAAGGCTGTAGATACAATGGAATCAGAAGGCCGTGACTGGGCAGAAGAAATGCACCGCAAGGATCCAAAGGCTGGATGGCGTGGCCGTCTTCGCTTCTATTGCAACGTATTAGTTGACGATGGAATTGAAGCACCATATGTTGCAATCTGGTCAATGGGTATCAGCAAGCAGTCATCATTCAATACAATTCGTGAGTATGCACTAGAAACAGGTAGCATCTCAAACGTACTATGGAAGTTAAAGCGTAATGGTCAGGGAACTGAAACTAATTACACACTTATTCCATCAGCACCAGACAAGGAACCATTTGATTGGAAGGACATTGAGCCTTATCCTCTTGAGTCAGCACTTAAGAAGATTCCTTATGCCGAGCAAGAAGCATACTATTTGGGCTTTGATGGCCCATCTGTAACTTCATCTACCAACGCAGATTGGTAATATGAACTACGTCGGCTTACATGTCCACACCCATTTTAGTTTATTTGATGGGATTGCTACTCCAGAAGAATACGTGAACCGTGCAGTTGAGTTAGGGATGCCTGCAATAGCCATCACTGACCACGGTACTTTATCTGGGCATAGGGAACTGCACCGTATTGCAAAAGCAAAGGGCATTAAGCCAATTCTAGGTCTAGAAGGATACATGTGTGCAGACATATCTGATAAAAGAGATAAGTCTGAAAGAGAAGGTCAGCAAGATCTTGTCTATAACCACATTATCCTTCTAGCCAAGAATCAAATTGGTTTAGAAAACCTAAACAAGATTAGTGAACTATCTTGGACAGATGGATACTTTAAAAAGCCAAGATTTGATTTTACTATATTGGAAAAATATAAAGAAGGAATTATTGTTTCTTCTGCTTGTCCAAGTAGCGTTTTAGTTAAAGCGCTTGAGGAAGAAGAGTTTGCTCTTGCCAAGAAATACATCTCTTGGTTTAAAGAACGCTTTGCTGATGACTACTACATTGAGGTTATGCCTCACAACGAAGCACACATTAATAAGTATTTGATAGAACTTGCAGACGAGTTTGGTATTAAGGTTATTGTTACACCAGACTGCCACCATGTTGATCCATCACAAAAAGAAGTTCAAGAGTTTAAGTTACTTATGAACACACACGGCAAGTTTGTAAAAGATGCAACATATGAGAAGTCAAAGAAAAAAGGCAGCATGATGGAGCGCCTTGATTATCTTTATGGCGAAGACCGTCAGATTACATTCAATAAGTTTGATATTCATCTGCTTTCTTATGAAGAGATTAAGGCAGCGATGGAATCGCAGGGTATTGATCGACCAGACATCTACTCAAACACACTCCTATTAGCAGAGACAGTAGGAGACTATGGCATTCAAGAAGGACTAAACCTTCTACCAGTACAGTACAAGAGTCCAGACAAGGAACTTGCTAAGGTTGCGCTAGAAGGTTTGGCAGAGCGTGGTCTGTCAGAAAACCAAGAGTACCTTGACAGACTTGAAGAAGAACTACAAATTATTAAGGATAAGAAGTTTGCTCCATACTTCCTTGTTGTAAGTAACATGATCAACTGGGCAAAGAAGGAAGAGATTATGGTTGGGCCAGGTCGTGGTTCCTCTGCTGGCTCTCTTGTTTGTTATGCATTAAAGATTACAGACATTGATCCTATTGAGCATAATCTTTTGTTCTTCCGTTTTATTAATCCAGAGCGTAATGACTTTCCAGATATCGATACAGATATTCAAGATACTCGTCGTGAAGAAGTTAAAGACTATCTAGTTAGACAGTATCGACATGTTGCATCTATTGCCACTTTCCTTGAGTTTACTGGTAAAGGAATTGTTAGAGATGTTGCACGAGTATTGAACATCCCACTATCAGATGTAAACAAGGTTCTAAAGACTGTAGACTCATGGGATGACTTCTGCACATCAAAATCAACATACGAGTTTCGTGAAAAGTATCCAGAAGTAGAGATTTATGGAGAACAACTTCGTGGTCGCATTCGTGGAACAGGAATCCATGCTGCTGGTGTTGTGACTGCAAAAGAACCAATCTTTAGATACGCACCACTAGAAACAAGATCTTCTACAGGGTCAGATGAAAGAATTCCTGTTGTTGGTGTTGACATGGAAGAGGCTGAAAGAATTGGTTTGATTAAGATTGATGCACTTGGTCTTAAGACACTATCAGTTCTCAAGAACACTATTGATATAATTAAAGAGCGAGATGGAAAGAAGATTGATCTTCTTAAAATCAAGATGGATGATGCAAATGTTTATCAAATGCTGTCTGATGGATATACTAAGGGTGTGTTTCAGTGTGAAGCAGCACCATACACCAACCTTCTTGTTAAGATGGGTGTTAAGAACCTAAACGAACTTGCAGCATCAAACGCTCTTGTTCGTCCAGGAGCGATGAACACTATTGGAAAAGACTATGTTGATAGAAAGCATGGTAGGCAGGGTATTTCATACACCCACCAAGTACTAAAACAATTTACGGAGGACACCTATGGCTGTATTCTTTACCAGGAACAAGTTATGCAAGCATGCGTACACCTTGGCGGCATGTCCATGTCGGAAGCAGATAAAGTTAGAAAGATCATTGGAAAGAAAAAAGATGCTAAAGAATTTGATCAGTTTAAGGAAAAGTTCGTAGAGGGTGCATCAAAGTTTATCTCTCCAAACCTTGCCCTTGATTTGTGGCATGACTTTGAGGCTCACGCAGGGTACTCGTTTAACAAGTCTCACGCAGTAGCATACTCAACGCTATCTTACTGGACAGCATGGCTAAAGTATTATTACCCACTTGAGTTTATGTACTCAGTGCTAAAGAATGAAAAGGACAAGGATGCAAGAACTGAATACCTTATTGAAGCAAAGAGAATGGGCATTAGCATTAAACTGCCTCATATTAATGATTCGGATATCGATTTTAAAATTGAGGGTAAAGGCATTCGGTTTGGACTCAGTGCTATCAAGTACATATCTGACAAGATTGGTGAACGATACATTTCAGCACGACCATTCCGTTCGTTTAAAGAACTTGAAGAATTCACATTTACAAAAGGAAATGGAGTAAACAGTCGTGCACTTCAAGCACTAAATGCAATTGGTGCAGCGACTTTCAATGATAATCCTAGAGATGATCAGCAAATAAAAGAAAACCTATATGAATACTTAAACCTTCCAGAGTTTAACATCACAATACCTTCACACTACTATGCCTTTATTCAGGACATTGTAGATTTTGAAGAAAAGGGTTCATACATTTTTATGGGTATGGTAAAATCAATTAAGCGAGGAACAGGATGGTCACGAGTTGAAATTTTGGACAAGACTGGCAGTGTCGGTATATTTGATGATGAAAATACAACTATTGAAACGGGTCGCTCTTATCTGGTTCTTTGTAATGATAACAGGATTGTATCTTTCATACCTTCAGATGAGATAAAAGAATCATCTCATGCTCTTGTGAAGTTCTTAAGTTATAAGCAACTTCCATACAAGGATGATGAAATGTTTGTAGTTTCTTTTAAACCAAGAATTACAAAGACTGGAAAGAAAATGGCATCTCTTACGCTTGCAGATACAAGCAGAGACCTACATTCTATTACAGTTTTTCCTACGGCGTTTGCAAAAGCATACATGCATATTGAAGAAGGAAAATCGTACAAGTTTGATTTTGGCAAGACTAAAGACGGAACCGTAACATTGGAGGATGTACATGTCAGTTAGTATCGAAGAAGCGTTAGCACAGTTAGATCCCAAGTTAAGAAAGAGATTGGGCAGTGGCGTAGGAGTCAATTATGAGTATCAACCTACTCCTAGTTTTGGATTGAACCGTGCTCTTGGTGGTGGTCTTCCTTACGGCAGACAGGTTCTTATTTGGGGATCAAAGTCCTCTGCAAAGTCTTCTATGTGCCTTCAGATGATTGCTCTTGCTCAGGCAGAGGGCAAGTTGTGTGCGTGGATTGACTCAGAGATGTCATACTCAGAAGACTGGGCCAGAACTTTAGGTGTAGATCCAGAAAAACTAATCTACTCACAAGCAAGAACTATTAGTGACATGGTAGATGTAGGTGTCGGATTAATGAATGCGGGAGTTGATCTAATTGTGGTAGACTCTATTACATCAATGCTTCCTGCAATCTATTTTGAAAAAGATACAGATGAAATGAAGGCATTAGAAAACACTAAACAGATTGGAGCCGAATCTCGTGACTTTAGTAACGCATGGAAAATGCTTAACTATGCAAACAATAAAGTTAAGCCAACTCTGCTTGTTCTTATTTCTCAGTCTCGTAACAATATCAATGCTATGTATACTAGCCAGCAGCCTTCTGGTGGTCAGGCTACTAAGTTTTATTCCTCATGTATTATTAAACTCTTTTCTTCAGAGTCAGACAATCAAGCGATTAAGGGCAAGATCAAGGTAGGAGATAAATTAATTGAAGAAAAAATTGGCAGAACTATTAAGTGGGAACTACAGTTCTCAAAAACCTCCCCAGGGTTTCAATCTGGCGAGTATGATTTTTATTTTAGAGGTGACGATATTGGTCTTGACACCATCGGTGATCTTGTTACTACTGCTGAATTAAATGGTATTGTGGAGCGAACAGGAGCATGGTACATACTTCCTGATGGTTCAAAGGTTCAAGGTAAGGAAGCATTCGTCAATCGTGTAAGAGAGGATCTTGACTTGCAAGAATCAATCAAGGCAAAACTAAATGGGTAACTTTACTGTTTATAATGGAAAATTTGTTTGTCATACATGTAAAACAGAAGTTAGAACTCTTAGACTTTATGCAGAAACAAAAACAGCAACTTGGATGTGCAAAGAAAAGCATTTAAGTACCGTTAAGTTTGGTAAGCAGAAATGGAAGGGCAATGACGGAGAAGAGTGAGTCAAAGAGAATTGGTGCTAAACAACACAAGAACTCTGGACGCAACACACAAAAGGGTGATGCTTCCTGGAAAAACTTTGTCGTAGACTTTAAAGAGGTTGGAAAATCTTTTACATTAAATAAAGAGGTTTGGGCTAAGGCTACTACAGATGCTATGAAGAATGGCAAGGATCCAGCCATAGTTGTGGTTATGGGCGAGGGTAACGCAAAGGTCAGACTTGCTATAATTGAGATGAGTATATTAGAAGATCTAGTGGAGGAATAATGGAACAACAACAAACAACGATAGATATGGTAAATGGTTTGGCAGAGATTGCTGACTACATGCAGGACGAAGAACTAACAACAGCACTTACTTTTATTGCCAAGATAATTATTAAGCCAGACATTCCTCTAAATGTGGCGACTGTAGAGATTGTAAGACTACAGGCAATTGCAGCAAAGATGGCTTTTAAGGCTACATGGATGGCCAATGTAGATAAGTCAGATCGTGGAAAGAAAAATCTTTATTACACAGCAGCAGAATCAATCAACAATCTTGTCTCTGCACTCAAGTACATCACCCGCTAATCTGCTATAATTATAACTAATAGAAACGAGAAACGATGACGAAAAACTTACTACATACAGTGATGATAAAGCCAGAAGAAAAGCCAGTCCACTCCATGGATATAGCAGCACTTGAGGCAAAGATTAAAGAAGGATATACGATTAATCGTGTAGACAAGCATACAACAAAAAAGACTTTTGCGCCATCTACCATTGCTTATGGTCATGGAGAGTGTGCAAGATATTGGTACCTTGCATTTGATGGTCAGATTTTTGAAGACAATGCAGATGCATATTCAGCAGCAAACATGACTGCTGGAACTTTATCCCATGCAAGAATTCAAGCAGCAATGATGAACTCTGGTGTGGCAAAGATATATCGTGATGAAGATAATGAGGCAACTACAGAGTTTAAGATTAAACATGATGATCCTCCTATCTTTGGATACGGCGACGTTATGCTTGATTGGCAAGGAGAAGAACTCATTGGTGAAATTAAGACAATGATGAATGAGGGCTTTGAGTACAGAAAGGCATCAGGAAAGGCAAAGAATGGCCACCTAATGCAATTACTTATATACATGAAGATTCTAAAGAGACCGAAGGGTGTAATGATTTATGAAAATAAAAATAATCACGAACTCCTTTTGATCCCAGTAGATGTAAACGATCATTACCGTCGGTGGGTAGACCAGGCATTTGATTGGATGAGATCAGTTCGCAAGGCATGGGAAGATAAAACCCTGCCAACCAAAAACTATCGATCAAACTCCAAGATATGCAAGTCATGCCCAATTAAAAAAGCATGTGAGTCTGCAGGTACAGGCGTATTAAAAATAGCGCCTCTGGAGATTCTCGGTGAACAATTGTAAATGCTGCGACAATCAGTTTGAGCCATCTGTATCATATCAGATATATTGCTCTCCAAGTTGTAGGGATATAGCAACAAAAGAAAAAATTGCAACTAGATATTTGCAATCAAAAAGGCAAAAGAGAAAGGGCAAGACAAGGCTTTGCAAGTCTTGTTCCCTTCCTCTGTCTATCTATAACGATGATCCAGTTTGCTCATCCTGCAGTGTTAATCCAGACGCAGTAAGTAAGGCTATAAAAGAAATAAAGGGACGAATAAATGGTAAAAAATAAGTGGGGCCTAGAGGTTAAGCCTAACAGAATTTGCTCTATTGACGCAAGTACCAACAGTCTTGCATTTGCCCTATTTGATGGAGATAGTCTAGAGTCTATTGGTAAGATAAACTTTGAAGGAAATGATGTTTATGAAAAGGTCATGGATGCTGGCAAAAAAGTAAAAGCATTCTTTGATATATATGGTGGCTTTGAGGCAATTGTTATTGAACACACAGTATTCATGAATAGCCCAAAGACAGCAGCAGACCTTGCACTAGTTCAAGGAGCAATACTTGGATCAGCAGGACAGACTGGAACCAAGATTATAGGCAAGGTTTCTCCAATAACATGGCAAAACTATATTGGGAATAAAAAAATATCAAAAGACGAGCAACTTTATATACGATCACAAAATCCAGGCAAGTCAGTATCTTGGTATAAGTCTTATGAAAGAAATTTACGCAAGGAAAGAACAATAAAGTTTATTAATACAATCTATGATAGAACTATTACAGACAACGATGTTGCCGATGCCTGCGGTATTGGTCACTGGGCACTAAAGAATTGGGGTAAGGCAATTGGAGTTGACAACTAGTATCATGGCTGCTAAACTATATACAAGTGAAGTCTATATGCGTAAGAGATACCTTATGGATAAAAGGTCACCAGAGGAAATCGCAAAGGAGTGTGGAGTGAGTCTAGAAACCATCTATGTCTACCTTGCTAAATTTGGATTAAGGAAGTCTAAGCGATGAAGAAACTAAAGAGACTAATGTTTTTGTTTACACTAATGTCTGCAGCAGGAATTACATACTTTATTGTAATGTTAAAAAATATTCCAGACACGCTTTCATGGGATCTAGAAGAAGAGGAAAATGATGAATCATATTGATAAGGTTGAAGATTTTGTTCTAGAGGTTTTAGACAACAAGAGAGAAGGACACTATGTAGAACTTGGTGCCTTTCACTCAACACAGGGAAGCACTACATACAAATTTGAAACAGAGTTTGACTGGAAAGGCGTTTCCTTTGAGATCATAGATGAATTTCACAAAGAGATCACTGCAAACAGAAAGAACCCATGTATGCTTGGAGATGCAACAAAGTTTAATTATATAAAGTACTTTGAAGAAAACAATTTTCCAAATCAAATAGATTTTCTTCAGGTAGACATAGATGCTGGATACGATAACCTAGGCCGTGCAGTTGGAAATCCTTCCTTGTCGCTTCTTGGGCTTTTAGCAATTCCACTTAACACTTACAGATTCTCTGTAATATCTTTCGAGCATGATACGCTAATTGAATATAAGAATGAAGCGATGAGAGATGCACAAAGAGAAATCTTAAATGCTTTGGGATATTCTTTAGTTGTTAGACTTCCACACGAAGACTGGTGGGTTGATCCAAATGTTATTCCTTATCAAAAATATAAGAATTATTTTAATATGGTGGCAGCATGAGCACTGAAACACAATTTACCATAGGTCAAGTTTGTGATGAGATAAAGGCAATGCTTATTGCAAAAAATAAATCATACGGAGATTCTGCTTTGAATCCAGTTAGAATTTTTTCTACATCTGATAGTGTAGAACAACTTCATGTAAGAATAGATGACAAGTTGTCTCGCATCACTCGTGGAGGATCCTTTATTGGTGATAACGATATTGATGATCTAATAGGATACTTAATCCTTTTAAAGATTGCAAGGGAGTTAAATCATGTCGACTGAAGATGATTTAGTCAAACACCTTGATCAGGTTAATCAAGTTGTAGAAGAATACTTAAAGGGCAATGATCCAACAGTAATTTCAAAGCAACTCGCCATACCAAGACAAAAGGTTGTAACACTTATTAATGAGTGGAAGGTTATGGCATCTGCTAATGATGCAATCCGTGCTCGTGCCAAAGAAGCATTAGCAGCAGCAGACACACACTACAGCAAGTTAGTGTCTCGTACATACGAAGTTATTGATGAAGCATCTATGACTAACAATCTTAGCGCAAAGACTGCAGCCATTAAACTTGTAATGGATATCGAGTCTAAGCGTATTGATATGCTGCAAAAGGCTGGCCTTCTTGAAAACAAGGAACTTGCAGAAGAGATGATGGAAATTGAAAAGCGTCAAGAAATTCTTGTTCTTATTCTAAAAGATATTGCCTCAGAGTACCCACAGGTTCGTGATGAAATTATGCGTAGACTTTCTTCATTTGCAAAAGACAACGAGGTGATTACAGTTGTCCACGATGTTCAATGAGTTTCTTGAAGCACTTCAAGACGATCACTTTGAAGAGACTCCCGTAGATGCAAGAACATTTGTCGAAGGTGAAGCATACCTTGGACAGCCACCACTTTCTGACATTCAATACGACATTGTAGAAGCCATGAGTCAGATCTATCGTAAAGAAGACCTGATAAACATTATGGGGGAAGAAGAAGGATCTAAGTACTACAATAAGTACACAAAGAATGAAATCATTTTGCAACTTGGCAAGGGATCTGGAAAAGACTTTACATCAACCGTAGCCTGCTCATATATCGTATACAAACTTTTATGCCTTAAAGATCCAGCAAAGTATTTCGGCAAGCCATCTGGAGATGCTATCGACCTTATCAATGTGGCTATTAACGCTCAACAGGCTAAGAATGTTTTCTTTAAAGGCTTTAAGTCTAAGATTGAAAGATCCCCTTGGTTTGCAGGAAAGTACAATGCTAAAGCAGACTCAGTTGAGTTTGATAAATCTATTACAGTGTACTCTGGTCACTCAGAGCGTGAATCACATGAGGGTTTAAACCTTTTGCTTGCAGTTCTTGACGAGATTTCTGGTTTTGCATCTGAGGTTGGAACAGGTAACGAGCAGGGTAAGACTGCTGACAACATATACAAGGCTTTCCGTGGATCAGTAGACTCTCGTTTTCCAGACCTTGGTAAGGTTGTTTTGCTTTCATTTCCACGATACCCAGGTGACTTTATTTCAGAAAGATACGAAGATGTTATTGCTGAAAAAGAGATCATAGAAAGAACACACAAGTTTATTATCAATCCACTACTTCCAGAAAATAGCCCAGACAACACCTTTGAAATTTCCTGGGATGAAGATCAAATCACATCATACAAATATCCAGGAGTGTTTGCACTAAAAAGACCTACATGGGAAGTAAACCCAACACGCAAGATTGATGATTTTATGATTGCATTTTTAACAGACCTTGGAGATGCTATGATGCGTTTTGCTTGTGTCCCAACATTTGCATCAGATGCATTCTTTAAACAAGCAGAAAAAGTAAGAGCATGCATGACACTAAGAAACCCAGTAGATAATTTTAAAAGGTTTGATGAAGCATTTAAGCCAGACCCAACTAAAAAATATTATGTTCATGCTGACCTTGCACAGAAGCACGATAAGTGTGCGGTAGCAATTGCACATGTAGAAAAATGGGTAAATATTCAAGTAATTAACAATTACGAACAGGTAGCACCTATAGTTGTAGTGGATGCAGTAGCATGGTGGGAACCAAAGATTGAAGGTCCAGTTAATCTATCTGAAGTAAAGCAGTGGATCCAGAACCTTAGAAGACTTGGGTTTGATATTGGCATGGTTTCTTTTGACCGTTGGCAGTCATTTGATATTCAAAATGAGTTGAAGCAGGTAGGAATGAAAACTGATACTGTTTCTGTTGCTAAAAAGCACTACGAGGATATGGCTATGCTCGTGTATGAGGAAAGACTTGCTATGCCTGCAATTGATTTATTATTTGATGAACTAACACAATTAAAGATTATGAAAAATGATAGAGTTGACCACCCCCGCAAAAAATCTAAGGACTTAGCAGATGCGGTGTGTGGGGCAATATTTGGAGCAATATCACATACTCCAAAAAATGTAGACACTGAAGTAGAGGTTCACACTTTTAAGGACAGACCAAAGACTCCAGAAGAGCAATTTGACTTGGAAAGTCGCAATGTGATACAATATAAACCTAGCCAAATAGAAGACATAAAAGACTATTTGGACGGACTAAAAACACTATAAACAGAAAAGGAATACATTAAATGAACTCATTTAAGAAAATCGCACTAGCCATGGTTGCAGCCATGACTTTGGGCATGGTCGCAGTAGCACCTGCAAATGCTACAGTAATGACGGTAGCAGTAACACTAGATGGAACAGCAAATACAACTAATGGTGTAATTGCTACTCCTGCTACACTACCAGTCCCAGCAGACAACACAATTGATGCAGGAGATGCATTGCGTTTTGTAGCAACAGTAGCAGCAGGAACATCAGTTTCTGCAGTAGCAACTAATGCAACAATCGTATCTGCACTACACACATCAGCAGCACCAGTCGGAGCATCGTCAGGATCATCATCTTTGACAATTGCAACAGGCACTGGAACAACTGCAACATTCTTTGTATACACAAAGACAACAGCAATTGGTACCGTTGTAATCAACAATGGCGGAACAACTCTTACATACTATGTACAGGGTACTGCTGGTAAGATCAACAACCTAACAGTTTCAGCACCTTCAGCAGGTGCAGCAGGAACTAAGCAGGACATCGTTGTAACTGCAACAGATGCATTTGGTAACAAGGTATCTGGTAAGTCAATTACAGCAACAGTATTTGCTGCAACAGCAGTACTAGACACAGCAACAGTAACAACTGGTGCTACACTTTCAGACTTTGGAACAGCAACCTTTAAGGCAACTCTTCCAACAACAGGAACACGATCACTTATTACATTTGCTCCAACAACATCATCAGATGCAGTTGCAGGTGCAGTAGTAGGTTTGACTGCTCCAACACTAGCACCATTTGCAGAGATTGCAGTTCGTGATCTAGTATCAGAACTTGCTGCTGAAAAGGCTGCAAAGGATGCAGCACTTGCTGCTAAGGCTGTTGCAGATGCTGCAGTAGTTAAGGCTGCAGCGGATGCTGCTGCTGCTAAGGTTGTTTCAGATGCTGCACTTGCAGCAGAAAAGGCTGCTTCAGCAAAGGCACTAGCAGATGCAAAGGTTGCTTCAGATGCAGCACTTGCTGTTAAGGATGCACAGATTGCTAAGTTGGCTGCAGACAATGCTGCAGCACTTAAGTCAATGAAGGCTGCATTCAATAAGTTGGCTCTTCAGTGGAACAAGAAGAATCCAAAGGCAAAGGTTTCTTTGCTTAAGTAATTAATCCAACACTAAAGGGGTTGCCAATTGTGGTAGCCCCTTTTTTGTGCAATAAAATGGTATAATCATCCTATCAGACATCAGGTCTGCGAGGGGGAAGGCAAATAAAGCAATTATTAAGAATAGTAACAGCCACAGTATTAGCCTTTGGATGGCTCCTAATAGCCCCTACAGAGGCTCATTCTGACGACCCTATAACAGTAGGTGCCCAGAGGATAGAAGCCCTTAATGAAAAGGTCTCAGACCTTAATGATAGTGCTGAGTTGGTGTCCCTTATTGATGTGGCACAGGGGAAGTATGATGATGCCGTAACTGCCAGGGATAACAAAATCTCAGCAGAAGAGTCATATGATGAAGCAGTAGAGACAGAAGCAGAATCCCTATCAACCCTCAACACAAAAATATCAAACCTTTCCTTAGCCCAGTCCTCAGTAGATGGACAAACAGCCACAGTTGCTTTATCCTTAACAAACAAAGATGATGCCCAAGAAGTCTTATCCATAGCCAACCTTAATCTTCAAACAACACAGTCTAATATGCAGGCTGCTGGAGGTCCAGGATTAGAATATACTGTGTACAATCTTTTAAGAAATGGCAGTCAGGCAGTGCCTGGCTCTGTTATATGTACTGGTACTTGGAACTCAAACTCTATGAACCTTCCAGTATGTGGTAGATATGAAAACATTATTGTTAAGTTTACTGGAAAGATAACAGTCCCAGACCACTGGACATCAACCTATTTTGCAGGGTACACAGATGATGGTTTTAGAATGTTCATTGACGGACAACTTGCAATCAACAACTGGGTAGAACAAGGGGTAAGATGGAGCAACTATTCACCAGTATATGATGTAAGCCAAGATAAAACATTGGATGTAGAAATTTGGTGGTACAACGGTGGAGGCCCAGGATCATATCATCTTGGATGGGCAATACCTGGAGGTTGGACTGGAGCAGGATGCGACTACACTGGTGGATGGGGAGTAGGGTTTAGTTGTAATCTTGGAACATTTTCATCAGGACCAGGTGCAACTCAGTCACAAATAGATGATTACAACGAAGCACTTGCAGCAAGAACATCTGCTCTGGCAGTTTATAACGATAAGTTATCTGTTTATAACCAAGAGGTTGCAACACTAAATGAGTTACAAGATGATTTAGAATTAGCACAAGACGAAAAAGATCAAGCAGAAACGACATATGAAATTGCACAACTGAACACTGCTTTAACATTAGCAGCAAAAGATAGTGCTATTGAAAACTACAACAACGCAATTGAGGATATGAATGATGCTATTACTGCTGCAGAAGAAGAGTATATTTCTCAATGGGATTTTGAAGAGAAGCAAAGAATTAATGCTGCTATTGCTACTGCCCTTGCAAATATGCCACAGCCACAGCCTACTCCAGAGCCTTCAGTAGCACCAAGTCCAGCACCTTCACCTGAGCCTACAGCAGAGACACCACCTACCCCTGCTCCAAGCCCAGAACCTACTCCAGAAGCACCACCTACAGAAGAGTCTAAGCCAGAGCCAACAGTGGATCCAGAACCTACACCAGAACCACAACCAACCCCTGCTCCTGAAACAGAGCCTACAGTTGAGCCTTCTCCAGAACCATTGCCAGAACCAATACCAGAGCCAACGAAGAATCCTGAAATAAAGGATGAAGAACTTTCTGCACTCATTCCTGAAAAGGGTACAGGAACAGCAGAAGATCTATCTGGAGTTATTGCTAACCTTACAAGCAAGGATAATAAGTTAGTTACACTTTCTCCAGAGCAAATAGCAGCAGTTAGCCAAACCCTAAAGTCTTTGACACAAGAAGCAAAGGCAGAAATTGCTGGAGACCTTGGTATTAAAGCATCAGAAGTTGCACAGATTGCTGAGCAGATGAAGGACAACCCTGCACTTGCAGAAGCGTTTGTTGAATTCGCAGATAGAGCAGGGGATGCAGGAGAAACTCCAATGCCATTTACATTAGCAGATGCAGTAACAGAAGTACAAACAGAAGCATTCTTAGCAGATCCACTGGGTGCAGTATTCAGTGTAGATGTTACAGAACTCCTATCCAATTTTTCTGAGTTGGGTATGGACATGACAGACGATCAGAGAGAAAAAGCCCAAGAAGTCATTATCCCAGTAATCATTGTTTCACAGATTGCAAATGTAATGATTGGGATGAGGAGGTAAAAATGAAAATAATCAAAAAGGTTGTGAAGGGATTCTTCACATGGCTTAAAGATGCAGGGGTGGAAGTGATTGCACAAGCCTTTACTCTCCTTGGCTTCTTCATCGCATGGCTAACTTTGACGGGATCAGCAAGAGACATTGTTGGTATTGCAGTACTTGCAACCACAGTAGTCTGGCTAATTACAATCCCACTAAGAAAGGAGGACTAAAATGGCGACTAGAAAAAAGGTAGTAGAGGCTCCAAAGAAAGAGCACCCACAGAAAGCAATAACAAATATCTTGATGAGAATCGTAGCAGTCTTCGCAGCATCTGGTCTATCAGTACTTGGTGCTGGAGCAGTGGTTGGAATTGACACAATACAGGCAGTATTCTTAGCAGGACTATTAGGAGTAGCAACAGTCATTGAAAGACTGGCAAGGGCTTTTTTGGACGATGGAAAACTCACATTGGCAGAGATCAATGATGCGTTTAAGACGGTAGACAAAAAGGCTAATTAGTCATTATTGACGGTAGTTGACAGCCCTCTCTGGGTAATGGTATACTTGAGTATCACCTATCTGGAGAGGGCTTTGTCATGACCTGTATTGTTGCTTTACGCCATGAAGATAAGATTTATATGGCTGGAGATCGTGGAGCATCAGATGATGGGACTATTCTAGCACTTACTGCTCCAAAGGTTTGGAAGATTGGCCCATACTTAATTGGGTATGCTGGATCAATGGACGGAGAAAGAATCCGTTATAACTTTAAACCAACACCACCTAATATTAAAGATACAGATAAGTTTATGCAGACAAGGTTTATTAAAGAACTTAAAGAATTTTATAATGAGTTCTGGGTTGATACATCTAAAGATGGAGACTTAGGGCTAATTATTGCTGTTCGTGGTGAGATCTACGAACATTCAACTGGTGACATGTCACTATCAAAATATATGCTTCCGTATCTTGCAATAGGTTCTGGAGCAGAGTATGCCTATGGTGTGCTATATGCAACAGATAAACAAAAAAATGCAAGAAACAGAGTTAACCAAGCAGTAAATGCTGCAATAAAATTTAACCCATCCTGCATGGGTCCAGTTGACATCATCAGTGCTTAAAGGTATAATTATTATATGATAAGCGACGATGATTCTTTAGAGTTTGAGATATGGATAAATAATGGTATTGATCGTGGATGGATTACAGAGCCATTCTGTAATACACATGATGGAGATCCATACATGAGCGATGAAGAGCAAGAAGAGTGGGAGTCTGGCGGAGATCCTTGCCAGGTAGTATTTAAAATAAAGGAGTTCTAATGAAGAAGGTTGTTTTTATTGTTTTTGTTTCTTTGCTTTTCCCAGCGTCATCCTATGGGGCTACAAAGGTTGAGGGATCAAAGTGCTTTACACATAGCAAAACAAAAAAGGTGAGTGGTGTACAGTATGTGTGCCACAAGAAAAATGGTAAACTTGTTTGGACAAAAGATAACTCAGTTAAGCCAAAAGGAACTCTTGGGTCTTGTCAGTGTCCTTTGTGCTGCCCTATTCCAACAAAAGAAACAACTGCTGTAGAAACACCTACACCTACACCTGCGCCAGTGGTTCCTACGCCAACACCAACACCATCACCTGCGCCAGTTGTGCCAACACCAACACCTACACCTGACGAGTCATCAAATAAAAAGCCTATGACTTTAGAAGAGGCAACTGAACTTAGAATAGCCTTAGATCCAAGAAGTATGCAGCCATGCCCTTCTTATTTGGATAGAATAGAAAACTCTCAGGGCGAATTATTGTGCATGTATAAGGACAACGTTTTAGTTTGGCATCAAAACTTTAATTTAAGTTTTAGAAAGCCAAGCCCAACACCTACCACCATTGCAACAATTCCTGCTCCAGTAACCACAAAGGTTCAAGAGCCAACTACATTAGAAAAAATTTATAGCAAAATAACAAACCACTATAACCATAAAAATAATTTTTCTATAACAGTTATTAAGAGTCCAGATGTGGATTCATCTAAGGTTGAATATATTATTAATAAGTATGAAAAAGCAATCAACTCTTACTCTTTTGATTCAGGCAAAAAGATCAGATGGGTATTTATGAATGAGAATGAAAAGCCTTGGTATGTCAAAAAGTCTTTAGAGATTGACGATTACGACTGGACATCTTGGTGGGATAGTGGAAAGTGCTTTATATCTTCTACTTCTCTATGCTCATATGGAAACTCTAACACAAAGAATCCAATTTTTTACACAATGGTTGGCTCAAAATCACAGTGGACACAAGAACACGACATGATTGCAGAGCATGAGGCCGTTCACATGTATCAAGTTTTGACATTTAAAAATGGCTACCCAAATTGCTGGATAGTTGAAGGGCAAGCAAACCTTATTGGATTTGCTATGGCATCCAGATACTCTAACATGCTAACATATCGAAATGGCCAAATGCTTCAGTTAACAAAGTTTGTTCCAGGGTACAGAGACCTATCAAAAACACAGTGGGTAGATACATTAAAAAGAATAGAAAAGGATGAAGACTTTTGTTTTAAAAATCAGGCTGGATATTCTTTGGGTATGATGGCTGTAGAGTCTTTATTCTTAAATCATGATGCAGAAAAGGTTGATAAGTTTATTATTGACTACTCAGTTTCTGGAAATTTTGATCAATCACTGAACAAGTTTTTGTCCATAAATAGTTCAAAGTTTTATGAAGACTTTGCTGATCATATTATCAATGCTATAAATGGAAGGTAGCAGGGTATGAGAATATTTAAAAAGATTTATACATCAATAAAAAATTATTTTATAATAAGAAAAATAAAAAAAATTATTAAGAAGAAGAAGTTTATATATTGATGCATAAACTAAAAAACTTTTATATAAAGCCAGACAGTGTTGGGCAGAGCGCTTTATTAGAAAAAAGTATATTTTTTGAAATGCCAATATCAAGTGTATCTCCTAATCCAGAAATTTGGTCAGACACATTTAAAAAAAATCATGCTCAAACACTTAAGACAGAAATTAATAGATATGGCTTTAGGTCTGAAGAATTTAAAAAAGATCATGACGGGCTGCATGTTTTGTTTTTGGGATGTTCTTATACATGGGGCACTGGGCTATTTCTTGATGAAGTTTGGTCAAAAAAAACATATAACAAAATAAAAGAAGTCAGAGATGTTTCTGGATTTTTTAATCTTGCAGTTCCAGGGGACTCTATATATTCATCAATAACTAATGCATTCAAATACTTTAAAACTTTTGGAAATCCAGATGTGATATTTTTTAATGTTCAAGACATTACAAGGTTTTATGCTTATAGCAAAGAAGATAAAAATTTTTATCGATCAAACATTTCAGACAATAAAGTTTTAGAGTTGCTTGCATACCAGTACTACTATATGCTAGAGCAGTACTGTCTTTCTAATAATATATTGCTGATATCTTTTACTTGGTATTTAGGTCACGATGTGCATATCTTAGAAAATTTTAAAACTTTTAGCAACACCAAAATAAATAATGTTTCAGATTTTGTTAACGATCAAAAAAATAATAAGTCAGAATCTCTTATTGCAAGAGATGGAAAACATCTTGGATCAGCCTACCACGACTACTGGTCTTGCCATGCATATAAAACATATCTTGATAATTATGCAGGTATAAATGTTTCAGAATTGGAAGAAAATTGTTAATCCTTGGAGTTAATGAAACCACACATGACGCATCAGTATCTTTAATTAAAGATGGAGAGATACTTTTTGCTGGGCATGCAGAAAGATATAGTAAGCAAAAAAATGACTGGTTCACAAACAAAGGACTGATTAAAGATGCCCTGCAATATGGATATCCAGATCAGATTGCTTACTACGAAAAACCTTTACTTAAGAAACTTAGAGTAAAAACTCGTGGTGGATTTGGAGGAGATAGACCATGGTTTGAGTCTACAGAACTTGGAGACTTGCCAAGAAAAAACTTTGGGCACCACTACTCGCATGCATCTGCTGGTTACTATACTAGCGCATTTAATGATGCATGTATTGTAGTATTAGATGCAATTGGTGAATTTAATACCTCAACAATTTGGGTTGGAGAGGGTGAAAAAATTAGGCTTAAGTATAAGCAAAACTATCCAGTTAGTTTTGGCTTATTCTATTCTGCTTTTACCCAACTGATTGGACTAATGCCGAACCAAGAAGAGTATATTATGATGGGTATGGCTGCTTATGGAGACTGGAAAAGATATTACAAAGAGGTTGATGAGTATTTCCCATCCCATTCAAAACAAAAATATAACTTTCATAAAGGAATTAATGACTGGGGTATTCCTATAACTGAGCAAGATAGGTTTGATATTGCTGCAGCAGTTCAAGTTGTATATCAGCAAAGACTAAATGATTTTATGCATATGGCCTATTCTATTACTGGTAAAAAGAATTTAGTATTTATGGGTGGTTGTGCACTTAACTCATCAGCAAACACATTGCTATGGAATATATTTGATATGATATGGATCATGCCTAACCCTGGAGATGCTGGTAGTTCTTTGGGTGCTGCAGCAGCCCTATACGGAAAGCATCTTGACTGGAAGACTCCATATCTTGGTTATGATCTTGGAGGAGAGTATCCTGTTCAGCAAATTGTGGACGGTATATTAAAAAATGGAATAGTAGCAGTGGCATCAGGCAGAGCAGAGTATGGTCCAAGAGCCCTTGGAAATAGAAGTATACTGGCTGACCCAAGAGATCCATTAATAAAAGACAAAGTTAATTTAATTAAACAAAGAGAGTTGTTTAGACCTTTTGCTCCAGTAGTTCTTGAAGAGTGCGCCTCTAAATGGTTTGACATGGACTTTGCAAGCCCTTATATGCAGTATACAGTTAAGTGCCTTCAGCCAGACAAGATACCATCAGTTGTTCATGCTGACGGAACATCAAGGGTTCAAACAGTAAATAGAAATCAACATCGTGGTTTATACAGAGTTATAAATAGGTTTTATCTTGAGACTGGTGTTCCAGTATTGCTCAACACTAGCCTTAATATAAAAGGTCAGCCACTTCTTAATGATGAGACTGACATTATTAAGTGGGAAAAAGAATATAACTTTACAATATTCAGGTAAGGTGCTATAATATATAAGAGACAAAGGAGGCCAGACATGGCAGCAAAAGGTAGTTTAGAGGCAATCATTGAGGTTGCAAAGAAAGAAGTGGGCACAATTGAAGGCCCAAAGGATAACGAAACAAAGTATGGTGCATGGATCAAGGTAAACTTCCAACCATGGTGCCAATCATTCGTTTCTTGGTGTGCATTTACTGCGGGAGTAAAGTCATTCCCTAAGTCTGCATCAACAGTTGCAGCAGCAGATTGGTTTAAGAAGGCTGAGCGTTGGTCTGATGCTCGTAATGATGATCCACAGGCAGGAGACTGGATTTATTTTGATTTCCCAGATGATGGTGTAAATCGTATTTCACATGTTGGTCTTTGCATTAAGAACAATGGCGATGGAACAATCCAAGTTATTGAAGGAAATACTTCAGGAACTGCAAAGGGAGACCAGCGCAACGGAGGAATGTGCGTAGAAAAGACTCGTGCATATGTAAAGAATAATAAGAAGAAGTTAGTTAATGCAGTTGTTGGTTGGGGTCGTCCAGTGTATGCTGGAGAAGAGAATGCTCCACTACTAAACAAGGTAGTAGCATCAGCAACAACATCAACCCCTGCACCAAAGAAGGACGCTCCAAAGGCTGCTAAGCCTGTTGTAAAGAAGGCAAAGTAAATGGACTCAACAAAAAGAACATTGCTAAAGACAGCAAGTTGGGAAACATTTCACCTTGTTGGTGTTGCTGGAGTAATCTATCTTTTCACTGGTGAGTGGGAGTACGCATCTCTTGGTGCACTACTATACATTGGATGGGAAGCACTTGGCTACTTTTTACATGAAAGAGTTTGGGCAAGGTTTGGTACAAAGATTTCCTAATGGAGTCTATAAAAAGAAGTATAGTTAAGTCAGTTGGTTGGTATGCTATAAACATACTTATGGTTGCTTTTATAGCATACCTTCTTACTGGTAGCATAGTAATTGCAATAACTATGTCATTGCTGCAAACTTTACTAGAAACTGTTGTATACTATATATATGAAAGAGGCTGGGCTACTTTTGGAAAGGACTTTAACTAATGAAAGACATAGGCAATAAGTTATTTATTTTGGAAGAGTTTATCTTTCCAGAAACATGTCAATTCCTAATAGATGGATTTTCTAAAAACTTAAAAAATATTGGTAAGCCAGGAATTGCTGGTGGGCCTGGTGGAGATGAAAAGAGAGATGCATGGAAAACCTCTGGCCTTCACAAGATATCAGGTAAAACTGAAGACACCTCAGAAAACATTTCTATAGATCTTTTTACATCTATATGTACAAATATAGAAAAAACTGTATCTTCTGTTTTTAAAAAAGATCTAGTTCTTAGGTCATACTTTTATAGTCATATGACAGAGGGTGGTAAAAATTCCTTGCATGTTGATAACTATTCAGAAGATTACTCACAGGACTACTCTGCAATACTGTATCTTTCAGACTCTTACGAAGGTGGTCTGATTCACTTTCCAAAACTAGAAACTAGTTTAAGGCCAGAGCCTGGAACAATGTTGACATTTATAGGAAATGAAGATCTTGAGCATGAGGTTCAAGAAGTTATTTCAGGAAATAGAGTAAACATTATATGCTTTTTAAATGAAAGGAGAGATAAATGAGAATCAAAATAATTAAAGCAGTAGTAAAGTTGCTTGGATATGAGTGGGGCGGAGACAAACTAAACTTGCCATACTGGACTGTAAAAGAAAAGAAAAAGAAGTAATGGCAATATATGAATACAACTGCGCTAAGTGCAGTGAAAATTTTATTAAGCAAAGGTCTATAACTGCAGAAGATCCAGGATATAAATGTGAGACTTGCAATACAGACCTAACTCGTGTATACTCTAATGTAGGGGCTGTTTTCAATGGCTCTGGATTTTATTCCACCGACAATCGAAGGGTATAATATGATTACAATGACTAAAGTAGAAGAGAAGATTGAATGGACTCTTACACCAAAGGATAGATGTGATAGGTGCACAGCAGAAGCATTAGTTCAAGTAACTGGGATAAACGGAGACTTGTTGTTCTGCGGTCATCACTATAACAAGATCATGGAAAATGTAGTAGGATATGAAAAAATGATGAAGTTTGCTATAACTATTACTGACGAACGATCAAAGTTAATTTAAATGTTAAGGTTTCACCATATGTGGAGGGGGCACCCTCTAAGTGCAACAGAGTTAACAGTTATTTCTAATTATTTAGAAGGTGTCGGATATGAATCTTTGCTGCTTACCTTTCATTCAGAAAGCCCAGACTATTTAATAAAGTCTGCTGCTGCTTTAGTACCAGGAAACAAACTAAAGTATATGATTGCTTTGCGTCCATACCACATGAGCCCACAGTATTGTGCCATGATCACTGAAGGATTTAATCAGATTGACCCAAACAGGTTAATTTTTAACTGGATTGCTGGAGATTCACATAACAGGCCAGAAGAAAAGCCACAAGTGGATGTTTATGGCAATACCGATACTTTAGATAGTATAATAAAAAAAACAACATTTTTACGAAAGTTTATTCAAGATTATAACTCTATGGATTTTGTAAGTAAAAGACCAGAAATGGTTTTTAGTGGATACTCTGAGTATACACTGGAAACAACAAAAATGTTTGGTGGTACATCTTTGTCAATGATAGACGACTACAGAAATAATAAGGTCAGGTTTGAAGGAATTACAAATAGGATGGTTTCAGTTTCTCCAATTATCCTAGAAACACAAAAAGATGTAAAAGAATATGTAGAATTTCTACCAACGCAGGGGCAAAGATTTTTAGAAATGTCCATAGTCGGTACTAGAGATGATGTTAAAAAGCAGTTACTAGAACTAGAGTCAGAAGGAATTACAGATGTTCTAATAAATACTCATAGGTGGGAGTTTTTGGGTCAGCCTCATGAACTTAGTAAAAAAAATGATATACTAGTTAATGGACTAATACAAGAAATAACAAAAGGAGAAAATAATGTATGAATACTATGTAAGAAAAGTAGAGAATGTTGTAGATGGAGATACCATTGACGTTCTTATTGACTTGGGTTTTGATATCCTGTTTGCATCTCGTGTTAGATTGGCTGGTATTGATACCCCTGAGTCTCGCACTAAAGACCTTGCTGAAAAGGCTCTAGGTCTAGAAGCCAAGGAGTATCTAAAGAAGTCTCTTAAGGATGCTAAGTCTGTTGTGATTAAGACTGAGAAGATGGACTCATCTGAAAAGTATGGTCGCATTTTAGGCTGGGTATACGTAGATGGCAACACAGTATCCCTTAACGATATGATGATCAATGATGGATATGCTTGGGGATACCTAGGTGATACAAAGGTAAAGGACTTTGATGCACTAGCAAAGGCTAGAAAGAAGTCTGGCAAGTGAAACATGTTCTTTATTTTACCGCAGACTGGTGTGGCCCATGTAAAAGGGTAAGGCCAATAGTTGAAGAATTGATATCAGAAGGTGAATCAATACAGATCATAGACTCTGATTCAGAAATAGAACTTGCAAAAAGTTTTTCAATACAAAGCGTTCCAACTTTTGTTTTGCTTTCAGAAAACAAAGAAATAAAAAGAATTATTGGCGCACAAACAAGAGATCAACTTTACAGGTTTATTCATGAATAAAGATATACCAGACATGATACTTGACGGCTCTGTTGAGTTTGCAGCAGTTGACATTGAGTCTGGAGATATTCTTTATAGGCTTTCTGAAAATACAGAAACCAGCAAAGAAGATTATTTTTTTTATGATCAACTAAAAGAATTTTTTGGAAATAAGATTACTGAATCCGAGGATAAGAATGAATAGAAACATACTTGAAGAAAACATTTACTATTATGAAAATGTAATAGAAGACACAAAATCTTTAATTAAAAAAATAGAAGATCTTGATGAGCATTTAACAGAAAAAAGTGGTCTGTCTAAGTGGGCAGACTGGACTGCCTATCAGTCAGATTATGCCTTTGGTAAACAAAAGATGATCAGGGAAGAACTGTTTGATCTTACTAACAGCATTGACGTTGAGTCTGAAAAGGTATATAAAGTTCTTTATAATGCAATCTACTCTGTATCAAAAGACTATGAGTCTATGCACCCAGGTCTTGATATTGGAATGCTATGCCCAATGTCAATAAGTAAATACTTTGTTGGAAGCATGATGGGCCCTCATGTTGACTGCCACGATGATGACAAGGGTAAAACAATATCTGTTGTTCTGTATTTAAATGATGACTATACTGGCGGAGAATTAAACTTTCAGAATCAGAATATTAAGATCAAGCCTTCTGCAGGAAGTATTGCAGTGTTCCCATCAAGATCACCATACTTTCATGAGTCCATGCCAGTACTTAGTGGAGAAAAATATATGACTCCAGGATTTTGGGAAAATAGAGTTCATTATCAAAACCTAGTTGCAAACCAGTAGTGTTCCTGGTATACTTATATATATAATAGTTAGGAATGCTTATGTGGTCATGGGTTTTAGCAGTAATAGGAGTTGCAGGCATATACTTCGTTGGTCGTAAGACTATATGGGGATGGCTTGTTTTGTGTGTTAATGAATGCTTGTGGATAGCGTATGCTATTATTACAGATCAGTACGGTTTTATATTTTCAGCAATTGCATATGCAGCAGTTTATATAAAATCATTTATACATTGGAGAAGAGAAGAAGTATGATTATTCAAATTATTGGTCTTCCAGGATCAGGAAAAACAGAGTTAGCAAAGGCTCTAAAAGAACGTATTAATGCTATTCATCTAAACGCTGACGAAGTTCGTGCAACAGTGAATTCAGACTTGGGGTTTACACCTGAAGATAGAATTGAGCAAGCACGACGCATGGGAGAGATGGCAAGACTTATTTCTAAGCAGGGTGTTGCTCCAGTAATTGTTGACTTTGTATGTCCAACAGATATTACTCGTGCAGCATTTGGCAAGCCAGACATATTGGTATTTATGGATACAATTGCTGAGGGTAGATTTGAAGATACAAACAAGATGTTTGAACGACCAGATAATGCAGATGTATCATTTATTAGTCATAACTTAGATGCAGAAGCAAAGGCATCTCACATCATTGATAAGTTTAGTCTTCATGATTGGTCTGCACCTACAACTCTTATGCTAGGTAGGTACCAGCCCTGGCATGAAGGCCACCACGCTCTGTATAAAGAAGCGGGGAAGAGAACAGAGCAAGTCCTACTTGGAGTCCGTAATACCTATAATACAAGCGAGAAGGACCCACTTACTTTTGATCAGGTAAAAGGTTATATCGCCAAGGATGACTTCATGGATGGTGCATTAGTACTTAGACTTCCTAACATTACTAACATTGTTTATGGTCGTGATGTTGGATACAAGATTGAGCAAGTAGACTTGGGGGCAGACATTCATGCTATTTCGGCTACTGAAAAACGCAAGCAAATGGGTATTTAATTACTTAGAAGAGTCTGGTCGCCTAATGAACGAAGCAGAAGAGCGACTAATGTTTGGAGATAAAGATGAGCGTAAAGAAAAGTAGATCTCTTGTCAAGTCTTTGACATGGAGAGTTGTTGCTTTGTTGACAACGTTCATAACATTGTACGCACTAAGTAAAGATATTAACATGGCAACGCTTGCAACAGTTATAACTAATGGTGTTAACTTTGTTGCTTATTACTACCATGAAAGAGTTTGGAATTCTGTCTCCTGGGGTAAAGAATGACAGTAACAAAGGCTAGGTCGTTTGTTAAGGCACTGAGTTATCGCATATGGGGTACATTGTCGTCATTTGTTGTTGCTTATGTCTTGACAGGAGATGCAACTTTATCAGGTGCAATTGCATTTTGGGAAACGGTAGTTAAAGTATTTATCTACTATGCACATGAGCGAGGCTGGAACAATATTCAGTGGGGCAGAAAGTAATGAATGAATTTGATGCAGTAGACAACCTTATATTAAATGGCGGTCTTGAGTTTGCTGGTGTAGATCGTGAAACTGGAGAGGCTCTATACAGACCTACAGATTCATTAAAAGATATTGATCCAAAACTAAGCACTGAGATACAAAACTATTTTTCATCTACAACTTTAAAGTTATGGGAAAAGGGGTTTATAGACATGGATGTGACAGATGCCGATCCAATGGTTAAGTTAGGGCCAAAATCTTTTGATGCTAAAGAAATAAAAGGTTTAGAGAAAGACGAAAGAGTAATTATGGAAGAGATTGTCAGAGTTTTATCTGGTAAAAAGTGATACAATTATGGGTGGGGGTGCAGAATGAATAGTGTTTACGGTGCAGCAACTGCAACAGCATCCCTCTTTGTCCTTTTAATTATTTACTTAAGAATAAATAAAAAAAGTAATGAGCCAACTCAAATCATCAGCCAGTCTATGCTGCAATATAGGTATAGCACGAGGAAGAAAAACTCAAGAAAATTAAATACAAGAACTCAGTCTAAGGTGCATTATGATAAAACCAACATAAAGGTTATCATTTTTGATAGCCAGGCATACTGGATTAAGGATAATATCTTTTACAGGGCACCAATTGTTAATGAAATTATTGATAAAGACTCTGCAGAGCAAGTTGACACCATACACATGGATAGGGTACAATTAGATAAGATGCTTTTTATAATGGATAAACTACGAGAAGGGATTAACGATGATAGTAGGGGTTCAGGGAACTAGTGGTTTTGATAACTACAACATATTCCTTAGATCAATGGCTGTTGCCCTTTCTGAGTTAAGAGAAGACGATAAAGAGTTTTTGATATACTCTGCTGGGCCAAACAATATTAATATGATGGCAATGGAATTTTCTAATCTTTCTGAAAGAGGAATGAAGTCAAGAGGAAAATCTATAAAACTATTTAAGGTTACTCCTCAGTGGCTAGAAGAAAATGTTGCAGAACTAGATCATTTGGCGTTTTTGTCTAACCCAAAAGAGCCAGTATCAAAGGTTGTTCACTCATCAAAACTAAATAATATAAATACAAACGTATATACATTTTAATTTTTATGTATATCTAAACTGTGCAAAGCACACAAACAGAACGGAACATAATGAAAATAGTTAATTCTTTAGAGACTATGGAATCTATAGTAAAGAACCATAGACAACTATCCTGGAATGGATGGACTGTAGTTGAGACTTTTCCATCAGAGAAAGCCTACTACTCTAAGTTTGGAGTTTATAAAAATAATAAGTGGCAGATGAAGAAAGAGTTTATTCCTTCTAGTCAAGGATGGGAAATTCCAGATAAGTATGTGATCTAAGTGAATAAGCATAAATGGAAAGACGATGCAGTCTGCTTAGACTATGACACAAACTTATTCTTTGACAAGTACGAAGAAGATGAACTTCTCAGGCCAGCAATAGATGCACTTTGTTCTGGATGCTCAGTTAGAAAAGACTGTTTTTCTGTTGGCATATCAGGAAAAGAGTGGGGAGTTTGGGGCGGAGTATACTTAGAAAATGGAGAAATATCTAAAGAGTTTTCAAGCCACAAGAGTAAGGATGACTGGGGAATGACATGGCAATCATTAACAATGGAGTAATATGTATACAGATTCAATGAAAAGAGCCTTTAGATCTCTTGAATGTCCTAAGAATTTTTCTTTACAGATCATAGACAATGAACATTTTATAACAGTAAAAGCAAAAGAAAAAGACTTTATGTCGTTAGAAACAGTAGAACTTAAAAGACAAGCAATAGAATATATGATTCGTGTCAAGAAAGCATTAGAGGATAATGGTGCAATTGTATTATTGGTAAGAGAAGGAGGCAAAGAACTATGATTCAGTCAATACTTCTTGTTATTCTTTCTGTATCAACAACAACACTTGCATTTCTTTTTTCAATTCAAAAAAAGAAAAATGTGGAAATTCTTGCCAACACTTTACAATTTTTAATATTGCAAGAGGCAGAGCAAGAAAAGAATAAAACAGATAAAGAGCAGTCAAACGAGGACTTTTTAAAATTTGTTTCAGATTCTAGAGACTGGGCATATCAATACATAGATGAGGTTCAGGCATCATTAAATAAATTTATTACTGATATTGAGCCTGAGATACTGTACTTTGACACATATGGAGACCTTATGTCTGCAGAGCCAAACTATAACTCGATGAAGAAAATTTCTGGGGCATACAAAGAACTAAAAAAAATGCTACCAGAAGACTATGATAGAATAGAGTAATGATCGTCCTTAAAAACACGAAGAATCTAAACCTATTTATATGTGAAGAGGAGTCGTGTCAGGATGAAAGTACTCAGGTATGGGCAAGTTCTGAAAGCAGAATTGTTGACCTGTGTGATTTACATTATAGTCAAGCAATAAAATCCTAGGAGGAATAAAATGAATCAACAAATCAAAAACGCACTAGCGTCATACGGAAGATCAGTTCTTGGAGCAGCAACAGCAATGTATGCCTCTGGAGTGACTGACCCACAGACACTAGCATACTCACTACTTGGAGCACTAATCCCCGTAGCATTGAGAGCAGCCAACCCTAATGATAAGGCGTTTGGAAAGATGCCTTCAGTTGAAGAGGTTGACGCAGCAGTTAAGTCTGCAAAGGTAGTAAAGAAGGCTCCTGCAAAGAAGAAGCCAGCAGCAAAGAAGTAATAACTAGATTAGCAGGCTAGGGTAGTTGACTAGCCTGTTTTTCTATGCTATAATATTTATACCTGCCCAAATGGGGGGTAAATTAACTTATTCGCTTGAAAGGGGAATAATATGGTAAAAACAGCACTGGATCTTTTTAATGATCCATTCTTCAACACCTTCTCAAATTTTCAGAAGGTAACAACAACAACAAACTATCCACCTTATAACCAGATCAAACTAAATGATACAGAGTATATTCTGTCATTTGCTTTGGCTGGTTTTTCTAAGGATGATGTCTCAGTATCGCTAGACAATCGCAAACTTACAATCAAGGGCGAGAAGCAGGACACTGAGTTGCCAGAGGGAGCAGAGTATCTACATAAGGGCATCGCAGCCCGTAAGTTCACAGATATCTTCACCCTTCCTGAGTTTGTTGAAGTTATTGGGGCTGAATTCAAGGACGGTATCTTAGATGTAAGACTTGAAAAGCAGATCCCAGAAGACAAACTTCCAAAGACTATTGAAATTCAGTAGTATAATATAAAACATTCCGCTATGAGACTTTAAAAGGTTTTACAACGGATACTCGATGAAAAGAGAGTCAGCAGGCTGAAACCCGTGGCTGATAGACCTGAGCAGTCGTCTATAAACTGCTCTCATTTTTTGTAAAAGCAAAAATAGTAATAGCGTACCTTGTTCCATTGTAAATATCTCTAACACCATGAGTATATTCTTCTGTTCCTGGGTGAATTACAAGGTCTCCACATTTAGGTTTATACTCAATTTCTAATTTTGGATAGTAAAGTTCTCCACCATCATAATCATCGTTTAAATAAAGAACTAATCCATAGTGAGTATTTGTTTCTAAATTTTCTGGGCTATTATCAAAGTGTGTTGGCATTCCCTTATCAGCAGAATAAATTAAATTTTCAATTCCAGTTAAATAAAGATTTTCTTCAGATATTGCTTTTAAAATATTGTTAATTTTATTGACTATATTGTTTTTATTTAATAGATAAATCTTTGCAATATCTTTTGTGCCTTCTTTTTCAGAAATTGTTTCAATATTCTGTTCAGTTGGTAGTTGTATAAGTCTATTATTAAAATATTCAGAAGATATTCCTTCAGGTTTATGCATTTGCTTTTCTTTTTCAATATAATTAAATATTGACTGAATTTCATCTTTAGATAAAAAATTATTTATAACTATTATCTCGTTATTAAATGGTTTATTTATTTCCATTTTTATCTTGTCCACCAAGAAAGGCTGTACCTAGTAGATCCCCTGACTTCATTAACACCATGTTCATATTCTTTATTCCCAGGGTGCATTACTAGAGACCTTGCAATGGGCTTAATAGATATATTTTTATTAGGATAAAATATTTCTCCACCATCGTAATCATCATTTATGTAAACAACAAAACCATGAGTAATTATCTTTTCATTTGGATTATACTGAGGGTGCTCTGGATCTATTTCGTCGGTATGAACACCAAGCCCAGGGCCAATTCTGCGTGATAAAGAGTTAATAGGAAGGTACTCAAAGTCTGATATGCCATAGTATTCAGTAAAAATTGATTCAGATCTTTTCTGTATAGAATCAAGCAAATCCCTATAGTACCAATAAGAACTTTTTAGGTTATCTGGCTCTATTCTTAGTTGGTTTCCGTACCACTCCTTAAGGCCAGATCCATCATTTGATCCTTCCCATAGGCCAGGGTCTTTTGATGAGAGGTCATTGATAATGCCTACCTCTTCTTCGCTTATAAAGTCTTCTACTACCACTATTTCATTGTTATATGGCCTAATTATGTTCATATACTCATTATACACTAGAACATGTTGTGCTATAATAATAGTATGCTAAAAGAAGGCGATTTTGCAATGACCTCCCACGGTGGAGAAGGAGATACCCATATAGGACAAGTAGTTCATGTCATGTATGAAGGTGCTCTTGGTAATCCAGAAACAGAATATTATATGGAAGCAAGTGCAGAAAATCCTGCGGTAATGATTCAGTTGTTTGAACAAGAAGAAAGCGGATTCTGGGAAGCAACAAGACTATACACTGCATGTGCAATGTCTATGTATGTTCAGATACCACCATTAATGGTTGAGCCTGAAGATTCAGAAGTTGCGATGGCCATGTATGATGCATCAATTGGCAAGGTTTCTCCTTGCTGGGATGGATATGTTCAAAGAGGTATGAAAGAACAAGATGGCAAGATGGTTCCAAACTGCGTTCCAGTTGCTAAGTCAGATAGTTGGATTGACTCTCCATTTAAGTTGGCAAAGTAATGCCAAAGAAAAAAGCAGCAGCATTTAATCCTATTCAGATTAAAGATGGATGGATTGTTAGACTATATAAAGATGGAAGAGTCAAGTCTAAGATTGCTCCATATGAACCAAAGCATCCAAAGAAAACAGATTAACTATTGCTTTGATGTGTATACTTATTCTCTAAGACTCTATCGTTTGTAAGCGGATCTCTTTGTCCCCAAATTCCAGAGAACTCACGGTCTTCTGGTTTAAACCCACCAGTAACCGCATGTGCTAATTTAAATGCATCCATAAAAACTAAATCGCCTTGCTCCCATTGATGAACAATCCTAATAGACTCGTTATTTTTTACTATGTTGCCTATCATTTTTGCAATCTCTGAAAAAATTTTGTATTCTTCTTTTGTAGGCAACTTGTCATTAACCGAATGCAAAATATTTACTTCATAACTTTCATGGTTGCTATTTATATAGTTTTCATCATTTGGTCCAAACTCTGACCAGTGCTCCTCTATTGGCATTCTGATTACTGGGACTCCAGTTATCCAATGATCAACTACTGTTTTATATGGAGGGAACACTTCTTCTAGGCCAAAATTTTTTGCATTGAGGCTGCATTTTTTTAAAAAATCTTTTGATTTATTATCTAGCAGATTGTATACAGCAGACGTATCTACAAAATAGGTTTTACCAGCCCCTGGAGGGGCCTGTAGGTGATACATATTCCATGTGCCAGCAACTATGGGGTTGTCGTAATAACAGTGCTCTACATGCCAGCCAAGCATGATTTCATCTTCTTTGGCAATACTAACCATGTTGTTATGAGAGTGAGTCTCTCTATAGTAATTGTCTTCAGTTTTTGTTGTCTGCCATTTAAAGAAATCTCCGAGTTTATAATGAAATAGTTTTTGATCTTCAAGAGAAAGGTTTGCTCCTCTAAACACAATAACAGAATCTTTTATAAACTTTTCTTTATAAAAGTCTATGTTATCAAAAACATTGTCAAACCCTGGATAATCTATTGGTGTTATTTTTATCATAATTTCCTCTCGAACACTCATATATATTATACCACCTAGAAGTACCCCTGGCAGGAATCGAACCTGCGACGCTTGGCTTAGAAGTCCAACGTTCTGTCCACTGAACTACAGAGGTATATTGGGTAGTTTTAGGTCGTACCCAGGACTGTTGGTCATGCTGAAAGGATCTTTGCCAGTGCATTGATTGTTGCTGCAATTCTTCCGATATCACGCAACTGTTCAACTGTATAGCCTTCTTCTTTCAATGTTTCGTAGTGTGCTTTAACACAAAAGTGACACTTACCAACAATAGACGAAGCAAGAGAGTATGCTTCAAACTTTGCCTTTGTTGTTCCACCATGAGTTGCTATAGCATTCATTCTTAATTGGGCTGGCAATCCTTTTAAATTTTGATCATCAGCCATTTCAAGATATGGATACCATACATTGTTTTGTGCCATAATTGCACCAGCAGTTAGTGCTGCGTTCTTTTCAACTTCATCTGTTGCATTTGCAGTAATGAATGCAAGAAGTTTGCCATTGCCAGTTGCAAATGCTGCTGCAATTGCCAAATATGTAGCATGCTCAGAATCAACGGTAGATCTATTGATTACTGCATCAAGATTTAGTTTAATATCTTTAGCATAATCAGGAAGACTTTCTTTTAATTGTTCGACCCATGACATTAAAGTGTTTCTCCGCCCAAAGGTCTGTTACATGCACAAAGTTCTCCAGTTTGCAGGGCATCAAGAACTCTAAGTGCTTCATTTGCATTACGACCTACATCAAGATTATTAACCGTCACATGCTGAATAATATTGTCAGGATCAACAATAAATGTAGCACGATAAGTTACTCCAGATGAATGGTGAACACCAAGGTCTCCAGCCAATTGATGGGCTGTATCCGCAAATGACCATGAGTTAGTCTTCTTAAGGTCTTCATGAGCATTACGCCATGCAATTTTACAGAATTCATTGTCAACTGATCCTACCATTAAAACTGCATCACGATCATTAAAATCATTAACTAAAGCATCATATGCAACAATTTCTGTTGGGCATACAAACGTAAAGTCTTTAGGATAAAAAGCAATAATCTTCCACTTTCCAGGGAAAGAGTCTTGATTTAATACTTCAAAAGAACTATCTTCATAGGTTAGTGCTCCTGGTTTTACTCCAGTAACAGCAAAATTACCTAATTTATCTCCAACTGTTTTCATTTTTCTTCTTTCTGTTAGTAGGGTAGGTTGGATTTGCACCAACTTTCTTATCTTACCCTAGGGATTTCCCCTTGCTGGTGTGGCAGGTATCGATCCTGCGACATCCGAATTAACAGTTCGGCACTCTACCATCTGAGTTACACACCAATATATTTAATTATATCGTACATCTGGAAGGACTTGAACCTTCGGCTCTCCGCATATAAGGCGGGTACTCTAACCAACTGAGTTACAGATGTGTAGTACACCAGGTAGGACTTGAACCTACGAATAGCCGAATTATGAGTTCGGTGCCTTAACCAACTTGGCTACTGGTGCATATTATAAGTATACAGGTTATGTGATATACTGTCAAATATGGAAATACTAGGCGATAGAATTGTTAAGTTTAAAACTAAGATTGATTCACAAGAATGGATCGATCTAATTGAAAAAGTAAATGAAGACTCATTTCATTTCCAAGACATTTCAGATATAGCAAGACCACACTTAACAATGTTTGTCCCTATGGTGTTTACAAAAGAAGATACATACAGTTCTATAAAACTAAAAAATATGTTTTATAGTACAGTCTTTGATAGCATCCTAGAGTATATGCAGCACTATAATAACTTTGGAATAGTTACCAGACAAGATGCTTTTGTTGTTTCTAAACTAAGAGATGGAAACTTTATGTCATATCACTCTGATAGTCCAGATGAAAATCATATAATGGTAAACTTGCACATAAATGATGATTTTTCTGGTGCAGAAATAAAGTTTAAAGATTTAGGAATAACCTATAAACCAGAGGCTGGAGATATTTTTATATTTCCTCCGTCAATCCCTCACTCTCTTACTATGCTTAAAGGAAATCCAAGGTATACAGTAAGCATAGGGCTACTCAGTCCAGAATTTTCTGGTAAACACAAGCAATACCTTATTGAGGATTAGTATTTTCTTCAGAGTCTTTGGTTTTTTTAGTATCAGTTTCTTTATTTGATTTAATCTTATGTGTATTGTCGCAATAAGGGTATGTTTTAGATCTGCCACATGTGCATTGTCTCATTTTTGATCTAGATCCTTATCTATGGTTTTGGTCTTTTTTTCCATCTTGTCCCAGTACCCTCCAGGATTGCCTACATACACTTGGCCAGTTTCTCTATCTACCAGCAACCATTTTTCAGGTGATAATGTTCTTACTGTTAAAATGATGTCATTTTCATATTCTTTAAAGAAATAAGACTCTCTCATACTCACCCAATCCTGTCGTATAACAATTATATCATAGGTAAATCTATGATACAATAACTATATGATAAACGAAACCCCAGGAATCCAGCAGTTAGCAGAAAAACTTTGGTATGTGCCAAACTTCCTTACTCAGGAAGAGGTTGAAAAGTTTAATAAGATACTTGAAGATAAAACAAACGAGTCTCTTGCTCATCCATTTGATGTTGCTGACCACGGAATTATTAACCATGTTCCAGAAATGTTTACAATCTGGGAAAAACTGTCTGATGTTTTATATCCAACACATGTAATGCATCCACAACTACAGGTCCTACATTTTAAAGAGGGTGGAAGTATGCAACCACACTGGGATAGCCCAGGAGAAGGGCATCATGATGATCTGACATTGCCAGACACATGGTCTACATGCTGCGTACTTGATTACGGAGTTTGCGTATATTTTGGAGACTATACTGGTGGAGAAGTTTACTACCCAAAACTTGAAATTGAAATAGCAGTTGAGCCAGGAGATCTTGTTATTCATGGAGCATTGCAAGATTATGAGCATGGGGTTAATATTGTAACATCTGGAACAAGATATACATACTCTAACTTTGCATTAAAAACAGAGAAAAATCCAGGAACTTTTCCAAATTATAAAACAGACGAGTATTATTCATGTACTAAAACACAAGAAGACAGAACTAAAGTTTGGTGTTCTCCAAAATGGAACGATCCAGTGACTTCAGGTTTACCTGACGCTGTTGATCCTTACTAAACTATTACTGATCAACCCTGTATGTCATAACAAAGTAACATACAACATATCCAAGGACTACTGCTGGAATTAAAAAAAATGCACTAATCATTCTTCACCTCTCTTTCAACTGGAAAATTCTTTGTATACAGAATATTACCATCTTCATCCACTACATGTTTTGGCAAAAATGAAATGTCTGTTTCTGACTTATAAAAATCTTTACCTTCGTCATTTCCAAGAGTTGATGATAACTCCCTTATTCTTCCTCTGTCCATATGGGCTTTACAAACAACTACGCTCTTAAAGTCTAAATGAGCATTGCTATTATCATCAATAAAAATCCAGTTTGTTCCGCTGTCTTTGCAATAGTAACATTCAATAGTTTTTAATTGATTAAGAACAACTTCCCACTCAGTTTTCCCTTCGTCTAAAAACTTTATTTGATCATTTAAGTCATAAGAAGAATCACCTCTATTTTCTTTAAATAAGGAGTTATCAATCATTTTTTCTGTTTTGATAGAGTAGGTATAGTCAAACATTCCAAGACCATCGTTTGGAATTGCTGGTGCACAAAGGTGGTCTATTATTAGGTCTATATCTTCAAGTTTGTCGTCTAACACTAAATCAAAATCAATTGTTGCAGGATATGTGTCAGTAAATATTCTAATAACAAGGTAGCCATTGGTCAGACTGCAGAACCCAACAAAGCCAGTTCTTTCGTTTTCGTTAATCAAAGAAACTTCGGGAAGAAAAACAGAATTTCCAAGATAGTTTTTATGAATTACATTTTTACCATAGTCGCAAAAATGTTTATCGTCATACTCCGTAAGACCTTTTATTATATTAAAAAGAAATTTTTTATCTGCAATTGGGTTAATAGTAAAACCATTAATGTTAAGCCTTGTGACCAACCTACTTTTGTGAGACATCAATTGATCCTAGAAATTCTGAAAGAATCTTTTCTCTTATTCTGTTCTCACGCCTTTGATGTTTAGATAGTTTGATCTTTTCTTTTGATCTTTTTATTTTCTTCTTGGCCCTCTTTGCCTTAATTTGAGAAGACTTGTCATTAACCTTTTTCACTTTTGATTCCTTGCTACCTTAGCAGCCAACATCTGCATGCCCAAAGCATTTGTTACAGATTCTTCTATTTCTATCTGCTCAATTTCTTTTGCAATTTGCTCTCTGACTGCCTTAACTATTTTATGAGTTCCGTCACAGTTTCCTCCAGCATCGCTTGAAAATCTACATACACATTTTCCCATTATTTAACTCCATCCCATGTTCCTATTTTTGTTGTAGGAATCTTGTTCTCTTCCCACAGTCTTATAACATTTGGATTGTCATCCACGGCATGAACAACAACCCAGAAATCCTGAATCTTATTTAGTATATCTTTTTTTACTTCATAGTCTGGACGATTGTCGTCGTTATCTCTCATAAAAAGAGCATGAGATCTTGCATTATTTTTTGCAAGCCACATCGATGTTAAGCCACGCCATTTTTCTTTTCTTGACGTTACTATTAAAATTGCATGACCTTTTAATATAGCATTGTCAAGCATGGAAAGAACTTCTAGGTTTGGTTTTGCGTTAATTGATGCGCTGTGAAAAGAGTCGTAGTCTTTTTTACCACCACGCATAAAATGCAAAAACTCATCAACATTTGCAAGCGTTCCATCAACATCAAAAATATAGGCAGTAGGCTTCATGTATTCCTTAGATATGGTTTAGTATGTCGTCTGGCTTAACATCTGATAAAAAGTTTATTACAGTTCCATCAGTTTTTATCAAAAACTTTTCAAAGTTCCAACCTATGTCTTGACCATTCTTAGAAGAATCTTTTAGGTGTCTATAAAGTGGGTGTTCTTTTTCTCCATTAACATCAACCTTTAAGGCAATTGGAAAAGAAACTCCATAATTTGATACACAAAAATCTTTTATTTCTTCGTCTGTCCCAGGCTCTTGTTCTCCAAACTGGTTGCAAGGAAAGGCAATGATCTGAAGATCTTCTCTTGATGTCAATCTCTGTAGGTCATTATACTGTCTTGTAAAACCACAGTTGCTTGCCGTATTTACAATAAGGATATTTTTATCCTTAAACTCTTCAAGCAGGATATCTCTTCCTTCACTATCTCTAAAAACATATTCATATACGTTCATTTAAAATCCTTTTCTCTAGTCTTCTATTATACTACAAAAGAAACAATGATTCAAGCATTGTTCCATAAAATGTAGCCCCAACGGGAATCGAACCCGTCTTTACGCCGTGAAAGGGCGTTGTCCTAACCGATAGACGATGGAGCCAAGCACTACTTTTCAAAAATATAGTATGTGCCCCATAGAGTATAAGGTTTATTTAAGACTACCCACATTTTTTCGTGGTACCTATAGCGCCAACCATAGTCTTCATCTTCATCAAGACACATAGCCTTAAATAAATGATTCCCAGCAAAGCCTCCACAGATGTTACCAATAATTCTAAGTGGAACTATATTAGTCTTTTGATGTTTTGTTATCATCTTTTACCCATACTTTCTTGCCATCTTTGTGCACTCAACTAAACTATCTTTTTATTAATGCATCTGTCCATGCTAGAGGGGTATTGCTCTCCTCTATATCCTTAAACTCTTTAGACCCATAAACAACAAATGTTCCTGGGTTTTTTTCTGCTGTGACTGCAAAAAGAGATTGTGCCCCACGAACTCCAGACTCTATCTTTCTAACGCCATGACTATACGGATTGCGTGATTTATGAATTAATAGATCTCCTGGCCTTGGAGATACGGATATTCCAAGGTCTGGATAAAATACATCTCCGCCAGTCCAATCACCATAGTATATGACTATTCCATAGTCAACTATGTGACATGTTTCAAATGGATCAGGGCTATCAACATGCTGATCCTCTTCTGGACTATCCGTATGCACAAACATCTCATCGCCAGGTTTTGTTATAAGTATCATAATAGATGGAACTATATACAATTCTGGAAGTAGAAGTTCAGATGCTTTTTTATAAGATTCTGCCATTTCTTCCATCTGATAAACTTTGTCCTCATACCAGTTGTTAGAATGCTTTAGGTCTACCCCATCACCTATCTCTAATATCTTTGCAGATATCTTTTCAACAAAGTTTTTATCTAAAAAGTTTCTATAGATGTAAACACCTTCGTGGATTTTCTCTATATTCGGGTTATCAGTAAACATAATCTCAGTATATCATGGCATTGGTCCAAGGCTCTCCAGTCCATCTTCGTAATCTTAGGCTCTCTTGGCACACCACACCTTGTAATCACTCATAGTTTGATGGTTATCCCAGTAGTCAATGTTTTCTTTATTCATACCGCAGGTTTTGCAGATCATATATTTATTATACACGCAAGTCTGTGGTTTGTCAACTAATATATTTTTCTAAATAGACTATTGCACTTTTCATCAAGTCTATATCATCATTAAAATTTCCAATAGCAAGGTTGCACCTACTACAGAGCAATCCTCTGTTGCAGTTACCACACAGAGGAGAACTACTGCTGGCATTATTGCTACAACAGTTATGATCATGGTCTATGTGTGCAGCATTTTGTGCAGATGTCTCTAAGGATATTGAAGAAAAGCATATACAACACTGACCATTTTGATCCTGAAACATAGAAATAACCTGATCTTGATCTAACTTATAGACATACATCCATCTATGGTTTTGTTTTTGTTTTTGTATGTACTTATTAAAATCTGGGTTATCGGCCTTTCTTTTTGCCAATGCCTTACTTGCTTTTTCTCTACAGTAAAACTGATTATTATAGGAATCATATCCAACTCCAACTGGACCACAAATAGAACAGTTGCCATCCTGACTCTGCTTAATCTGTCTATCTATGTTTGAAATTTTGTGCCATAAGGATCTGTCTGTTGTCATATCTTAACTACCAGGTGATCTCTTTATCTGGATTCAGCAAACTTTGGCTATGCCACTCAAGACTTGGCTCAACCGCAACACCTTTATACTGCTGACCAAGCCAAATAGCATCTTCTACTGTTTCAATATAGCCAAGGTCTTTCATTTTGCTATGACAAAGGCTACACTCAAGATTTAGGGTTCCGACTCTTAGAGTGTCACAATGTTTACAATAAACGACATTCTGCTTTATCATTTTCGAGGATACTCCTGCCTTATCTGATGCTTTCTTTCTGCATGCGAAAGTTTCATAAGATCCTTAAGGCTTGCAGCCTTTTCCATGTTTCCATCATTATCATTTCTAATCTTAAGTGAATAGATCTGAGACCTAAAGTCAGGAAACTTTTTAGCCAACTTTTTAAGTAGTTTGTTGTATTCTTCTATTTCAAGTCTATTTTTGTGATCTTCCAACTTTTGAAGAATCTTAATGGCTTCAGCATTAAGTACAGAGTTGGAGTCTGTTGCAACTACTTTCCAAACATTCATAACTTAAGTATCCCATATTTGACACGGTATGTCAAGTCTACTGTCTATGTCGTTTCTTATTACCAAACTTAGATTTAACTTCAGCCTTAGCCTGATTAACTATAGCATTCGTAATGTCTTCAAGGTTAAATTCTTCATCAAATTGCGCTTCGTTCATTTTAGCCCCTGCAATTTAATGTCAAAATAATTAACGCTATCCCCATGTCTCATCTTACGCATCTTTTTCCATACCTGATACTTTAAACCCCACTTAGTATAAACTAAACCACCCTTACACGCTCTTTGATAATATACTTCATTATAACGATTAGATAGTTCTTGGTTAAATTCTTGAATTTCCCAAAACATGGCATGCTTACCATATCGCCAATCTTTTTCTACCTTAACACGATATAGATCTGTTGGTGGAGTAATCTCTGAATATGTTTCTTTACGCTTTTTCATTTTACCTCCGATTTCAATAACTCAAGCATATCATCTGCCTGCTCTTTATTCAAACCCATAAGTTCATATTTAGGGAATCCAACCTTATCATCTTTATCCCAGTAATCAGTACCTTCAAGATATTTGATAGCCTGTTTAATCTTATTTCTAAGGTTATCAGCAAGCCACATCATTGCATCTTCTTCTTCATCAAACTCTTTTGTATTAAGATCACTTCCCACATACCCAATGTGATGTGCAGAATATGTTGGGGGATTGCCATAAGACCACTTCTTCTCAATCCAGAAATGACAATCTCTATCCTTATGATGATCTAAACTAACATACTTGTAGTATTTTTCAGTAAGTGCCGTGATTTCTTCTTCAAGTGTCATTCATAAACCTCCCACTCACATTTTCCATTATCAGTTCCGTCCCACCTTTTATATTCTTCTATAACTTTATCACAGTTACAGCATTCTTCCATAGCCTCTGGCATTTTGTATGAAAGGGTTGACCAGTGCCAACAGTGTTTAAATAAATTAGTTGCCATCTAAAATATCAAGAATCTTTTTAGCAATGTAAAGTTCTGTTGGTGGATTTCCACGGTAGTCCTGATCTAACAACTTAGTTGCTAACTCACGAATCCTATCAATCTTCTGTTCTTCAGCAATGCGCTTACGCCAATAAGCCTCAGTAGAATGTCCTTGTGGACTCCAGTCTTGAACCATAGTAATATTATTAGGTGCTGTTACAGTTCCATCTTTGCACCAGTGATTTTTTCCATATGGATAGTTCTCTAAACATTTTGGACATGTATTAACATCTCCAGCAAATACATTCAGTTTGCCATCAGAATTATAGACTCCTGAATTAACTCCACTTACTTTAAAGTGATCGTGACTACCTTTGTTTTCTTTTGCTACCTGATTAACTTTTGACATTACTTTAATATCTCCTTAATTTCTTTTCTAATTTCAACCCAATCTTCTTCATGAAAATACCAGCGATTTGCTTCCTGATTAGTTACATAGTCAAGAACATCTTGCTTAGTTCCCCAAACAATACTGTTTACGATATCTTCTTTTAGTTCATTAAACTCTTCATCGTCTCCACAACCTTCTAATGCATCACATCCAGAGCATGATCCATATCCAATAACAGTAAACGCATATTTGTCCCCATTTTTTAGCAGGTATACATAATCACCCTGATAATATCCAAGGGTCCAATCTTTAATAATCTCCCCTTGAGTTTCAACCATTTCATCATAACTCATAGGTGGTGAATACCATTCGTATGTCATTTTCTACCCCTTGTCTCTGTTATTTTATCATTTAAGATAAATACTCCAATAAGTATAGCAAAAAAACCAGCCCATAGCAAGCCAAACATTAACTGTTCTCCACCATTAGTTATGACGGTATGCTGAACGACACACTCTAAACCTTCAGATGATGATCCTTGAGGAACAACTAATTGACAGGCAACATCTGGTTCATCATTAGGTCTTACATGAACAAATGGGATTCCAGGAGCAATACCAGGCATTATTTTTTACCTTTTTCTTCTGCAACTTTTCTGTGATAAAAACTATGTATTTTAAAGAAATGTTCTCTATCATTTTTAAACATTTCATAAGAGTAACTTGCTTTACATCCATTGCAATATAACCAAACTTCTTCCCCCTGCTTTTTGACGGTAAAGTCAAGTTCACCCCTATTCTTACGCTTAGGCTTACCAATATTAAAACTAATAGACTCAATTGGAGGTATCACGACAACTCCTTCTCAATAGCCTGAATGGTTGGGCAGGGGTAAACCCCTCTTGCGTGTCCGTACTGACATTCTGGACAATAACTAAAATTATTTGGCGTGGTTATTGGCTTATGCAATTCCACTACTGCACGAAGGGCTTTTACAGGTTCGGCAGAATCTTTGAATGAGTAGTTATCGCATATTGCCAGTAATTCATCGTGTGTCATTAGAATCTCTCAATCGTGCGTGTGTTTGTTGGCTCATAGCCTTCGGGTAATTTTGCGTGTTTGTTTTCTAATTTTCGCCAAGTAGATACAAGCGCAAAGTGACTTTCAAGTAATTCATAAAAATCATCATAATTCCATTTGCCCTGTTCAAGCACATATGTTGCTAACCAAAGAATCAATTTATCTTTGCGGTCTATTGTTGAAAGTGGTGGCAATTCATCGTGGGTCATCCTATTTTCATCCCACCTACTTGGTATTTCATCTTTGATAAAGCCTTTCATCCTAACTCCTTTTCAATAGCCTTACTTGTAAGGTGCCATCTTTTACAAATGTTACATTTATATGTCCTGCAAGGTAAACTTCTTTTTTTAGTGTTAACGGCATTCTTCCACATAATTCCAAGTACTTTTTCTGCATAATATTTAGTTCTGTATGCAGTCTTGTCACCACATTGCTGACCCACAACTAATTAAGTTCCTTCTCAATAGCCTGAATAGTTTGGCAAGGGTATTCTTGTGTAAAACCATTGGCTGAACAATCAGTGCACTGTTCTGCATATAATGGATTTTCTTCTCCATCATACCCACCACTCCATTGCATAACAGGCTTATGTAATTCTACTACTGAACGAATTGCCTTTACCCAAGACTTTCCCTTGTTGTTGTCATGAAGAAATCTAATCCATCTATCCAACTCTTCTACCAATTCATCGTGTGTCATAAGTCCTCATTCGCATTAAAGTCAGCCCACTGTGGATCATCTTCTGCAATTATGTCATAAGCAATATCAAATACACCAGCCATTGTAGGTGCTGTACAACCACCAATTTTCTCATCTCCACGCCACACATCAGCCTCCCAGATATTTATTCGCTGGTATACATAAATTGTTGCTGAACTACTCATTGTCTATTCCTTCTAAGTTATAAATACCCTGAAAGATTAACCAACAAATCGGGAATACAAAAAGCACTTTTAAGTATTCAGTTCCTATAAGGGGTATTACTAAAGCAGTCAATGCTACACCTTTGAGAATCCCTCTTGTTAAATCTTTATCATGTCTCATTTATAATCCCTTTCAATAATTACATACCAATGTATAAACGTAATGCTTAATGACTTTTCTCTTGGGTAGAACTCAAAGGCAAAGCCCCAACCATCACAGACACCTGCCTTCAACCAGCCCTTTGTATAGTATCTCATGCTCGTGCCGTTTTTTCAAGGTAGTGAATCACATCACAATCTATATCACAAAGATCAAGAGATATAATATCTGCCACCATATCTGATCTAATTGAGTTCATTACTGCTCTCATCAATTGCTCTTCAATGTCTAACTCTAAGTCTACATACTTGACCCAAGGTTTGCGTAGTGTATATGGTCCTATTTTCATGTATCCATCATAGCACTAAGACCCAGGGTAATGCAAGTCTCAATGCTATCTCCGTATCTGTGAGTAAACTTTTTACCTACATGCCAAAGTTGGTCATCTTCTACAATTAAATAAGCATTAATAGAATCTGGGTTGGTATCACCAGATATCCTGCCAATATGATATGTTTTAATTAACTTGTCATTGACATAGATAGGAACATGGATAGGCATTAGTATCCTCCAAGGCACTCATTGCGGGTATGAAACAATCTAATCTTAGTCAAAATTTTGCGGGATGGACCAATCAATTCTTCCTTACAAGATAAACACTTATAAGACCATTCACCAGTAAAGAAGTCATGAACATAACCCTTGGCGTTAGCATACTTCTTGGCTACAAAGGTTTGGAATGGATCAGGTATTTCCATATTGATCATATATTAATAATACCAGGATGCTGTCAGAAAGTCAAGTCTCTAAGAGACGAGACCCATAGATAAATGATCTAAGCACACATCGGCAACCACATAATCGGCATGGTCAACTACAACATCGTAATGTGTTGCATCCTTATCACAAAAAAAGCACTTAGATTTATTCATATATAGATTATATCACATTTCAACTTTATTATGTAGCAATTGGCAGATTGTGCTTCTTTAAATAATCAGTATATTTTATTATGTTTCCGTAATCATTAACCAAAAAGTCTGAATCAAAGCCTGTTTTATATAGATCGTCATGATAAAATCCATTAAACTCAAAGGAAACTAAGGGATCCTTGTCCAATCCATGAATTACATTGAGAAATGGAACATATAGCATAACTCTAGGGATATCTTTGCTGATGCTTTTTATGAAATGATCTTCAGATTCTTTTATAACCTGCTCCATTATCTTAGATTTTTTCTTGACAGCATAGTTAGAACTTTTTGTGGTTGAGGATCTAATCATTGTGCCATTTTCTGATTCATAAACCTCTACACCATTTCTGTTTGTCTGAACTTTTATGCGAAATCTTATATGATCTTCATCAAAATTATTTGATCTCATCATGTCTATTTTTTCTTGAATAGGTGCATCCGATGTAATTGGGGTAGAGACAAAAATTTCATGGTCCTCAAGATTGCTTAATGTGTAACTAATGGGTTCAGTACATACAGAGTCCATGTCAGCATATACACCACCATGCTCATAGGTAACCACATATCTCCAGATATCTGCTTGGCAAACACCATCCTGAGTAGGGTAGTACTTCCACAATATAGGATATTTTTTGATTATGTCTTCTCTTTCAGTATGGCTAACATATCTATATTCCCAACCAGGATTAAGATTTTTCCATGTTTGTGATATTTTTTTTAAATGATCTGGAAGATCAGAATGCTCATAATTATGTGTTTGCCATATTATTTTAGGAATCTTTGTGTTTTCACTCAAAACTTTTCTCCCTGTATAAAGATATTTGTTTTCCATTGTATCTGTCTATTTTTTCAAAGTCAAAAAAGAATGGATCTTCTGAAAGATCTATAGGCCTGGCTCTTCCCATAGGTATATCGCTGTTTAACTCTCTATCATTAACCTTTATATACATATCGCAAAATAAAGCATATCTTGCATGATTTTTAATCTTATTTACAATATTGATTACCTTTGAGTTGGGTAAATGCTGAAGGACATCCTTTATGATTATTAAGTCCACTGGATCAACATCAAGAAACTCAAAGTCTCCATGTATAAACTTAACATTATCTGTGCTATAGGCCATTGTTTCATCTAGAATAACAGAACTAATATCGATTCCAGTATAGGTTTTGTTGTCTAGTTTGTACTTTTGTCCTAGTCTCCAGTCGCCACAACCAATATCCATGACTGTTTTAACATCTTCTTTTTCTAGAAATGAGTTGACCATATCTATCCAGACTTTTGCCTGATCTGGGTCTGATCCAGGTCCGCTTTTATAACCCCATCTATTGTTTTCGTATATGGTGTCAAATTCGTTCGGCATAATTTTATTGTATCATACATCAGTTATGTTCTTTGTTTTAAAGTTCGGCGCAAAATAGAGTTAACAAACCTTCCTATGCCCTAAGCGGGCACTAGTGGTTACTATCCTACATTTGCGTATTTCTTTAGATTGCACAAACCATGCGTAGGCCTAACATTTTCTAAAGCATCAGCCCCACCTTTAGATATAGGCAAAACATGGTCTATGTGCAAACCATTCTCCCAACCATCTATCCCACATTTTCGGGGAGCCAGAAGATCAATGCCTAATCCACATAAGTAGCATATATCACCATAAGAGGCGATGACCTGGGATTCATTATAAGGGTTCGTAATGTTTGCTCTGCGTCTTCTATTCTTGGATCGCTCTCGCTCTCTTACCTTATCAAGGTTTGAAGCACGATACTTGGCTGTTATATGAGCACGATTGTTTTTCTGATATCTCAACCTGTTGTATAGACTTGCTGCAGATAAACACTCAAGGCATGGTTTAGTCTTGTGATTATGATGTTTACGATAGCCAGCATAGGTTCCACAGTTAGCATACATCAAACCATTATCTCAGGTTTGGCGGGGAATGTCAAGAAGGGTTCGTAATACATTTAGGACAAACCATAGTAGGGGTAGATGTCCCATAGGGCACTTGATACATAGCGCCACAGTCAAAGCATAGTACATTTAACATAGATTGTGTATATCCTAAAGGCTCCATGGTTTAAGTATATCAGGTATACTTAGTATATGGGATACAGTCAAGCAGGTCAAGATCAGTTCGTAATAGATACCCTTAAAGGCAAAAATAGCGGGGTATATGTAGAAATAGGAGCATACCACTCTAAAGACATAAGTAATACATATATGCTAGAGAAGGAGTATGGTTGGACAGGAGTCTCATTTGAGATAGATCCTGATAGGGCCAATGAGTTTAACGCCAATAGGTTTAATAAGTGCTATACGGCAGATGCCACAACATTTGACTATGAGACCTTGTTCTATATGCTCGATATGCCTAAGCAGATAGATTACCTTCAAGTAGACATCGAGCCAGCAGAGAACTCACTTAAGGCATTACTTGCTTTACCCCTGGAAAAATACAGGTTTTCTGTTATCACATTTGAACATGATTTATACTACTGTGCGTCAAACCTTGATATCAAGAATAGGCAGAAAGAGTTATTATCTGGTTTGGGATATGAGTTAGTTAGAGAAAATGTTACATGCAACTCCCCACTATATCCATTTGAGGATTGGTGGATTGACCCTAGAGTGGTTTAGTTATCCACAGGTTGTTAGGTTTGGGAGATATATTGTTAGGTTCGTAATGTCTGGTTTGTGAGGTTTTGATAGAGTTATCCACAGGTTTATCCACAGATTAATCTTACTGATAATATTATTAGACACTTTAGAAGTGGAGTGAAGTGGAGGATAGTGGAGTAGGGAGCGCTTTTATAAGGGGCGTTCGTAATACCAAACCTCAAACCTTTATATCCCCAAATTCAGATAGCGCAGATTGTATCACAAACCTTCATATCTGTCAAACCTTCATATGCATGGTTTGGGCATTATAGCCTATCTTGTATGGTTTGTCAAGCCCATTTCATGCAAAAAAATCTCCCAAAACCAGGGAGAAATTGTCGATAATCGTAATGTTATTTAAATAAACTTATATGAAATATTTAGAAAACCAGGATAAATGGTTTGTTATTTACCATAGGGGTAATTGGGTATACTTTGAGTCCCCGCTTGCAGCGTCCTTAACAGGATTGTTAGTCATTTCTGGGGCGGGGGACTTAGGAAAGAAAGCCTTAAGAGTAACTATAGAATACAACATACCACATATAGTACTTATATCTTTATTAAAGGTTACTATATCATGAGGTTGGTCATGTCTATGTGAGGTTTGTCTAGATAGTTGAGCAAAGTGATCTCTTGGCATATAATCATTATAACATGGTTTGACAAACCTTTATATCTATGGTATAAGGTTTGGGGATATAAGGTTTGGATCGTAATCTTCTGGAGGGGGAAGGTTTTGGAGGTTCGTAATGTCTTGGTTTGAAGATTTTATGGTTTGACAATTTGATAAAAGTATGGCACGTGCCCTTTCGGGCCCAGGCTAGTCGTCTAGGAGATCCTCAATACTTTCAAACCCTTCATCAACAGCATCCAAACCTTCAAGGAATAGATCCCAGGTCTCATTGATATACTGCTCAAGAGTTGTAGTATGATTTACAATACCCTCAGCATATGCAAAGGCAAGCGGCAAACCTAAATCGTTATAGATAAAGAAATCAATCCACTCATCTTCGGCTTTATAGTTAATCCATAGTTGTCCCAGGATCAATGCTTTGTTATCAAAACTTGTTGGCATAGTTTGTCCCTTCCTTAGTTTCTTTGGCTGACTCAGCAATTACTTGTAAGCGATTATACACGACAAAAGGTTGAGAGTTTGCTAAGTATTCCCCCACCAATTCCAAATCAACTCTGAGGTCAGAAACCATGTTGCCAAGTTTGTCAGCAACTCTTTCTTCATCAGTTTTTCGTTTGCTTATACGCATAGTTCTCCCTTGTATCTATTGTATCAAAAAGTGGGGGAAAGAGCAAGCCCCACGCCTGCCCCTTCCACCCTATTAATCTAGGTGACCCAATACCTAGACTGTCTCAACTAAACTTGGTAGGTATGCATTAATAAATAACTGCCAGTCGACCTGTAGGTCCTTGCCTGCCTCATAGATAGTTTCTTTTTCAATATCGATGACCACAGTGGTCTCGCCTAATTCAAAGTTGGTACCAGTAATAGCATAAATACCAAACCCTAACTCACCAAGGACATCATCCTGAGTAAGATAACTAATCACCATGCGGGTGAAATAGGCAACATCGCTCCATCTAGGCTTAGCATGGTTTATGGCCATTGCTAGGTCCCGCTGCCATTCGGTCTCACCCCAGTGGCTATAGAGGACTACATGTGCCTCATCTTCAACATCCTTAAATACAAAGTTAATCCGTGCTCCCATTATTCTTGCTCCTTAAAAGATACGATTGATAGTTGACTTAGTACTTCATTGAGCAGCGCTTCTTCATCTTCTGCCTCTGCTTCATATCTAAATGTCATGTAGTCACCAGTGGGCTCAAAGATGACCTCTACTTTAAATTCTGCCATTATTCGTCATCTCCCATGAAATCGATAACGATCTTTGCTACTCGTCCGTCCTCATTGAACTGAGCATAAACAGGATAGGCACCATCGCCATAGCCTGTGCTAAACACTACGGCAAGTCCTCCGCCTAGTGTGCCAGCAACATCATCAATTGTGGTAGCACTAGCGCCTTGATAGGAGTATTCTCCCACCTTGCCTTCTAGGTTCCAATCCTCGCCTACATTTGTTTTCCATTGGTCAAGATAGCATGGGTCGCCAACCATAGCCTGTCCTGAGTCTACTCCAAATGTGCCTACTAATTCTAAGCCTTCAATTACTATTCCTTGCATTTTATCTCCTTGGGTCTAGGTCTGTATTACAATTATCTCATTTTTGGGGCAGGTTGTCAAGTCTTAACTCTCGTAGTCACACTGAGAGCAAACCTCAACACCCTTTTCATCATCATAGGATAGGCAGTCCATAGAGTCACACTCAGGGCACTTAGACTCATAGTCTGCTTCTCTAATAATACTGCCATTCATTATCTCAACCTCGCCACCCCAGCCAGTCTCTTCCTCATAAAACAGGTTAAAGATTAGTTCGGGGTATTGAGATGATAAATTCTTGATAGCAGGGGTAGGCATTGACCAAGCAGTATTAAAACTATAAATGACTGAGGTTTCTTCATCATCATCTAAGGATGTGTCATTGTATGGAGAGTCTCCGTCTTGGTTTGCTACATCCCACTTAGTACCCCAGTTACGGACATTCCAATCGTACCAGTGGTCTGAATCAAAAGCGATAGGTTTGTTAGGGTCATACTTAGGTTGCTCCCCAAAGTATGTATCTAAATCAGTAGGCTTAGTGATGTTCCAAAAAGCAAAGACAGGGTTGTTGTATGTAGTGGGCTTCTTTTCCATTTGACCAGTCTCAATGTTCCAACTGTCATGTGTAACAGAAAATGGTTGATTAAGTTGGGTCTTTAGGTTCTTGATTTGTTCAGCATTGCCTTGTACGGCTAACGAGTTATACACCCAGTTTGGCATGGTTCTCCTCAATCTGTTTGCGGTCTATAGATAAATTATAGGTCAAGCAGTACAGTTCTGTCAAGGCCTCTAGGTAGCCCTCTGCATAGGTGCGCTCCATAGATTCCATAGCGTCTGAGTAGTCATTGGCTTCTTCAATTTCTTTAGCCTCTGATAGCGCTTGCTCTGCGTCAAGCATGGCTACCTTAAGATGACCATGTATTAAATCTATTAGTGGTATGGACAGGTCCTCTAGACCCTTTTCCAAATGTGGCGGTATAAAAGGATACTCACTGCTCATTGATATACTCCAATAGGTCAGTACAGACATCAATAGAGCCTTCAAGATATGAGCACATGATGTCAGAGTTATCCTCATGCTGTGCTACATAGGCTAAATCCTGTTCAAGGGATATCTTATGTATGTTTATATATTCTTTAAGTGTATTTAGGTCCATACTATAAATTATACGGGTTCGTGTTGATTTTTACAACTTCTGTGTATGTGATACTAGTCACAGGTTCATCAGGGTCATATCCATCTTCAACCCCCAGGAAAATTATGTGAGATGAGGCACGGCAAGTACAAGCGGGATCAATAACAGGATAAGCCTGAGTAGTAATCTCAATCATTGCATCACAGTCAGTACAGAGATAGTTATACTTAGTCCACATTAGTCAAAGTACCCTTCTGCCCATAAGCCCTGGAGAAACTCCTGAGCCTTCCAAAGATTATTATATAGCCAAGGGTCGTCATCAGAATTCACGGTAGTTAGAGCAGACTGAATAGCACTAACCATCTCATCTAAATCAGTAGTAGCATAGCCTAACATTAGTTCTCCTCATCCCACCAGTATTTGACTATTGTATTTAAGGTAGTGTGGATGTTACAATCACAATCCCCACCGTTCATATTTTCCATGTATTCGAGATGTGCCTCATTGTCCATGTACATCTCATTGACTAGTTCGTCTATTGTTCTCATTGTTTGGGTCATATACTAATTATAGGCTAGGACTGGGGAAATGTCAACTCTATCGTAAAGATTTTTAGGTTTGATATTTCTGGGGATTTTTATTAATCTTCGTAAAGATTTTTTATAATGACATTTTTATGTCCGATTTGTACCTTTTGTCCCACGTGCACTTTTTGCGATTCCAACGGGACTTGAACCCGTAGCCTCTACCGTGACAGGGTAGCGATCTAACCAATTGATCTATGGAACCTTGCGGAGCAGTTTTACATCATGCTCAGGATTATTTAATTATACCAGTTGCACAGTATTCTGTACAATTTTTAGCAAACGATTTTTTTCTGCATTGATAGCAGGGTCAAAACCACTTGCAGAAGCAAGGATAGATTCGTTAGAACCACCACGAGCAGAACGATACCAATCAAGGCGCTCAGTTAGTGCATTGAAAGCACCCCACGCATTACCAGCAATCATTCCGTTAAACTCGCCTGTGTAGATGTCATTGATAACATCAACCTTGTTTTCCCATTTCTTGAAAGCACCCTTAGAATCCTTTTCAGGCTTTGGGTATGCAGCAAGAATGATGTCGTTAAACATCTTAGCAGAAACTTCCTTCTCAATCATAGCCTTAGCCATGAGGTCAAATGAATCCATGTACTTATGAGCCATGCCAAGAGTCTCACGAGCAACGGCAACCTTACCAGAAGCGGTCTGAGTGTGGCGAATCTTGAAAGATTGCTTGACACCATTCTTTTTCTTAGTTGTGTTTAGTGCAAGGTTAAGAGTGTTAGCGCACACAACACGAACAGGTGTAATGCTTGCTTGAATAGCGATTGAGCCGTCATGTGATGTGTTGATAAGCAAATAAGTTTTTACCTTATCTGCAACACCATTAGGGTCTAGGACAGTTTCACGCTCTAGTGCTAACGCACCGAATACGACACGACCACCCTTGATTGAGCCAGCAGTTTCCCAACGACCTCCGCCATCGAGAATGTTATCACCGAATGAGAATAAATCTTCATTCTGCATTACATGGTAACGCTCACCAACGACACCAAGAATGTCGGTCTGAGAGTTATCAGTAGGGTTAGTACGCAAGACATACTGGTACGCCTTGTCGCTTGTGAGATGTGTAGGGGTTTCCAAATCTTCCAGACGAACATTCCAATTATTTAGATTGGCAGCAGCAAGCATTTCGCTTGTTGTTTTTTCTTCTGTAAATACGGTACCCAATCCATGCCAAGCAGGTTCACGAAAT